ATCACTTATCACAAAACAACAAACAAATATATTAGAAGATTATGAAAGAAAAAACTTTTATGATAAATGGAAAATCTACGTCCATAAAATTCCATCACATTATATTTATGTTAAAAGGATAAATGAAAAAAAAAGAGGCTATGATTTTACTTTAACAAAAGAACAATATGAAGAACTTATTTACAAACCTTGTTATTTATGTGGATTTAAAAATATTGTAGGAAATGGTTTAGATAGACAAGATACTTCTAAAGGATATAGTATTGAGAATGTGTTGACTTGTTGTTCAACTTGTAATATGATGAAAGCATTTTATAGTAAAGATGATTTCATAAAACAAATGAAGAAAATTAGTGATTTTAAAGAATGCTACCCTGTTACATGGGATTCTATACCTTGTAATGGATTTCATATGGGTGTTGCAAAATCAGATGAAGTAAAAGAAAATAAAGATAAACAATGGAGATCAGTAAGCATTTACAAAGCAGTAAAATCAGATTGTTTAGAAGAATTTAAAAAGAAAACTCTTGAAACCACAAAATGGTCTATAGAAGAATATAATAATTCTACAAAAGAATTATTTGAAAAAGTTAAAGTTTCTAAATTTAAAGATGTTGAAAATGATTTGAAGAAATTAGTAGGAGATATTCATTATTTACGATTAAAGAATAAATAACCCATATGTAGGATGAAAAAGAATATTAAAAAAGGTGGAGTAGAAAATCCACCACCTCCATCTCCAAGACCCAGTGCAGCATCAAGACCCAGTCCAGCACCAAGACCCAGCGTAGCACCAAGACCCAGTCCAGCACCAAGACCTAATGGGGCACCGGCATCGTCAAGTGGTATTACTGGACCTACTGGTTTAACTGGAGCAACAGGCCCACCAGGCCCTATTGGAGCAACTGGAGCAACTGGTAAAGATGGAGCAACAGGCCCACCAGGTAATAATGGTACGAATGGTTCTATTGGAGCAACAGGTAAGGATGGAGCAACAGGCCCACCAGGCCCTATTGGAGCAACAGGTAAGGATGGAGCAACAGGCCCACCAGGTAATAATGGTACGAATGGTGCTATTGGAGCAACAGGTAAGGATGGAGCAACAGGCCCACCAGGCCCTATTGGAGCAACTGGTAAAGATGGAGCAACAGGCCCACCAGGTAATAATGGTACGAATGGTGCTATTGGTCCAGCAGGTCCTACTGGAGCAACAGGTCCAGCAGGCACGAATGGCTCTATTGGACAACAAGGACCAAAAGGTGATAGAGGAGAAACTGGCCCACAAGGATTACAAGGCACTCAAGGTGCGGCAGGTAATGATGGCTCTATCGGTCCTCAAGGACCAAAAGGTGATAAAGGTGATAGAGGATTTCAAGGTGCAGTAGGTCCTGCTGGACCTCAAGGAATTCAGGGACCTCCCGGTGATTGGACGGGTTCAAATATAAATTTGCAGGAATATGTTAAATATGATCAATTACGATCTGCTGTAATTCCGATCGATGAAATTGTTAAACAAGGTCAATTATCCCAATATGTTACACAAGAAAGTATAAGTGGTCGTATAGCATCTGTTATTAATCCATTAAATGATAGGTTTAATTCTGTTATACCTTCTAATGCTAGTACTACAAATAAGTTAGCAACTACTTATGATGTTGATGATAAAATAAAAGACCAATTACAATTATCTAATCAATTGATAAATACACAAATAAGTACTATGCAAACACAAATAAGTAATTTACAAAATCGTGTTAATGCTAATATCGTAACCGGAATTTCTGTAGCCCCTCCTCCTTCTCTTAGTCCTTCCGCTTATAGAGGTGGTAAAAAATTAACAAAAAAGAAAAGAACGAAAGCAAAAAAAGTAGCAAAGACTCTTAAAGTAGAAGTCTAACAAATCTCTGCAGTTTCACAAGACATCAAATACATTCCAAATAAACTTAATAATACTCCAGCCATTTTTGTATGAGATATTTTTTCTTTAAAATATACTAATCCACTACCTGTCACTAATATATCACTAATTAAATCCCACAACAGATTCATAACAATCATTGTTTCAAATCGGAGTGATTGTAAAAAAATCCAAGGCTGTGAAGCATACACCATTGTAGGAATCGCCATCCACCAAATATTTTTAATAGTCCCAGTACTGATTGATTTTATTATGCCAAGCATAAAAACATCAATTGTTGCCATTAAAGTGCCATATACTAAAGGAGCAAATGTTCCCATCTAATATCTATAAGCACAATATAAATCAATATACAAACATATAAGTATCATCCCTACTATCATAACTACTGACATTATTATTACTTCTGAGGGATTTATATTACTCTTCGTTATATATACTGCATTCGTAGATGCGTTCATACCTAATTCTTTCTTCTTTTATTTCTAGTTGTACTCGCATAAGAAGAACGTTTAGGAACAAATATTCTAGCGTTCGCTTTTAGAGTTTTCTTAGATGAACGCATACTGTTATTTAATAATCCTTTCGGGAGTAGATTCTTTTCAGGATCAATAAATGCTTGGCGAATATTGGCTGGAACATTTTTAGGAGAGCTTCCTTTCCAGTTAAATTTGTATTTTCGTGCCATCTACTAATGTGGATATTTTTTATAATTATCATTATAAAAAGCACCCCCAGTAGGACTCGAACCTACGACCTTCGCCTTAGAAGGGCGATCTTCTATCCACTGAAATATGGGGGTAGAAGGATTTCTCCCTGAAGATATATAGTATATATCTTTTAAGTGTTTATTATTTTTAATTACGCCGTGTGCCATGGGCTCGACGACGACGACGAGTACCACCAGTCTTGGACTTTGCCTTCTCCAACGCACTCTTTGTCTTTACAATCAGGGTATGTAATGTCTCTTTCGTGGGAAGCTTCCATCCATGCTTCGGATGTCTTGTGTCTAACCGCAGATGGTCGTGGTGTTTAAGTTTGTACTCAAAGTCTTCTAGCTCATTCTCAAGTTTCGCAACTCCCTTGGGCATCTACTTAGTACGCAAGATTTTTTGAGACTCCGTGTTAATAAATATTTTTAAGTATTTTTTCTTTTACTTCTTCTTGTGCTTCTTCGTGATTTTCCTTTTAAAGGATTAATAGTCCTAGTATTATTTTTTGTAATTCCTAGTTCCGCATTAATTTTGTTCAGTGTTTTAGGTTCACCATTATTTCTACGATTTTTCTTCACTATTGTTAATGGATTGTAATGATGAGGCATCTAATTATTATTAGGTATTTTTTTACCATTTAGTTTTCTAAGAACTCTTTTTCTATAGTTAGATATATTTTTAGCGGTATGAGCTTGTGCTGCTAATTCTGCATTTATATTTCTTTCTTCTTCATTTTCTGCATTTCTTTCTTCTTGAGTCATTTTTCCGCGTCTTTTATGATATTCCTTCAAGTGAACATTTGCACCTTTTGGATTGAATGGTGTAACTAATGAACTAATAAAACCTTTATTTCTAGGTTTAATATATCTTACATTATTTTGTGCCCCAATATTACTGGAAAATATAATACTATTTTTTCTAGTAGCTCCATTATTAATTCTTAATAAATTTCTTTTACCTCTATTTCTTGTTAGAATAGGACGCGCCGTATTATTTTTTCTTGTATTATGTAATGGATTACTACTTTTATAGTAGTTTAAATTTGGTGGCATCTATTTATTAGGGCATTTTTTAATAAATAATATTATTAAAAACCACCATACAACCACCACCGGTGGGACTTGAACCCACAACATTCGGCTTAAAAGGCCGACACTCTAACCAATTGAGTTACGACGGTAAATAATACTTTTTATAGAAGTACCAAACTAAATTCCGATGCCGGGATTCGAACCCGGATTGAATGAGTGAAAATCATTTATCCTAACCTTTAGACTACATCGGAGTGGTGCATCCAGCGGGAATCGAACCCGCGTTACAACCTTGGAAGAGTTGCATTCTACCACTGAACTATGGATGCATATAGGTCCCTCCCAGAATCGAACTGGGCTTACTTGGTTCAAAGCCAAATGTACTAACCGATATACTAAGGGACCAAACGGCCCAGCACCGTCTAAATTATATAATAAATCCTTTTTTAAGTATTTATTAAAAAATATTTGAAAACCTCTAAAGTTAGAGTGATGCAAGCAAGTCAATTGACGGCAATTAACAATGCCAAAAATCTTTTAGAACAATGTGGTTGTTTTAGAGGACCACCAGGTCCAACAGGTCCAACAGGTCCAACAGGGTCAGCAGGTAAAACACTATACTATTACTCAGACGGCATTAATACAGACCCAAATGCTGCCGGTGTAGACCCATGTGTTTACGGATTATTTATTGGTACAGATGGTGCTTTATGGAGGTCAAGTCCAGCTATAGCGATTGATGGGTCCTTTACGGCAAGTCTTTTAAATGGAACTGTAAGAACAATTGCAAAACAATCGACTGGTAAAATTGTTGTAGGTGGTGATTTCACATTATACAATGCTACAAGTTATAATTATATTATTCGTTTTAACAATGATGGTTCTGTAGATTCATCTTTTAGTATCGGAACAGGGTTTGATGCTAGTGTAAGAGCTATTGCAATACAAAGCGATGATAAAATATTAGTAGGTGGAGATTTTGGATTCTTTAATGGTAGCACATATAGAAATATAATAAGATTAAATTCTGATGGTACAGTTGATTCTACATTCAATTCTGTTCCAGGGTTTGATGGCTCAGTATATTCAATCGTAGTTCGCAGTGATAATAAGATTTACGTAGGAGGTTCTTTCTCTTTTTATAACTCACAAGCGTCGCCGAGCATTATCCGTTTAACATCTGCTGGATTTACGGATACACTTTTTAACATCGGATTAGGATTTAACGGCCCAGTATATTCTATATCAATACAATCAGATGATTCATTAATTGTTGGAGGTGCTTTTAATGGTTATAATGGCGCTTTTACCCAAAACAATATTATACATCTTTTAGACGATGGAACATATGAATCTAGTAATTTTGTTTCAGGAACAGGTTTTAATAATTCAGTATATTTCATAAAACTTTTATCAAATTCTAATTTATTGATTGTTGGTGCTTTTACTAACTATAACGGAACATCTGTAAGTTACAGTGTAGAATTATACGCAAATGGAACTATAGCAAGTGTATTTACAGGGGGGTTCAACGCATTAACTAGAGTTGCTAAAGTTGATTTGAGTAATAATTTTTTATTTGGTGGAGATTTTACATCTTACAGTGGCAATTCAAATGGCTATATAACAAGAACTGATAGCAATGGTTCTTATTTATCGGATTATCCAGTGATAACAGGTTTTAATAATTCTGTATATGATATTTATTCCGAAAGTTATAACCAATTTCTAGTTGCTGGTTCTTTCACAAGTTATGATTCTTCTACAAGTAAATACATCGTTCGATTAAAAGAGAAACCTTGTTCTTGGATTAATACTGGAACAAATATTTTGGGAAATACTTCTAATACTAGTACTTTTATATATGCATTGGTATCAACAACAAATGGACTTGGTACTATTGGCTACGTTTCTACTAGCCAACTTACATCAACAGTAAGAGGGCTTGGAACAATTGGCTATATCTCAACAAGTCAGTTACAATCTACTATATCAGGATTAGGAAATTTAGGATATTTATCAACTGCTGGGTCAGTAACATTAAATAATTTAACATCGACTGTTATAGGGCTAGGCACATTTGGTTATATTTCTAGTAGTCAATTACAATCTACTGTAGCAGGTCTAGGAACTGCAACAAGTGTTACTTCTACCATAATTGGTTTAGGAAATTTAGGATATATATCTTCAACACAGTTACAATCAACTGTGCGAGGATTAGCTACATCTGGGTATGTATCAACTAGCCAACTTACATCTACATTTTTAAATTTATCTCATGCTGGATATGTTTCTTCTACACAACTTGCTTCTACTGTTATGGGTTTAGGAAATATTGGATACATTTCTACTAGTCAATTAACATCAACATTAAGAGGTTTAGGAACTGCTGGTTACATTAGTTCAGCAACTCTACAATCAACGATTAGTGGTTTAGGAAATCTAGGATATTTATCCTCTATTGATACATCACTTGTATCAACAATAAGAGGTTTAGGAACTGCTGGCTATATTTCTAGTAGCCAACTTATTTCCAGTGTAACAGGATTAGGAAATATTTATTTATCTTCTAGTGCCACAAGTCAAACTGCTATTAATTCTACAATAGTAGGTCTAGGAACTTTTGGCTACATTAGTTCAGCAACTCTAGAATCAACGATTAGTGGTTTAGGAGCAACAGTGCTACCGTCGACTATAACAGGTTTAGGAACCTTTGGCTACTTATCTACTAATACTACTCCATCGACTATAACCGGTCTAGGAACCTTTGGTTACATTTCTAGTAGCCAGTTAATATCGACGGTAACAGGATTAGGAAATATTTATTTATCTTCTGGTGGTGCAAGTCAAGGCGCTATTACTTCTACAATAGTAGGTCTAGGAACCTTTGGTTACATTTCTAGTAGCCAACTTATTTCCAGTGTAATAGGATTAGGAAATATTTATTTATCTTCTGGCGGTGCAAGTCAAACTGCTATTAATTCTACAATAACAGGTTTAGGAACTTTTGGCTACATTAGTTCAGCAACTCTACAATCAACAATTAGTGGATTAGGAGCAACAGTGCTACCATCAACAATAACAGGTTTAGGAACTTTTGGTTATTTATCTACCAATACTATTCCATCAACAATAGTAGGTCTAGGAACTTTTGGTTACATTAGTTCAGCAACTCTACAATCAACAATTAGTGGATTAGGAGCAACAGTGTTACCGTCGACTATAATAGGTTTAGGAACTTTTGGTTACTTATCTACAAGTCAACTAACATCAACAGTACGAGGCTTAGGAAGCATTTATTTATCAACATTCACAGGCTCTACAACATATCTAAGTTCAGCGGTTGGTTTTATTTCTTCACTAACAGTAAATTCGTTAACAGTTGGCAATGGAGCGGGATGGGTAGATTTTGGAGCAATAAGAGCGGTTATAGTGTCATCTATTCAAACAAATACAGGATTATTGAATGCTTCGTCTATCGCTGGCGATGGTAGCCAAATATATAATTTACCAGCGATATCAACTGCTTCACTACAATCTACTATAGTGGGTTTAGGAACCTTTGGATATTTATCTACCAATACTATTCCATCAACAATAGTAGGTTTAGGAACCTTTGGCTACCTCTCATCCTTCAACACTATTTCTTCACTCAATATTTCTTCTGGAAATCTATTTGCTTCTCTAATATCAACGCAAAATATTAATGCATCTACCATGAGACTTGATAAATTATTTGCTGGCCCATCAATTGGTGCCACGACTACTCAGAATTTATATCCTTTTAGTGCTGGCGCGACATTAGGATTTGGTTCGAATACTGCTCAATCTGGTTTTTATGGCGAAGGACATTTTAGATCCACCTTTACACAAGTAATTCAACCTACGTTAGATAATGATGGATTTTCAAATGTAGTATTAATAAACGGTAATGTTTCTACAGCAAATATTTTTGTTTCAACCGTGACAGCAAATACGATATCTACATCCAATATTAGTAGTTTTTTCTATGGTGGTATTGAAAAATATAATTATATTTCTAGTATAGCTTTACAGTCTAGTATAGTAGGTCTAGGAACTACTGGTTATATATCTTCATCACAATTAACATCGAGTATAGCAGGTCTAGGAAGATTTTATTTATCAACATTCGCAGGGTCAACAACCTATCTAAGTAGTGCAGTTGGTTTTATTTCTTCACTTAATGTAAATTCACTAACAATTGGTAGTGGAACAGGATTTGTTGATTTTGGCGCAATAAGAGCGCTTCTTGTATCAACTATTCAAACAAATACTGGTGTTCTTAATGCATCTTCTATTATTGGCGATGGCTCTCAGATTTATAATTTACCAGCTATATCAAGTCTATCATTACAATCTACTGTAGTAGGTCTAGGAACTGCTGGTTATATTTCTAGTACACAACTCTTTTCAACAGTTGCAGGTTTAATAAGTACTCCTAAAATATTTATTATTCAAACATTTACATTTTAACTATTAGAATGAATGCTAGTCAATTGACAACTATAAGAGAAGCAAAGCAACTTCTTATTGATTGTTCATGTTTCCGAGGACCTCAAGGCGCAGCAGGCTCTAATGGAAGTACTATTGTTGGCCCAATAGGCCCTACAGGCCCTCAAGGCCCAGTAGGAACTGTAACAGGATTTAGTGTTGTAGGAGCATCTACGAATTCACTATTATATTATACTGGCACAACTATTGCTGGAATGTCATCATTATTTTATTATTCTTCTATTAATACATTACAAGCAAATTTAGATATTGTTCCTTGCTTAGATAATTTATATAATTTAGGTGCTTCAAATTTACGGTGGAATAATATATATGCTACTAACTATAATGGTATTGAAAATTATAATTATATTTCAACATCTGGATTAACATCCACAGTAGCAGGATTAGGAAATATTTATTTATCATCCTTTAATACAAACTTTACATCAACAGTAACAGGTCTAGGAACTGCTGGCTATGTATCCTCTAGCCAACTACAGTCAACAGTAAGAGGTTTAGGAAATATTTATTTATCATCTATACCTGTAGTACAAGCGAACGCATCATTTGGTAAAATTCTCCGTGTAGACTCTATTTATGGAAATGATTCAACTGCTTTATCAAATCAATATAGTTATCCTTTTTCTACAATATCTGTTGCGATGTATTGTGCTTCCACGCAAGACCAAATATGGTTATTACCAGGATCGTACAATGAGAAAGTAATATTTAAAACCGGTGTAAATATGCGTGGAGTAAATATAAATTCTGTTATTATTGCTCAATCCAATGTTACAGTTCCTACAACATTAGTAACATTTACTCAAAGCAATCGTTTAGAAGATGTTACTCTTAATCTTACATCAAAAACACCACTTGCTTCCAATTTAATAGGTGTTTCTTTTTCTTCTTGTCAAGATACTTGTAAATTACGAACACTCGTTATAAATGTGAATAATTCTGCTATAACAGCAAATACTGTTCCAACTTACGTATACGGTGTATATTCATCAGGACATTCATCTACATTTTATAATGCGAATGATAATATGCAACGAACAGCGTTGACAGTTACAAGTGCTGGAGCCGGTAAAGCGTGTTGTATATATAATGATGATTCCAATAAGTTTTCTGCACGTGATGTGAATTTATTTTGCACAGATGCTTTGAACCCTCTTTATACTGGTGGAACTTATTATGGGGCTGAAACAAACAATAGCAACGCAATTATACAAATTAAATCTAGTTCTGTAAATGGAAACGCATACAATGGTGGAAATTACGCTCAAGATATTTCACAAACAAAAGGACAAATTATAGTTGGTTTTACAGATTTAGTGAATAAAACAGCAAATAATAATGCTTTAACGGTAAATGGAACACAAAGTATTATTAATTTTGGTGTATCAGGTGTTTTATCAAATTATATAGCATTTGATGCTGGAGGTGGTCATCATCTTAGTAATAACTGGTCAAATTCTTTTTTAGTTCCAGGAACTTTAAGTTTTACAACAGCAAACGCAGATATTATTACAAATTATAATGGTATTCGTATTGCCAATACGAATTTAATCACAACCTTTGGCATTCAAGCACAAATCGGGCCAGGTGTTGGAAATAGTTCGTTTGCTGTTCTTTATAAGAATGGTGTAGCTTTACCAAACTTCACCGTTCCTTTAGTTGGAACTAATACACTATCTTATTTATCAACGAGCACAGTTACAATAAAACTAACGGATACGTTTGCTGTATATTTATCAACATCTTCTTCCAATACTACAATGTCAAATGTTGTAATAACTGCTAATTTCTTCTAAAAATACTAATCTTTAATAAACAGAAGGTCTAGTATGTTTAAATAAAGTAAATCCTAACCCCCCTACTGCTACCAGTATATAAATAGCCCCAAGAGCATAATTTGTAGTTACACTATTATTTGGGTCGCCTTCATTAATATCGATTTGATTCAATATTAAAGTAGTTCCTAAATAAGCAATCATAGCAAATAATAAAAGAGATACTAATGACACAATATATGGTAAATATATTTTCAGCTCTTCATTACTCATTATAAGTGAGCCTATTCCATATATACCTACTAAAATAGCACTATAGAATGTAACACCAGCAAGCATATCATTCCAAGAACCTTGACCATCATCTTTTATTTTATTCTTTTTAATTAAACCACTTAGTGTGTCATTATTCTTTTGTAAGAGAAATCCAGAACCAATAAGAGCAGCAAATACTATTACAATCCCTAAACCAGCCATAAAATTTTTTTGAACCGCACTGGGTCTACGTGCCATTAAACCTCTTACTCTTTCCATTCTAATAAATAAAAAGAAACTATATAGATGGATATTGATTTACCAGATATTTCTAACTTTCGGGATACTTCCGATTTGTTTTATATTTTCTTTGCAATTCTTACAGTGGATGTATCGGTATTATTTTTAGCACGCTATTATAAAATTGGAGGGAAGTATCTAAATGAATGGTACGATCAATTTAATGTGCTAGCGGTCTTAGCCGATGTAATGATTATTTTCATCGGATTTTTAATAAGCAGATATATCTACACTTCATATTTTTACGAGCGTTTTGAATGGAGCCCAGTGTATTTCATAATTTTATTATGCGTCGTTCAACTTGTCCATGATATTGCTTTTTACTTCGGAATTATAAAACCAATCCCTACCGGACATAATGAAATGATGGATGTGTTTAAAGGGTATGCTGATGATTTAGGAGCGAGTGTTCTCGGAGGAGATGCGCTATTAATGATAGGATCGGCAGTGGTTGCGATGCTCTATAAATTTATGCCTCTTCACGCTTTTGTATCTGTAAGTAGTATATTTGTCTACGCATTACCCTATATTCTTTATACAAGAAACCCATATATAGCAGAAGAAAGACAAAGAAAAGCGGATTTAGCGAAGAAAGAAGAGCAGCAAAATACGAATAAAATTGATGCTTATGGGCGGTTAGTATAGGTTATAAATAGAATGCCTCTTTCAAAATATTTAAATATTGTTAATCCGACTCAAGATATTGTGTTGGATGAACAACTCTCGCATGAATTTTCATTCCCACTAGACAAATTTCAGAAACATGCGATTCGTGCCATTAATCGTGACGAGAATGTCTTAGTGACTTGCCGGACAGGTTCAGGGAAAACCCTTTGTGCAGAATTCCAAATCTACCACTCGCTAAAGAAAGGAAAACGAGTCTTCTACACAACTCCAATCAAAAGTCTTTCCAATCAGAAGTTTCACGATTTGAAACATATGTTCAAAGATTATTCTGTCGGTATTATGACGGGAGATATACGATTCGCTCCAAATGCTGACATCATTGTGATGACAACTGAAATTCTACGGAATTTATTATATAAGAAAGGCTCCGCAACAGAGAATCTGGGACTAACTGCAAATCTAAGTCTAGAGAATCTTGACGCAGTCATATTTGATGAATGTCATTACATCAATAATAAAGAGCGAGGAAGTGTATGGGAAGAAACTATGATTCTTCTACCTAGAGAAACAAATATGGTTCTTCTTTCAGCAACTATTGACTCCGCAGACCTTTTCGCAAGTTGGCTAGGAGAGCTAAAACAGAAACCTATTCATCTAATTTCAACAACATATCGTATTGTTCCACTAGAACATTATGTAATTAAGAAAGACGACTTTGAAACTATAATGGATGCAAAAGAAATATTTTATCCTGATGCGTACAACCGTTACCTTGTTTGGAAAGATAGTCAAGAGAAGAATCAGAAACATCAAAAAGACCTTGTAAAGAATCGTCGGCTAAGAGGATATGAAGACCCTGTTGTTGAAAAGGGCGATACTGGTGCATCTTATGTTCATCAACTAAATACTACTATTCAGATGTTTTATGACCGAGAAATGCTTCCATGTCTATTCTTTGTATTCTCACGAAAGAATTGTGAGATGTATGCTTCTAAAGTGAGTGGCTCATTAATTGATACATCTGATGCAGCAAAAGTAAAACATATTATTGAGTTTTATCTTCACAGATACAAAGATAACGTACAAATTTCTCAACAATATTTTAATCTAGTAAGTTTACTGGAACGAGGTATTGCGTTTCATCACTCTGGACTTCTTCCAATGTTAAAAGAGATTGTAGAGATTCTATTCTCAAAGGGGCTAGTAAAAGTTCTTTTCGCAACAGAAACTTTTGCAGTCGGACTAAACATGCCTACAAAGACTGTAGTCTTTACAAGTTACAGAAAATATGATGATGAATCTGGTAGTATGCGCATGCTAACAACAGATGAGTATATCCAGATGGCTGGCCGTGCTGGACGACGGGGAAAAGATACAAAAGGATATGTATTCTATCTACCTGACAGAAGAGCAGAAGAGTTAGGGGATATCAAGAAAATGATGTGTGGATCGAAAACACGCTTACAGTCACGAATGAAGTTTGATTATGATTTTATTCTTAAAACAGTCCAATCAAAAAATCTAAACTGGATGGATTTGGTTGAGAACTCGTATTATTATGAGCAGATTAAAAAGGTTATGCTAGAGCTTAACAAAGACAAAGAGAATTTTGAAAAAGAGTTAGAAGGTTTGATACTAACTGAAGAACAAACCAATGCTTGTACGTTCGAAGAAACTATGAAAGAAAAACTAAAACAATCAGTAAATGCAGCACGTAGAAAAGTTCAGTCAGAATATGAGTCTTGGAAAAACAAACATCCTGACAGAATTTGGGATTCTATTCGCAAAACATATGCAAGAAGTGAAGTAATTAAAAAAAATTTATATGATATTGAAAGCGATTTAGAGTATTATAAGAACTTTGAAGCGAGCCTTGACCCGTATTTTGAGGTTCTGAAAGAATTAGAATTTATGAATCTAGATAAAAGTTTGACAGCAAAAGGTATTAATGCAACAGAAATTAATGAAGGCAATGCTCTATTAATGTCAACAATGTATGATACTGGAGCATGTGTAAATCTAAATCAAAAACAGATTCTATTAATTCTTACATGCTTTATGGAACAAGAAGAAAAAGAAGCAATTACACTCAGCAGTATCCAAGTAGATGATTCTGTGAAACAAGTTCTATATAATTGTGAATCTTATTGTAAAGTTATTGAAAAAGTAGAGCGGAAACATAAGATTGCATTTTATGAATGGCGACTCAATTATGAGTTCATTCATATTCTACAAGACTTAATCAATGATGTTTCTGTAGGAACTGTATGTGAGACTTATGGAATTATGGAAGGAAATCTTACCAGATTTCTTCTCAAACTTCTAAATATTGTAGATGAACTAAAAAATATAGCAACACTCAATTCTGATGTGATTCTTCTAGAAAAGTTAGAAAACGTTCAAGCATATGACTTTTATAAGATTGCTATTGCTGAGAGTTTGTATTTGCGTATTTAATGTAGTCGACGAGTTTTAGAAAATGCTTTCTTTTTTAAACGACGAGTCTTCTTTTTACGCTTACCTCCTACTAGTTCTGGTAAAGTAAACCCTTGATAATAATCAAATCTTGCTATACGTCTAAATTCGCTCATGTATCCACTCCATTCATAAGCATCTGGCGATGATTCATTAATATTTGCCATTAGAGGTGTTAATTGTAATATTTGGTCATTCGTCAGAGAAGGTGATGGAGAAGGTGATGGAGATGGAGAAGAAGCAGTTGTCTGCCCAAGAACTAGTAACGCATCAATTAATCCCCTATATGGAGAAGGTGATGGAGAAGGTACTGGAGAAGGAGAAGGCACTGGAGAAGGTACTGGAGATGAAGAAGAAGCAGTTGTCTGCCCAAGAACTAGTAACGCATCAATTAATCCCCTATATGGAGAAGGTACTGGAGAAGGAGAAGGCACTGGAGAAGGTACTGGAGATGGAGAAGAAGCAGTTGTCTGCCCAAGAACTAGTAACGCATCAATTAATCCCCTATATGGAGAAGGTGATGGAGATGGTAATGGAGAAGGAGAAGGCACTGGAGAAGGTGATGGAGATGGAGAAGAAGCAGTTGTCTGCCCAAGAACTAGTAACGCATCAATTAATCCCCTATATGGAGATGGAGAAGGCACTGGAGAAGGTACTGGAGATGGAGAAGAAGCAGTTGTCTGCCCAAGAACTAGTAACGCATCAATTAATCCCCTATATGGAGAAGGTACTGGAGAAGGTGATGGAGATGGGATTGGAGAAGGCACTGGAGAAGGTGATGAAGAAGGCACTGGAGAAGGTACTGGAGAAGGAACTGGAGAAGGTGATGGAGAAGGTACTGGAGAAGGCACTTGAGAAGGCACTTGAGAAGGCACTGGTGACGGAGAAGGCACTGGTGAGAATGGAGTAATTGTATTTACTTTTCTGATACAGTTATTATACGTGTCTGCTATATATAAGTTACCAACATTGTCCAAAGAAATACCCCATGGGCGATTAAGAGATGCATTTATTGCAAGATCGGTATCGTCCATTCCCCCTCCAGTCACTGTCGTGATGATACCTGTCAATACAGAAACCATGCGGATACGACTGTTGTAAGTATCGGCAATGTAGATGTTACCCAAAATGTCAACCGCAACACCATATGGACGTTTGAGTTGCGCGCTGGTCGCCATACCACCGTCACCACTGAAGCCCTCGTTGCCATTACCAGCCACAGTTGTAATGATACCAGTTGATGCATCCACTCTGCGAATGCGGTGGTTCTCCGTGTCCGCGATAAAAATGTTGCCTGAAGAGTCCACTGCAACACCGCTCGGGTAGTAAAGCGCCGCACCGGTGGCTGCGCTTCCGTCTCCACTGTAGCCCGCGCCGCCATAACCAGCCACCGTTGTTACGACACCAGTAGATAATGAAATCCGCTGGATCTTATTGCCCATACTAGCGACAAAAAGATTACCCGAATTGTCAAGTACAACGCAAACTGGCTGGTTACTCCCTGAATTGGGCACAGTGGTGATAATACCAGATGACCCAGAAACCATGCGAATAGTGTAGTTTAGTGTATCCGCAATATATACATTGCCAGTAGCGCTGTCTACTGCGACACCCTGTGGATTATTGAGTAACGCAAGATCTCCTCTACCACCGTCTCCACTCCTACCACCCGAACGATTTTGACCACTTCCTGCAATCCTAACTGGTGCTGAACCTATAGAAATTTTTGATACACGATGAGTATACGACTCAACATAATACACATTTCCAGTAGAATCAACGCTCACGCCAGCAGGCCTAGCTAACCCGCAAATAAGATTAGTAATAGTACCGAAACGTATGCCTGATGATGGTGATATATTTAGCTGAGGTGATGGTGATGGTGATGGCTCTGGTGATGGTGACGGTGATGGCTCTGGTGATGGTGACGGTGATGGCTCTGGTGATGGTGACGGTGATGGCTCTGGTGATGGTGAGGGTGATGGCTCTGGTGATGGTGATGGCTCTGGTGATGGTGATGGCTCTGGCTCTGGTGATGATAACGGAGACGGAGACGGAGATGGCTTTGGTGACGGAGATGGCTTTGGCGATGATGACGGTGTTGATGGAACAGAAACAAAACTATATAAAGTAGTAGTTGACGCTATAGGAGAAGTATTATCTATAGGCAATGAAGTGCCAGCTGGTAAAATAGTACTCACATTAACACCTTGTTGATTAACAATATTTCCAACAACATTTATATCTGGTATAGTTATATTGAAATTTGTATCAATATTAAGATTTTTTCTTAGCTGAGAAACAGTATCAACTATGAAATATTCATGTGTTATAGTATCATAATATATAGGGTAATTTACGCCAGATGTAATAGCACCACCTTCTTGTTTTCCATAGTTCCCTCCACCAGTTGAACCAGATGTCATATTAAAAATATAAGACGTTGTAGAATATGTAGTGGGTGTAGCTGGAACTATTGCATAATTAGTAGTTGGTGGAGTTATAGGTGGAGTAGTTGTAGATGTAGTAGTTATAGTTTGTGTATCGGGTGATGTTGCTCCTTTGGCACAATTATTATTAATCGTAATCATACAATCACCGCCTTCTTGTTTTTTCTTTTTAGATGTATTTTTACCAGTTTTTTTCTTTTTATTTCGCGCCATCTATTAGAGACATTTATTTATAATAGATTAAATATAATTCTATCTTTCCACTTCGTTTTCTGTTTGTTCGTATAATATTGTAACTTTACAGCAGTTTTAGGCTCTAGAGAATTTTTATATACAATAACTTTTTTAAGAGCAGTTATAAATATACTTTCAGAATTTATTACAATTCCATCTAACAATCTTTCTTTATTATAATATAAATCTAGAAAGATTAATTCTCGTTCGTAAACCTTCGATGCTTTTTGCTGGTCGTTAAAACGCTCTAGGTTACAGTTTTGAAAGACTTTATTTTTTAGAGCAAATTGATTGATAATATCAACATAGCGACGAATAGGTGATGAAGCATGAGCGTAAGAATCTGTTTCTAACATACTATGAAATGTAGTATCAGTTGGCAAACAATATTTAGCAGATTCATATGCCAAATACATGTATGTATCTGAAAACTCTTCAAATAGTTTTGCTCGTTCTAGATTAATACCTTTTTGACTTCTCAGAATACCTGTGCTTTTTGATTTAAGAATCTCGCCAGCCTTTGTATTATAGTATAACATTAGGATTTCAACCCATTTATGAGAATCTTCAACTACAGAACCAGATAGTCTCGCAATATATGTTTTCAACAAATCAATATCAATTTCTTTACAGTTATAAACACTAGTATACGTATAAGATTTTGTTACTCTTACACTAGTTTCTTTGAACTCATAAGTAATATCTTTATCAAATGTAATAATTAGACTATATGCAAGTCGTTCTTCACCTTCTACCAAACTCATAAGATTCTCTGATAACTCTCTGGGAAACATAGGTTTTACACATATACTATTTTCATAAAGTGAAGTGCCGATATTTTCAGCATAACACAAGAATGGATTTGCTTCTACCCAAGCAGATACATCCGCAATACTAATTGCCATCTTGTTATCCCAAAGTGAAATACAGTCATCAATATCTTTACAACCATCTGGGTCAATATTAATGGTTGGAGCATCAATTCTGTAGCGCTCACTAGAAGGCTTCATAATTTCTGGCATAGTTTTTGGCCATTTATAAGGACTCGCTTTTAACAGCGACGCTTGCTTTTCTACAACATAATCTCCGCAATCTCCTAATAAATCAACAAAAGCTCCTTTTGGAAATTCAGAATTTTCAGGCCAAGAATCAAACTTAAATGTAATAAGTTTATTTTTGACTCTATCGACTATCTTTGACCCAATATAAAACGCTGGATATTTATCATCCAGTGGATTACATAAATAGATAGAGTTTCCTTTATTTGTAAATCCATATCTTGAACCAGTTGTTTGAAGGATTCCCACGAGAGTTGGATGTTCGTTCCTCCTAGATAATTTACACCCTGAATTTGTAGGTATAATATAATCATAAGGTAGAGCACGACCAGCATTCTTTGCTCCTTCAAATCCAATAAAAGAGCCATATTTCTTTTTTACTATAAGTTGCTCCATTTAGATAAAAAAATATTGTGAAACATTTAATCAATTTTTTACATATTCTTTTCAAGATAATGTTTTCTACATAGTGCTTCATATTTGTCTGAGCCGCCAACATCTACTAGAGATTTATTCTCTGAAATCTTAGAGCTAAAGATTGCATGAGTTCCATCATTGCATTTCTTACAAAGCGCTTTTAGTTTTACAATAGAATCAGCAAGAGGAATTAGATTTAATACTTCACCAAAAGGGTCTCTATTGACATCACCGTCAAGACCAGCAACAATAACATGTTTTTGATGTACATCTACCGCTAATCTAACAAACTCTACAAGATTTTTATAAAATTGTGCTTCTTCAATAATAATCACTTTTGCATTCAAGAATGTTGTATCAATCATAGCGTGGAATAAGTCTTCAACTGCTATGTTTGCGACACAAGAATCTTTGTTGTGATTCACAATCTTTGTTTGATTTGTGTAGCGTTTATCAAAGATTGAAGTAATTACGAAAACCGGCCAATGAATTTCTTTATATTTTCGTATAGAGGAAAGTAGATACGACGACTTTCCGCTGAACATACATCCTAACACCAAATCAAGACTCATTGATATACTAAAAATAGGTTGGATTGTTTAAACAATTTTTTTAAAATTAGTGCGTGCCGGTTGAGCCAAAACCACCTTTTCTATTAGTTTCTGGAAGACTGTCAACAATCTTAATCTCGCGAATATGTTCCATATTAGGAGAAATAATTTGTGTAATACGTGTTCCTGCTACTACGTTAGGATACGTATGTTCATTAAGATTTGTAACCGCAGCCATTAAAGTATTCCTATAACTCCTATCAATAATCCCCACCGAATTTGCAAGCATAATACCAGACTTATACATAGAAGAGCGGGGATACATATAATAATGAACTTCCTCTTCACAACCATCCGAGAATACACGTACAAGACGAGCACGAGTGCCGAGGTCTAGTAAATGTACTGCCTTTGGAGGAGGATTGTGACGCTCATCAAACTCGCTAGAAACTTTGTAATCTTCAACAGAATATAAATCTACACCAGCGTTATCATTGGAACGCTCGCTAGTAGCATAAGATGAATAATACTGGAGTCCTTGCTCAGTAGGCCAAAGCTCAAGACGATAATAAGACATTTCTAGTGTAACAATTGCCCTATCCTTAAATCAATTTTCCACATTTTTTACAAATTTTCATGCTTTGAACTAAAACAAAAACATGCCAGCAAGACTTTTGTTTTTGTTTTAGTAAGCGTTCTTTTTCTTGCTTTTCTTTTTCTAAAACTTTGAAAAAGTTATTTCTAAATTCTTCTAGTGTATCAACGTTCATCTACAAATGGCGCATGATTTAATTGAATTTCTGGAAAATAATATGTATTTCCATCATGTAATTTCATTGTAATAACATTTTGTTGATCTAAATCTTTATCTGGTAATGGATTCTTATTATATTCTAATTTACCACATAAATCTTTACGAATATACGTACACTCATAAAAATTTGGAACAACAACGCCATCAATTACAGAAGTTCCGCAACAATTATTTCCATGAAGATGAACTAAATAATGAGTCTTTGCAAATCGCTTTGGAATATCTGTTTTTTCTACTTTATGAAATTCAATAACAAGTTGTTTAATTTTCATTAAATCAGAATCATTTAATGTATCAAAAAAAGTATGTTCAGCACCTTCAATATCCATTTTTAAAAATATATTATTAAAATTTTTAAAATAAAATTTTAAATTTGTTGTTGTATCTGATTCATACAATCCAATATTTTTTTTGATAAACATAATTTTAGAAGAAGAATTAATTGGGAATGAATCTATAAATCCATCATATGCAACACAATGTAAATTACTATATTTATTTAATAATTGTTCTTCAAAACTACAATCAACATCAATTCCAGCAGAAATTAATATATCGTATTCTGAATCAATATCACAAATTACATATCCTCCATCGTTATTTTTTCCAATACGAACTTTCGGATATGGAGATTTATATACGCGTAAATGTTCCATTAAAGGAATATAGTAATAACTCTTTAATAGAGAGTAGTTTAAAAGAACTTTTAATAATAAAAATATGTCTGAGATAGTATTACCAGTAAGTCTTGGTGAAGCATTAGATAAACTAACAATTCTTGATATTAAAGTATCAAAGATTTCTGATAAACGAAAAGAAGATTGTTTAAAAGAATACAATGTATTATATAATGAACTAAAAGAGTATGTTGAAAAATTCTCATATCATTATAAAATTCTGAAAGAAGTAAATCTAACAATTTGGAATCTACAAGATAATATCCATAAAGACACCAATTTAACAAATACATATGGGCAAATTCTTAAAGAGAATGATAGACGATTCCGTGTAAAAAAGAAGATTAATGAAGCAGCAAATTCTAGCCTCAAAGAACAAAAAGGGTATGTAAAAACAAAAGCATTTGTTTATACCCATCTCGGATTGGGAGACCATTTTTGGATGAATGGTGCAATACGATATATATCTACATGTTACGATGAAACGGTTGTTGTATGTAAAAAGAATAATGAAGCTGTTGTTAGGTCAATGTATGCGGATGATTCATCTATAAAACTTTTTATAATTAATGATGATATAGACCTACACCCGTTTGTATCAAGAAAATTATATTTTGAGGATGAAGGATATAAAGTGTATAGTTGCGGATATCATACTGAACGACCTTATATTTATGATTTTCCTCATAGTTTTTATGATGATATGGAACTTTATCGCCATTATAGAACTGAATATTTCTATGTACCTAACTTCAAAGAGTCTATAGAAATGTTAGATGCTGTTAAAGCAGTATCAGAAGAATATATTCTTATTCATCAAAAATCTTCACAGAAAACAATTGATATATTTTCAGAGTTAGTAAAGGCGAACCCTGATATACCTATTTTAGATATTAACACAAATAACTATGAAAAAAGTCATAAGTTCTATGATATAGCAGAATTAGTTGTTAATAAACCAATGTTACTATACAAGCATCTTATTATAAGAGCAAAAGAAATATATTGCTTAGAATCTTCTTTTTATTGTTTTGCTTCTCATCTAGATTTATCAAATGTTTCTAAGAAAATTTGTTATTTACCTCATGATGATTCTGCAAATAGACTGGGAGTTTTCAGTACTGGAAATTTGGTTTAAACAAAAGCCTTAAAGTTATTAAAGATGAAAGTAGCCTTTATAACAGGTATAACCGGTCAAGATGGTTCTTATCTAGCAGAGCTACTGCTACAAAAGAACTATAAAGTTCACGGATTTTTTCGTCGTGTTTCATTAAATAACAGTTTGGAAAATATTCAACATATTTTGAGACATCCTAATCTCACGCTACACAATGGTGATATGACAGATTGTTCATCACTGTTAAACACTCTTCGTAAAATAGAATATACATTTGATACTTCTACTACACGTTTTGAAATCTACAATCTAGCAGCACAAAGTCACGTCCAGCGTTCTTTTGAAATGCCAGGATATACTTTAGAGTCTGATGGTCTAGGTCCTTTATATCTTCTGGAAGCAATGCGTCATTCGAAATACAAACATATTACACGTTTCTATCAAGCGTCTACTAGTGAACTATTTGGAAAAGTTCAAACATATCCTCAAAATGAAAATACTCCTTTTTATCCTAGGTCCCCTTATGGTGTAGCAAAGCTCTATGGTTTCTGGATTGTCAAGAACTATAGAGAGTCTTATAATATGTATGCAGTGAATGGTATTCTTTTCAATCATGAAAGCCCTCGAAGAGGAAAAGATTTTGTAACCCGTAAAATTACAACAACGCTTGGTCGCATGGTAAAAGGTCAACAAAAGACTTTAGAACTGGGTAATCTTGATGCGAAACGAGACTGGGGGCATGCAAAGGATTATGTCGAAGGAATGTGGAGAATTCTACAAGCAGACCAACCAGAAGATTTTGTATTAGCGACAAATGAGGTTCATAGTGTTCGTGAATTCTGTGAGATTGCTTTTGCAAAGAAAGGTTTAACACTTACATGGCGTGGCTCTGAAGATAAAGAAGAGGGGTATGACCAATATGGAAATATTCGTATTAAAGTCAATCCTGATTATTATAGACCTGCGGAAGTCGATATATTATGCGGAGACGCAACAAAGGCGGAAACGCAGTTAGGTTGGAAGCGTGAATATACTTTTGAAGCACTTGTGAGTGAAATGGTAGATATGGATTGTTAATGACGGTTACGACGAGATGATTTTTTAGATTTTCTTGATTTTCTTCCACCTCTTATTACAGGTTGGGCATTACTCGAAATTGGTCCACCAGGATTTGTTCCTTCACCTCTTATTACAGGTTGGGCATTACTCGAAATTGGTCCACCAGGATTTGTTCCTTCACCTCTTATTACAGGTTGGGCATTACTCGAAATTGGTCCACCAGGATTTGTTCCTTCACCTCTTATTACAGGTTGGGCATTACTCGAAATTGGTCCACCAGGATTTGTTCCTTCACGAATTCTATTAGGAAGTGTTCCTTCACCATTTATAAATTCCCATACTAGTAATGTTTGGTCTAAAGTTTTATTTTTTTCCCTTGTTGCATTGGCAGCGGCGACATAATTTAATATATAATTATAATTTTCCGTTAAAATATCGTTAATTGGGCCTCTTTGTTCTATATCAAGAAGTGGCCTAGGATAATCTCTCATTTCCTTATCAACTACCGATCTATTAATACCCTCTTCCCTCCTATCAACTACCGATCTATTAGTACTTTGTACTTCCATTATATTTAATACTTATATTTTTTATAAAACTACATAAAGCTTTTACAATTAATATATAAAATTGATTTATAAACAAAATTTCTACTTATAGAAACCTTAATTTATATAAGAAGAATGCCGAGTGGATTAAATCAACCATCCTCGGAAATTGAACCCATTGTGGGTATTCAATTTGGTATTTTCAGTCCAGAAGAAATCGAACGACGCTCTGTTGTAGAAATTACAAATGCCGGAACATTTGATGGGAATGAGCCTCGTATTGGTGGGCTCTTTGACCCCCGTATGGGCGTTCTAGATAACGGTAAGACATGCCGCTCGTGCGGTCAAACCAATCACAACTGTCCCGGACATTTCGGGCATTATAAACTAGCACGTCCAGTGTATTTCATTCAGTTCTTCCCTATGGTATTAAATGTTCTGGATTGTGTTTGTATTCGTTGCTCAAAACTACTAATTGATAAAAATGTACATAAAAGTCTACTAAAGAAACGTGGCGAGTCTCGTTGGAAAGCAGTTCTAACACTCTGTAAAAATATTACTCGCTGCGGTCAAGATATTGAAGACGGTTGTGGTGCTCGCCAGCCAGACCGCTTTCTGCGTGAAGCAATCTCCCGTATTGTTGCTGTGTGGGATAACATTGACAATGCAGATGCTGGAAATAAAGTACAACAGCGTCAAGTTCTTGAATGCGAATATGTATTACGTCTATTTCGTCGCATTACAGACGAAGATGTTGATTTCATGGGTCTTAATCGTTATTGGTGCCGCCCCGATTGGATGATTTGCTCCGTAATGCCTATTCCTCCTCCTCAGGTTCGCCCATCTGTAATTCAAGATAATAATCAGCGCTCCGAAGATGATCTAACACACAAACTCTTTGAGATTATTCAGACAAATAACAATCTACAAGACAAAATTAACAACAATGCAAACAAAGGACTTATTGATGACCAGTATGCCGTTCTTCAGTATCACGTCGCAACTCTTGTAGACAATCAAATCCCTGGTGTTGCGCCTTCCGCTCAGCGCTCTGGTCGTCCTTTAAAGTCAATTCAGCAGCGTCTTGGCTCTAAAGAAGGTCGTATCCGCTACAATATTCAAGGTAAGCGTGTAGAGTTTTCTGGCCGCTCAGTCATTACTCCAGACCCAAATATCAGTATCGAAGAGATTGGTGTACCAATCAAAATTGCTATGAATCTAACTGTACCAGAGCGTGTTACAAAGTTCAATCGTAGCACTCTTTACAAGCTCATTCAGAACGGTGCTGATAATTATCCTGGCGCAAAGACTATTGTGCGCAAGGATGGTCGCACCGTATCACTAAAGCATGTAAATACAAAAGAGATTGTTCTCAATCTTGGCGATATCGTAAATCGTCATCTTATGGATGGCGACCCAATTCTCTTTAATCGTCAGCCAACACTTCACAGAATGTCGATGATGGGTCACAAAGTAAAAGTTCTTCCTTACAATACATTCCGTCTCAATGTATCAGTAACTGCTCCATACAATGCTGATTTTGACGGTGATGAAATGAATGCGCACATTCCTCAGAGTTATGAGGCGAGTATTGAACTCGGAGAGATTGCTGCTGTACCAAAGCAGATTATTACACCTCGTCATGCAAAGCCTGTGATTGGTATTGTACAAGATTCTTGTATTGGCTCTTATCGTCTAACGCAGCCAAATGTAAGTTTCACCCGCCGTCAATTCATGAATATGATGATGTGGAACAAGCACTTTACAGGGAAGTTGCCAGAAGCTCATAAACAAGGTCAAGTAGAGCGCTATAATGGCCAGCAGGTGATTTCGCAAATTCTACCGCCTATCAACATGGAAATGGGCAATTCACGATACAATGATGAGAAGATTCCAGACAATCTAGTAAAGATTAAAGAAGGTATTATTAGTCAAGGTGTCTTTGATAAAGATGTATTCTCTAAGCCTTCAAAGGGTATCATTCACACAATCTTTAAGGATTATGGCCCTGCTGAAACCGTACATTTCCTTGATTGTATGCAAAATACAGTAGAGCAGTTTCTAATCTACAATGGCTTTAGTGTAGGTATCAGCGATTTGATTGCCGATGATGTAACAAAGCGTAACATGGACGCTAAGATTCGTGAAAAGAAAAGTGAAGTAGAAAATATTATTCTACAGTTGCATCTAGGCTTATTCACAAACAATACTGGTAAATCCAATAAAGAAGAGTTTGAGAATCGCGTAAATACAGCGCTAAATAAAGCGCGTGATGAGGCTGGTGATGTTGGTCTGAAAAGTCTGGCGGCTGAAAATCGTCTAGTAAGCATGGTAAGAGCGGGGTCAAAAGGTAATACCGTTAATATTGCGCAGATGTTAGCGTGCTTAGGGCAGCAGAATCCAGAAGGTAAGCGTATTCCTTTAGGATTTACTGACCGCACTCTTCCTCATTACAAAAAATACGACGACAGTGCTGAAGCGCGTGGCTTCGTAGAAAGTAGCTTTATTCGAGGTCTATCACCCCAAGAGTTCTTCTTCCATGCTATGTCAGGCCGTGAAGGTCTGATTGATACAGCTGTTAAGACAGCAGATACTGGTTATATCCAGCGCCAGCTTGTAAAGGCGATGGAAGATTGCGTAACCCAGAATGACGGCTCGGTGCGTGATACAAAGATGAATATCGTACAGTTCCATTATGGCGAAGATGGTACAAATGCCACTATGCTTGAGTCACAGAGCTTAGGACTTGGTAAACTATCTGAAAATGATATTAAGAAAGAGTATGGCATGGTTGAATTAGATATTAGTAAAATTCTAGATGAGAATGTTGAGAACCCAAACAATGAGGCTATTATAAATGAATATGTGCTAGAAGTATTGAATGACCAGAAGATTATGGTTGTAAATGTAAATAAATACAAGGATGTTGAAAATTCAACTGGTGTATATTCTCCAGTAAATATCGACCGTCTTATGACAAATATTAAGGTGAAGTTCAAGCTATCACCGGAAAATAAGACTGACTTAACACCAGATTATGTGATTCAAGGCATTCGCAAAGTTATTGCGAAGACGCAGTCATTTAACTCGATTTGGTGCGCGCTTCTGCGCTTTTATCTTGCGCCCCACAAACTCATTTACAGAGACCGTTATAATAAGAAAGCGTTTGATACTCTTTGTGAAATGCTTATTGTAAAGAACTACATGAGTTGGGCACAGCCTGGTGAGCAAGTAGGTATTATTGCGGCTCAAAGTATTGGCGAGCCATCTACACAAATGACGCTCAATTCTGTAGACTATGATACTAATATCGTCATAATGAAAAATGGCAGAATTTGGACTCCGGAAATTGGAGAATTTATTGACAACTATTATGAATCTTTACCAGAGGATTCTAATCGTGTTCAGAGGTTACCCAATAAGCAGATTTATATCGAATTAAATGATGGTAATGATTGGAAAGCATTGTCTACTGACGAAGATGGTAAAATGATGTGGACAAAGTTAGAAGCAATTACTCGTCATCCAGTAATAAATGAAGATGGAACAGATACTATTTTAGAAGTTGTTTTAGAATCTGGGAGAATAATTAAAGCAACAAAAGCAAGATCATTCTTAACAAAATTATATAATAAAGTAATATCTATTAATGGAACTGAACTAGAAGTAGGTGATGAAATCCCTATTGCAAACTCATTAGATATTGGTGAATATATTATGAAAGAAATTAACCTTCGTGACATTCTACCACCTACAGAATGGTTATATGGGACAGAAGTAAATAAAGCAATAGAAGTAATGCGTGAATATGACGAAAAAGGTGATAGACATTGGTTCCAAAAGAATCAAGGACAACTCTTTACAATCCCATATAGTCGCAGTGATGCTTTCCGTGATGCGATAAATGGGAGAAATACAAATACATTTCAAAATGGTTGCGTATATCCAAAACGCACAAGGCCAGATACATCTCATATTCCAGAAAATATTGATTTAACAAAAGAGTTTGGATTCTTTGCTGGTGCTTATATCGCAGAAGGTATGAGTAATTCTACTCAAATTAATATTACAAATAATGATGCTGATTATATTCAAAAAGTAAAAGATTTAATGGACAAATGGAATGTTGGAACTCATATTGTGAGCGAAGATAGATTCTGTGAGAACACAAATATTAAAGGCCACACAACGAGTTTAGTAATTCATTCAACACTTTTAGCGAAGATAATGGGTCAAATGTTTGGAAAAGTGTCTTATGAGAAAACTCTACCAGATTGGGTGCTTCAAGCATCGGATGATTTTGTGAAAGGTTTGGTGGATGCTTATATTAGTGGGGATGGCTGTATATGTGCTAAGAGTGGTAGTGTAAAAGCATCCTCTGCTTCTAAAAAATTAATAGTAAAGATTATGGCATTATTAGCACGTTATGGTATATTTGGAATAATCTCTTCTTATATGCCAGAAATTAAAAAATTCAATTCAGTATCTAGACAATATTCATTACATATTTTAGCAAAATATTCGAAAGTGTTTGCGGAAACCTTTACATTGTCTATTACTCATAAACAAGATAAACTAGAACACCATTTTATTAATAATAATACTGAACGTATTTGTAGACGTGAATATTTAAATAATATTGTTTGGGATAAAATTAAAAGTATTAAAGAGGTATCCCCTTTAAAGGGTTGGGTCTATGATTTGACAGTTGAAAAAACACGACACTTTACAGGACTAGATTTAGTAAATTTCGACGATACTTTTCATTTAGCCGGTGTATCATCAAAGTCAAATGTAACGCGAGGTGTGCCTCGTTTGAAAGAGTTGCTGAAAGTTACTCAGAATCCTAAGGCGATTTCACTCACTATTCCACTAAAGAAAGAGTTCCGCGATTCAATTGATAAGGCTCGTCAAGTTGCACAAGGACTAGAACTAACAACTCTAAAAGATATTGTAACAAAGACTGCTATCTACTTTGACCCTTCTGACACAAATACTGTACTAGAAGAAGATAAGGACCTCATTCACTTCTACTCGCTATTTGAGAGTGAGCAAGAAGGTGATATGGAAAAGTGGAGTAAATGGTTGCTCCGTCTAGAGTTTGACCGTGATTCCATGTTTAACAAGAATATCAGCATGGACGATGTTGCCTTCGCATTACAGCAAAAGTTTGGTACAGAAGTACATCTTGTTTACACTGATTACAACTCTGAGCGTCTCATCATGCGCATTCGTCTAGCACAAGAGCAAAAAGAATCAACAAAAGATGATATTCTAAATCTTAAGAAAATGCAAACAAAACTTCTAACATCTATTATTATTCGTGGAATTGCTGGTATCAAGTCGGTATCATATCGCAAGGATACAAATTACTATGAATTGAGAGATGGAAAATACGAGCAGATTACTCAGTATATTCTTGATACCGATGGTTCAAACTTCCTAGAGGTTATTAATCATCCATATGTAAATGGTAATGCGGTGTTATCATCGCATGTACACGATATTTATGAAAATCTTGGGATTGAAGCGGCTCGTGCTATTCTGCTAAGTGAGATTACAAATCTATTCGCGGATGCCGGCGGTGTTGATTTCCGTCATCTTGGGCTATTATGTGACTGGATGACTCGTGTTGGTAAGTTGCTATCGGTAGACCGCTATGGTATTAATAAGCAAGATATTGGTCCTTTAGCAAAAGCATCTTTTGAAGAGACTGAAAAGATTTTACTAAAGGCGGCATTATTTGGTGAGATTGACCCTGTAACAGGTGTATCGGCAAATATTATGACAGGCCAACCCATCAAAGGTGGTACCGGATTCTCTGAGCTACTACTTGACGAAGCAGCACTCATGCGTCTTCAGGAAGGTCTTCCTCCAATTGAAGACGATGAAGATGCTGAAGATGCTGAAGCAGAGGAATATGAGCCTACGCAAGAAGATATTGAAGATGCGCTATATGAATCAAGTGCTGATAAGTGTGCTGCTACAAATCTAAAGCTGAATGTCACACTCCCACAAGAATCTACACGCATTGAGGAGCCAGATGTAGATTTACTAATGGTTGATGAAGATTAGGTCTAAATAATAGACTATATAAATATATATGGAACTAGCAATAGAAAAACCCCCTTGGAAAGATATAGTTTTTTTCAAGTCGTTACCATATGAAAAGAGAGAAATAACATATGATGACTTTCGTATAAAAATTTCAAAAGAGTTATTTGATAAAAAGAATGAAATTACACAATATGAAGAAGAGCATAAATGGGAATTAGCAAAGAAACTCGCGAATCCATACGAAATGGTTTATACACAAGAAGAAAAATTTCCATATCCAAATGTTAGTTTATTGAAGCCACTAAGTAGAAGTTATTTTAAACTAATTGAAATCTTAAAGATTGTTAACTTTATGAAGGATTTACCAAAAGAGTTACAGTTTTTGAGGTCTGCTCATATTGCTGAAGGGCCTGGTGGGTTCATGCAAGCATTTATTGATGAAGTTGAAAATAACAGAAGAAGAGTGAAAAAAATGGATGCGATTACATTGCGCTCTGATAAACAATGTATTCCAGGATGGAAGAAAGCATCTCATTTTCTTAAAAAGTATTCAAATATTATAAATATATCATATGGAAAAGATGGTACTGGTGATATTTATAAGGCAATAAATCAAGATGAATTTATTGAAGAGGTTGCTAATAAAGTCAATTTATTTACTGCGGATGGGGGGTTCGATTTTTCTATTGATTATTCTCAACAAGAAAAACAAATATTTAAATTACTTGCTTCTTCATTTTTAATTGCGTTTCAGGTATTGGCATTAAATGGCTTATGTGTAATTAAATTATTTGATACATATTCAGAATCTACACAATCATTAATATCATTATGTGGGTCATGTTTTAAGGAATATTCTTTATATAAGCCTGCTACCAGTCGCCCATGTAATAGTGAGCGATATTTTATTGGTAAAAAATTTAAAGGTTTTAATCCAAAAGTGATTGAATCATTAAAAGAGATTCTTTATAATCTTGATACTGATAAATATCCTAACTTAAATGTTTCACTAGAAGAAAAACAATATATTGAAACAGTATCGCAGTTATATGAGGAAAAGCAAATTCAATGTATAGATTTAGCCAAAAAGTTTGCTGAAGATAAAGACTTATTTAAGGATTACTATGAAAGATTTAATAAATATTGTTATAAGTTTTGTGAAGAATTTAGAATACCAACAAAAAAACTTATAGTTTAGACATATGATTCTTCATTAATACTTCACCAACTTTCACCGACGCATCATGTTGTGTTATTTTTGATGAACCCATTTTATCAATCATACTAAGCATTAATTCTAGAGTGTTAGCATCATACCCATCTTTAGAGGATACCATAATAAATAAATGAGGAAAATTGTTTGCAAAATCAGAAGCAGCTTCCTTCATTTCATCAAATGACTTGCCTTCATCACGGAGCTTTTCAACAATTTTAATATTATCACGAATAAACACCGAGCGGTCTTTTGCTTGCTGGGGTTCTAATGGTGGTGGCGGAGGCTCATCGCGAAGTTTCTTTTGGCGTTGACTCATCTTATGAATATGTATAATTTTCGAAGTTTAAGTTCTCCGTACAGATTTAGATATGGAGCCGGATGGAGATAAAGTACTTGATATGCAAATGGAACATGACGACATGATGATTTCGAAATTTCGTGGTATTTTACAAATTATTAAAAAGAATGTACAAGATAAATATACATTAAAAAGTCAAAATACTTCTATGCTACGGAATGTAGAAAAAGAATTAACACAGTTTTTTGGAATGTTAAATCCAATTGTATTCTGTTTAAAATCTCTAGATACTATTCCCGATAAACTACAAAGTTTAAGAAATAAATTCAAAGAAACACTTCAAGATTATCCTCGCTCATCGTATTACCAAAATATGTTACAGTATTATTTAATACATGACTTATTAAAAAATCCAATAGATAACAATATTATATCAAATGATATAAATTTAACAAAAATAGATAATATATAGAATGGCTAGTGATAAGTATGAAAAATCAAAACCTTATAGTTTTCTATCTGGATGCCCTGAAGGATATCATAAACGCTCAGCGTATAAGACAGTAAAGGGTAATAAAGTGCCTAGACGTTGCGTAAAGTCTACAACTGTAAAAAAAGAGTCATCCAACAATTTTAAGAAATCAGTTAGTGCAAAGCAAACACGTAGATTATCAGCAGTTAAGAAACTTATACCAAGTATTCGTAGTCTTTCTCGCAAGGCTTGTCCACCCGGTATGATTGAACGCAAAGAATATGCTCGTAAATATTCTACGGCGATTCTTGAAAAAGGGATTTTCACAAAAAAAGGAATAAGAAAAGTTCATAAACGTTCTTTATCTTACGTTGGACCAAAATGTGTAAAAGATACAGGTTTACCCGGCAAAGGGGAGCAGTCCATTGGTCCTTTACGCAAAGGTGAATTGAATAAATATGGGTATTCAATGTCTTTTCCAGAAAATAAAAGACATGCTGCTTTAAAAAAGGCAATTGAAGAATATGGTGCTCTTGGAGTATATCGCAAACTGGATGCTGTTTCTAAACTTACCGAAAGAACTATCCCAGAAGCGTCAAAAATTTACACCGCAGATAAAGATTGGATAAAAAGAAAGTTTTCTTTAAAAGCATTTTAAAAAGATATTATAGAAGAAGATGAAGACGAATGTTTTAGTTCTAACACTCGTAGCCTTGATTGTAATTTCACTTGTAGGAGTGTACCATATACCTTTTGGCTTACGTGGTGTCTTTAGTGAGGGATTTCAAGATACTGGCTCTATGCCAGAGAACACTATGCCGCCAGATAATGAATCATCTATGCCAACACCTCCTATGCCAACACCTCCTATGCCAACACCACCTATGCCAACACCTCCTATGCCAACACCTCCTACTGTAAATACCGCCGTACCTCCAGCCAAACCAGCGCCAATGAATGCTACAATGCCTAAGGCCCCCAAAGCGAATGTTCGTGCTCCCAAAAATAAAGGACCAATGAATGTTACAATCCCCGAGCCTCCTTCAAATCAAGCAACACTAAATGCGAATACTCCTAAAATGCCTGAAGAGTTCCAGAATGCTAGTCCCGCCATGAACCAAGCGATGCAACATAAAAATGCTGTAAAGGAAGGTTTCCGCACGAACTACGCTGAAGTATCTGGGGGTGCGAAGGATTCTTATGAACCTATCGGTGCTTTTGACGGAGTTGCTTTACCCACCGGCAATAACGTCTCTTCTTGGCGTTATACATCTCCCGATGAGCCTTTACTCGGTGCTCCTTTTGAACTAGGCAATGATTCGCTATTCATGTTTAAGAATAATCAATGTAAGCCTTCATGCTGCGGCTCTAGTTTAAGTTGCAGCGGTGGCTGTGTTTGCACCACACCTGACCAACGTCAGTTTATCGCTGGTCGTGGAGGAAATCGCACAAAGCCTGCTGAGGATTAGATATAAATAGATACTATTTAATAGTATTATATTTATAGAATAATGGGTAATACAGCATCGTGGTTTGAAGGACCTCAGGGGCCACGAGGGTATACTGGTAGTAACGGAGCTCAAGGAATACAAGGAATACAAGGACCACGTGGTTCTAATGGAGATAGAGGACCACCTGGTTCTAATGGAGATAAAGGACCACCTGGTTCTAATGGAATACAAGGACCTCCTGGTACAAATGGTAGAGATGGTAGAGATGGCAGAAATGGCAGAGATGGTATCTCTTCTCTTCCTATACCTCTAGGCACAGAAACTGTAACCCTTAAAGTTAATTCTGCTGGCGCTAGTGTTTATGATAATACTACAGTAAGATTTACAGGTCAAAATCAAATTGTTTATTCTGAAGAACAATACAATAGTTCTGCTAACAATACTTATTTACAATTTAATATTCCAGTAATGAACGATATTCTATCTGCGAACCTATCTGATAATATTATTGCCGGTCTAACAAATAATATCAATAATTTAGTATATGCGTTTAGATTTACATATAATTCAGATAATTCCACTAATTATACTATATTCAATAATAATAGTTTAACTGCTACATATTCAACCCCAACCACATTTTCTATATATATTATTAATAATCAGCTAACATATTTGGTAAATGGATTAGTATTTTATAGTGAAACAATTAACCCAACAATGTCGCTCAAACTATATATGACTGGTAATACTCGGCCTGGACTAACAACATTAAGTAATATAAAATTTTACCAAGTTGCTAGAATTACATCTTCTGTATTTTCAAGAAATGACTTTATGGAGCAAGCAGAGGCACCACTTATGGGACTTTTAGCAAGTGTAGGAGTTAATTCTGCCACTTATACTACTTATTTCAATAATCCCACAAATAGCAATATTAAGATTGCGCTTTTGAATGATGTATCAAATTGGCAAACTTCTAACGCACCTTTAACAATGGAGAAGGTGACAAAATTTAATCATTACTATACATGCTGGATAGAAGCGAATACACCATTAATTACAACAACTCTGCCATTTAGTTGTGCTAATTATTATGTTTCATCAGCAGCAGCACCAGCACCAGCACCAGCACCAGTACCAGAACCATACGAAGAATTTAGAAACTACACTTTCAAAGGAGCTTTACCAACATCGCGTCTTTTAGAACGAGATTATCATTCATATGATTAGAGAATGTATGATATAGCAATTATTGGATATGGAATAACTGGAATGTTAACTCTAGCTATTCTCCAACAAAACGGTTTCAATCTAAGCAAAGTATGTGTGATTGACCCATACTACGATGGTGGTGCTCTCATGCGTGAATATGGTAATGTAATAAGTAATACACCATTATCAAAACTTATTACTGCTTTACAAAGTATAAAACCAGAATATACTATTCCGGAAGAATATTCTAGTTATGATATAAATAAAATTACACCACTGTATCTTTTGACAAACATCATAAAAGATTTTACAAAGAGTTTTCTAAAAATAGTCGATACATATGAAACAAAAGTTATAAATATTAATAATGAGGAGAACTACACATTAGAGACAGAAAATGGTAACACTATTAAATCAAGAAGTATAATCTGTTGCCAAGGTTCTTCACCAAAGAAACTATCATGTGATATACCTATAATACCATTGCATGTGGCGTTAAATCGAGAAATTCTAAAACAATATGTAAAGCCAAATGATAAGATAATTCTTTTCGGAATAGCACACAGTGGTACTTTAATTTTAGAGAATCTTCATACATTAAATATTCAAACAACGGCTATATATAAAAGTAAAGTTCCTTTTTTATTCGCGAAGGATGGAGAATATGATGGAATAAAAGAAGAAGCAGAGCGTATAGCATCGCAAATATTAAACAATGAGTATACAAAACTAAAATTACTAAATATAAATGAAATTGATAAAGTTATTAAAGCGTCAAAAGAAGCTGATTGGGTAATATATAGCATCGGGTTTGAAGCGCAAAAAATAAGAGCAAATTTTGATATAACAAAATATAATTCTACGAATGGAAGAATATTTGGTATTGAAAAGGCATATGGATTTGGGATTGCCTATCCATCTTTAGCCCCGGATTCTATTCATGTAGATGTTGGAGTTCCTTCTTTTGTAGAACATATTCAAAAACAAATGGAAGAACTAAAAAAACTTCTTTATTAGATGGCCACAAATACGCCAAATAGTAGATTTGGTAATTACTATGAAAATATCACGAATAGCGCAAATTCATTAGTGAAGTCCGCAAATACTGCTGTAAAAAATATGGGTAATTCTATATCGAATGCAATACAATCAACTCCCCAAGCGATTAATAGTATGATTCCATTATCAAGTAATTCTAATAGTAAAAATAATAGTTTATTTGGATTACTAGGTAATAATAATGTAAAAGTAAATTCTCCAAATGTTTCTACAAATGTAAATTCTGGATATGCTCATAAATGGATGTGGCCTATATTTATATTTATCGCGATAAGTATTATAACAATTGTAATTATTGCAATGTATAAGGATAAAATTCTGGCAGGAATACATAACATAAATCAAAGAATTCGTGATGCATTTAATAAACAAACTACTCCTCCAATCGATGCTTCTAAACCACCAGACTCAGATGTAACAAATGCTCCAGTTCCTCCTCAAAACGAATTAAAAACAAAATCTATTCTTGATAAACTTATACCTTCAGGAAATTCAGAAGTTTTTAATGTAAGTAAAAATGAATTTTCATACTACGATGCGGAGCCATTATGTAGAGCATTAGGTGCTGAGTTGGCAACTTATGACCAAGTCAAAGAGGCATGGTCAAAAGGTGCTGATTGGTGTAACTATGGATGGGTGAAAGGACAAGCGGCTGTATATCCTATACAAGAAGATACTTACAAAAAAGTTCAATCAGGTCCAGAAGAAGATAGAAATTCTTGTGGAACTACTGGATTAAATGGTGGATTCTTTGATAATCCCGAACTCAAATTTGGTGTAAATTGTTATGGCGTAAAACCAGCACAGTCCGAGCATGATGAAGAAGTATTAATGAAACAAGGGCAGATACCTATGTCTGTGGCTTCATTAGCAGTGGATAGAAAGGTTCAAGAATTTAGGAAAGAAGCTGACCGTATGGGAGTACTCCCGTTCAATGAAGATAAGTGGCGAGCTGTATAATTCTTAAGAATTTTCAAACCGTGTAAATTTATAGTGGTTTGTAGCATTTAATTGATCTAATAAATATGGATCCATATTTTTTAGTTTATTCCCATATTCGTCATCTACATCACTATCCTCTAGATATTCCTTACATGCCATTGACTTTCTAATATCGATACATGTCCACATTAAAATCTGAATTTCTAGTTCAGCATCAACAAAAAAATTATTTGTACAATGATTCCACACTTTCCAAAATGTTTCCCAATCTGGATAATATAAATAATCATTGACAAATTCATTATCAAACGTAATATCACATGGTGATTTAAATTTATAAAATTTATTAAAATCTAAATGGAATAAAATTGTTGCAAGACTATTTTCAGTATATTCTTTTGACATTGAAAAAATATAGCCATTCTTTTTGATAAATGGAATAATTCCATTTGTTAGAAAAATATGAATTAATTTATTAATTGTTATTGCTCCATAGCGATGTGTAATAACTTCTTCATTTTGCCAAGAAGCAAATGTATTTTTTAAACTCATGCCAACATATATATTATAGAATGAAGACCACTTTAGACCTTAGGACCAGGTTGCTCAGGAAGTTGTGGAATCTTTTTTAGCTTCAGTGTTGTTTCAAAAGTTCTGTTTTCTTTTACAAATTTAATGATGTTAGTTGTATCATCACTAACTTTTTTACCTCGATAATAGGAATGTAATGATTCTTCCAATCCCTTAAATGATAGTGGATTTGTGTGCCGTTCTTCAACAACTTTTAGTTTCCCTCCAACAATTTGAATAATAGCATTTTGCATTTTATTATTTTTTAATTCATTAATAATTCTTGTTTCAAAATCATCACGTACAATTCTTGCATTGGTCGTTTGTTTTTGAAAATTTGATACTAGATTATCATAATGGACATAATTACGAATCAAATTAGCAATATCTTCCTTCTGTACAACTTGGTTATTCATTACTATATATAATTATTTCATTCAATTGAAAAATACGCCATAGAATACTATATTTTTGTAGAATACTATATTTTTGTAATATGATAATAAATAAATATAAAAATTGTTATAATACATACAATTAATATAATAAATAATACTGTCGTAAGGATAATATACGGAAACACTCGCTCCAATACATGATTTAGAATCGGGTCTATAATATATACTTGAATATGTTTTTTAGATTCATCATTACTAAGCATTAGAAAGGCCTTTTGAATAAAATTTTTTATTACATCATTTTTCTTTATAGAATCCATTTACTTAGATTGCCTAAAGATTTAAACATATAAAATCGCAGATGATATTTACAGTGCCTCAATGGAATCCCTCTAATAATTCTTACACGATTGAAATTAATACTAATATTTTTAACTATACTGAAATGCGGAGCATTACTTCCGGTGATGCTTTTTTTAGGACAGTTGATATAACATCAAATGAATTTCAAGAAATTATTAATACACTCTCACTAAAAATTAATGAAGATAGTAAATCATGGTTTGCATCCCCGATTAAACCCCATATTTTTATAAAGAAGGTATCTCATACATTTGATATAGTTCCACTTAATCTATATACCTACGGCAATTCATTTAAATTTACATGGATTCCTAAGTCTTTTGAAATAACACCAAAATCTTTTGAAATGAAGTGGAATTTAACATACGTAAAAATCAATGAAAGCACTACGACAACAAATCATATCGAATTTGCAGAAGACCTTGAATCAACTGAGCCTAGAACAATTGTTATTCAACAAAATGATATTATTGAAAATGTAGATATTCCATTTGATATTTCCGATAAAAATGTTCATCAAGTTTCTTCCCGAGCAATTCTAAAACAAAAGGTTCGACAGGCCAAACTAAGAGCAGCAATTGCAACAATGAAAGCTGAGAGAATGGCTGAAAAATACTTCCGACGCTATGGAGTTCAAACAGAATTAGGCTCCGATTCCGATATCTCCTTTGATTCTGAAGAAGATGAAACTGATGAAGAGGATTAACCCAAATTTAAGAACAAAGAATTCAAAAAATATACGCTTGTATTATTACAGAAGCAATATGGCAGGTAGTAAGAATTCTTTCGGAACAGTTGTCACTTTTGTATTAGTTGCTGGTGTCGTCGTAATAGGGCTAATGTTTTTACAGCCCAATCTATTTGTAAGCAAGCAGCGTGATGGGTTCCAGAGCACATTATCTGCGGCATCAAATTATTCTGCCTCCGCTGGTCAAAACGCTATTAACGGGCGTGTTCGTCAAGATGAAGTACAAGGTAATCCCGATGTAGTACCCAATTCTCCTTCCGGCCCTGCCGACTTTGGCAATGCTGATGCGCCTTCTGGCTGCTATCCCCGCGACCAATTAACACCCTCTGAGCTCTTACCCAAGGACGTTAATAGTGTGTGGGCCGAGCAAAACCCTATGGGTAATGGCTCACTGAAGGGCAAGAACTTTCTTTCCGCTGGTGCATTAATTGGCGTAAACACTGTTGGTCAGAGCTTACGCAATGCCAATTATCAACTCCGCTCTGAGCCCCCGAATCCCCAGGTCCCTGTTTCTGTTTTCCAGAACTCTACAATTGAGCCTGATGTAAATCGCCGCAGTCTTGAGATTGCTTAAATATATTGATAGTTAAATATATATTGATAGTTAAAAATACTATTAATATATATTATAAATTAGTAAAATGAATTTTAACCCAGTGAATGAAATTAAAAAACTCTTTGGTCTTGGTCAATACCCTTCAGTATATGTGACAAGCACAGTTGATAACAAAGATTATTTAGTTCGTGATATGCCTGATAAACAAGAAGCGGCAAATTTAATGGCAAAGGTGCGTATTAAATTATCAAATCTTAAAATTCATTTAGAACAAAAATATCCTGATAAGCCACAAGTAAAACAACTTATTACCAACTTTGAGGCAGACCCAAAACGCTTTTATGAATCAACACCAGATGCCGATCTAACAAGTTACAGTGTGAATAAAGGTGAATCCGTACATTTGTGTTTAAGACAGAGAGAAACGAATGATGAAAGTCTTGTTGACGAAAATGTGATTATGTTTGTTTCTATACATGAAATGGGTCATATGATTACAAAGTCAGTAGGTCACGGTGAAGATTTTTGGAACAACTTTGCATGGTTGATAAAGGAGGCAGAATCAATAGGCATTTATAAAGCACAAGACTTTAAAGCACATCCTGTAAAATATTGTGGTATGTCTATTACTGACCAACCAACATATGACGCAACGAAAATAGAAGGTTTCCGAGGGTCAAGATATTCTGAAGCAACGCATCATTAGGATAAAAGTGGCATAGTAAGTATATAGGGTAAAATAGATGGAATCTCCGACATATGAAGAAAAATTCCAAAATCTATTGAAATCAATTATAAGACCTAAATTGTTAACATCATTACAATATGATACATTTAAGATTATGTATAATGGCGAAGAGTTGGAAATCGATAATATATATCAAATAAATACAGTGAGTGATTTAAAATATGCTATTTATGAAAAGTTTAAACTAGAAGGATTTGCCGCACCTAACAACCAACTAATCTTCTATAAAAATAAAACATATATTGACGTATTAGATTTTTCTTGGAAAACATTATTACCAGCACCAGAATTTATAATTAGTGAAAAAGAACCAGTATTATCCAATTTTGTATCAAGCGATGGTTCTAAAAAAATTGTAGATATACAATTATATGATAATTTAATTATAAATAAACGTCTAAGAAATAATGTTTTACATTTATATTTTTACAAAGATTTAATAACTTTCTATAAAGGTGTACAGCCAATATCAGAAAAACAATATTATGGTAGAATTTACCCATATTTTCCCCATCTAAAAATGGGGAAATCATATCCTAATGAAGAAAATACGAACGCACTAAATACTAGATATTCGTTATTTAGTAAAAAATCAGAATATTTACGTAAAATTCAAGTGCTGCTACAAGAAGAAAATCCTATTATACCATTTTCATTTATTGGAATACGTTTTTTACGCTTATCATTTATTGATAATGATATTGAAGATGGAATTGAATCATTATTCTACGATATGGTTGCAAATGAAACACGTCCATATATTCGTCTAATACCATTTGGCTCTACACCTATTTCAAAAATACATTTAAAAGATGTAAATTTAAATATTCCTAGTGTATATAATCCTAATTTAATAAAGCAATGGAGCGATGAAAAAAGTCCTACACCAGAACGTGACTTTATATTAAGTAAAATTGCTTTAAAAACAACATTATTAAATTTACCTTATATATATCCTACAGTTCGTATTCTTGATGATGGCTCATTTGATTTAATTATAGAGCCACCAAAGGATGTAAGAAAAGTGGACCCTTATATGGACTTTGATAATTTCGTACCAGACTTACTCAATGGTATAGATATTATAAATAAAAACAAAATGATTCCAAATATTGGTTCTGGTAATTTCATTTTTGGTTTAAAACTTCCTACAGAAGTAACACTTACAAAGAAACAATTTGAAAAAAGACTACAATTATTCAAACCAATCTTTCAAGAAATTACACCACTACCGAATGAGCATCCTTTTATGATGTTACGTTATAAACTTGTTGATAATTATGTAACAGAAGATAATATATCTACATATTTAACACTTCTTTCAAACAAGAAGATTCTGAAAGGAGAAGCAACAGTACCTGAAATGATTAAATTAGTATCAGAAGAATTCCAATTAGATATGGATACTGCTAGACAAAAGGTGGAAAATTGGTGGAAAAATAAAGATGAGGTTCAGCCAAATATATCTGGTGAAACGAAAGAATATACGCCTTATAATAATCCTGGCATTGATATTGCAATACACCAGAAAAAATCAATCTATACTTTACATTTTACAAATGTCGACAGTATAGTTAATTTACAAAGAATATTAACAGCATTTGGATTAATATTTAGTTTAGATGATGACGCATTAAGTGTTTTACCAAAAGATACAAAGGTTTTTACTGCCGTCGAGCAACAAGTATCTCAATTAAATAGTGAAGATGAAGAAGAAGAAACTTATGAAGGAATTGAAGATGATGAATTAATGTTTCTTGGGCAAGAAGAAGTAACACATGAAGATATTGAGTCTATTAAAGAAAGTATTGCGAAAGATACTGTGCCAGTAGACCAAGAAGTACAAGGTGTAAGATTCAAAGAAGAAGTACAACCAGAAATAAAGAAACCAGAAGAAGAAGAAAAAGAAAAAGGTCTTGCTAAATTTTTTATTAATAAACTGAAAGAAGCAGATAAATCATTATTTGAGTATGATGTTACTCATCCATCTGATAAGGCATATGTCCAAATGTGTGCTGCAAATGATATGAGACAGCCAGCCGTGTTAAATCAAGACCAATATGCTGCTATGAGAGAAGAGTATGCGGAAGATGAAGATATTATATTTCAAGTATATCCTCTTCCAGAAGGAGAAAATGATATAGTAGATCCTCTCAGCGACCCTGATAATATTATAACAATCTTAAAATATGGCGGCTCAAATCCTCGTAGAGAAAATTATTATGTATGTAGTGAGTATTTTTGCACACGAGATGAAATTGTAGTTTTAAAGAAAGATTTTAAAGGAACGGCTCTAAGAAGACCTATTAAACAATCGGATGGCTCAATAAGAAAATCTAAACCAGAAAATACATGCCCATTTTGTATGGGTACTTTAGTAAAAAGTCGTAAAGACCCTGGTCGTGGTGAAACAGTTATACAACGAAGTCCTAAACCTAAATCTGATAAAAGACATGTATGGGTTAATTTTTTGAAGAAAACATCTCATCCCAATGGATTAAAGTTACCATGCTGTTTTGTTCGCCCTAGTATTATTACATTTAAAGATACTGAATCAGGGTTTTTAAAGAAAAAGAAACTAAGAAAAAATGAAAACGAAGATGAAGAAGTAGAAGAAATGCAAGAAACTCTAGAATCTGGTGTACCAATTATTGACTATAGTACAACATTATATAGAATAGATAAAAAGTATATTATTGGACTAACAGATAAATATTTACCACTAGAAATTGGTGATAGAGATGGACCACAAGTTGGAATTCTTCCTAAAGAATTAAATGAACTATTTGAACAGGACCCAACAAATATTATAACACGTGTAGGAAATCCTCAAAAAGTTCTACCAAATGCAAAAGGTTTTTTACGTGTAGGTGTGGAAAATAGAAATAGATATAAATATGACAGTTTCTTAGCGGCAATTGCACCATATTATTTAAGAAATTCAGCATATCAAATGAAAAGACGTATTTTAGATATTATGACACCGTCGCTGTTTGTAAATTTAAATTATGGTAATGCTGTATTAGAATTCTATAACCCCCAATATACTGTGAAAGAAATCACAAATCCTTCTATATGGGCTGATAAAAATTTAAATATAGAATATAGAGAAGATAGAAATGCTGAAGAAATTGATAGAATTATAAAATCATATTATAAATTTAAAAGTTTTCTTTTATCGGATACTTCTACAAAAGAATATAGACAGTTTGCATCTTTATTAGCACATCCAAGATTATTACAAGAAGGTAGACCAGGAATAAACTTTATTGTTATAGATATGAAAGAAGATGGAAATATTAATATTCGCTGCCCCCCATTTGGATTTAACAATGAATATATGGGTCATAACGATGTAGCATTCTTATTACATCATTATTCAGGTTCTTGGGAACCAATCGTATATGTCGACAATTTAATTACTGGATTAGAATCAAGACAGCCATACAGTTTAGTATTTCAATATGCGAATTATGCTTCATGGCCTAACATTGCCAAGAAAATATATGGCCAATATCAAAAAGCATGTAGTGGTCCAGCAAAAACAATATATAGTTCACAATCATATATTAAATCAACCGCCATGATATCATTATCGAGGGCGGAAAAATCCATATATAAAATTAAACAAAAAACTCAAAAGTTTAGTTTTGATGGTATATTACGCGATTCATACAATCATATTTCTGGTATAGTATGTTCAGAAAATAGAAGTGAAAAGCGTTTAAGTATTATAGTACCTATTGTGGATGATGGAATCATAGAAACATCTATCAATAAACAACTCTATATAAATTGGAATGATATTGAATACGAAAGTGCTGAAGATACTGCTCGTATTTACGCACAATATGTATTACCAGCATTTCCAAGATATTTAGGATATACTCCTACACATCTTGTAGTAAATTCTGAAAAAATTATTGTTGGGCTTCAACTGAAGAATTTACTATATATCCCAGTCGCAAAAGCAAAAACATCTCAATTAAATCTTCCAGTTGTTGAAATCGATGAATTTGAATGGGAAATAAATAGAGATATTATTTTTGGAACAGATGAAGAATACAAGGAAATAGAGAAGAAAATTTTAAATGAGCAAGACACAGAAGAAATTTACCAACATCTACGTATAACATTTTCAAATTGGTTAGAAACAAAAGGCTCTACTATAAAGACAAAACTTGAAGACGATATTATATTCAATTCAACAATATCTCTAAATGACAAACGTAAAAGACTTATAGTATTATTTGGTTCATTAATTCAATCATGGTTTAGTACAGAAACAAATGAGACAAAGCATGAATCTTTATTAAGAAAAGACTGTGAATTACAAACAAAAGAAACATGTAATGATAGATGTGTATTTACAACACAAGGTAAATGTAAATTACATATATCTGAAAAGTTTAAAGGTATAAATCTTGCAAATTATTTAATGTTGAAACTATTTGAAGAGTTACTGCGCTATGCAGAAAAACGTAGAGAAATATTTCAAAATGAAATATCAAAACTGGTTTTCTTAGATAAGCCTATACGTATTGGAGACCAGTATATAATACCAGAAAATTCTACAGAATGGTCTGATTTTTTAAGATTTACTTGGTCAAAAGATGTATCTGAAACACCTCATTTTTATGAAGAATTCTCTGCTCCTTCAGAAGTAATTAGTGGTCCTGAGGATATTTCTGAATTAACGGAATTACCCATTTCTATGAAAACAATTCTAAATCCAAATGACCCAAAAACGAATTTACTCAAATATTATGAAATAACAAGAGAGAAAAATCTAACTGACATTTTGGATGAATTAAATATAGATAGTAAATATGTTGGATATAATCCAGAGAAAGTAATATTTGGAACAGATGTTTTATTAAAGATGTATGGAATGAAGAAAACTGCGTTTATTCAAATAAATCTTCTTACAAAAGATTTTATAAAAGATAAAAATATAACTGCGATTGGTTTAAAAAATGCAGAAATAAAAAAAATATATGTAATTGTTATAACTCATAGCAGCAGCGGTTTTATTGTAAAAAACGCAAATGATATAACACTTCGTTTAGAGGACTTACCAGAAATTCTTAAACCCTCTAGTATTCCTCGATAAATGCGCATTCATCAATCGGCAATACAATCATCTTATTGAGATTCATATCGAGAGCACGTTTGCGACATTGAATCATATCTTCAACTTCTTCTTCAAGAATATTTAGACGAATAAGCCTATAGTTTTTATTATCAGGATGAATGATAACTAAACATAAATCAACAACATTGAGACCATAGAATTTCTCCAAGAAATATTTGTAAATATTTAATTGAAGAGTATAGTGCCAATAGTTACAATCTGGTAGATGCTTTACAGGACCATAGCCATTTCCAAAATCATTCTTTGTTTTGATTTCTTTCGAGCGTTTCCAATCATAAATAACATATCCTTTGAGTTTTTTGCTATAGAATACCATATCAATAGAGCCGCATAGTAGATATTCTTTCATCCATACTTCCCACTCGGAGCGATAAGGAACTAAGTCATTTTTCACATCATTCCAGAAATTCATAAAGTACTTCCATTCTATAGTTTTATAATTTTCAGGATCAATTTGGTCTTCAGAGCCGTGTAAATATTGTTCAATGGCCAAGTGCATAGCAGTTCCTTTTGCGGATGCTTCTTTGCCGGAATCATTCCATGTTTTCTTGATTTCTTCTGCCGACTTACCATACCAAACGCTAGAAGTCCATTTCTTCGATTTCATCATTTTCGCAATTGTTACATCTGCGTCGAAGTGTGGGAAGAACGCATGAATAAATCCAGTACATGAAATTACTTTGTCAGAAGACCCGTCAATGTAGTAGGTATGTGTTGGTTCATGGAATCGAATACTATCATCTCGAGGATGTTTATTTATAAACGAAAGCTTTTGCCAAGGTTGGGGCATATTACTAAAATGTAATATTACGCAGCCTTTAATTCATTTTTATATTATTTAAGCAGTACCTCTTCTACCAGCCTGGGGAGTCTTAGGCACACTAGAGGGCATGCGAGTATTACGGCTACTCTCTTGAGCGGTTTTTTGGGGAGCATCAACAAAAGGCTCACGCAGTTCAAGCGTGGCAATAAGGGTAAGAACTAGAATAGCTACAACTGGAAAGCATAATTTACGAAGAATCTTAGGAAGTTTCATCTATTAGCAGTTGATTTTTTTTATAGATTTAGGCAAAAGAATTATAATAATCCGTAGAGAGTTTATATTTTATTCTAATGAGTCATAACAAAACGGTTTACTTACAGTGTTTGGATAATCACGATTTACACAGTTATTATCAATAAAATCGTGATTATCGGGGCAGTTACAATTAATGGAAACCGGATACATCTTTGTGCCTTCCCAAGGAGGATATATGTTAGAATCCCATCTTCCAACACCTTGATAACTAGAAAATCCTTCTATTGATGCACTACGTAGCATTAAAAATATAAGAACTATTAATACCACCACTAAAGTTATTATTTGTATAGGCTTCATCTATATATTACATAGAGTATCCTGCCAGACTCATATACATTTTTCCTAGTTTATTATCACCTATAATTTTACCATCACTCTTATGGGACCCACCAAGATTACTAGAAGCCCCACGTGTAAAGAATAATAGATATTTATTATTCAAACGAGCGGCTTCAAGAATCTTTCGTAAACGAGCATCTTTCTTATATCTTTGTTCAACTGCGTATTGAAGTAACTCGTCTTTCTTCGCAACATACTTACTTTCATTATATACAGCTTTATACTTTTTGAAAGTGGCTGGCGTGGTATGCGCTTTCACTTCAGTACTTTCTTCTTTCAGAAATTCAAAGTCTTTATCTTCAGGAATTGCTTTCTTTAGCGCTTCTGTTTCTAGTAAACGTTTACGTACAAATCCTCTATGAATTGTACCATTATCACTAAACAGAGATTGAGCCAATTCAGGACTATTCGCCCCATATTTATACATCATACCTGCCATAAAATGTTCTATGGAAGGATATTCAATCGATTTATCTTCCATATCTTTGATGGGAAATGGCGCAGAAGGTGCTAGCCATCTTGCTGCACCTTTATCACCTATTTTCAGTTTCTTGTCATCGAGAGCAGCATCAATATAGAAGTTAATAATTTCATTCGACGCATACTGTCTTTGTATTGGTGCTGCCGAACCTTTTTCAACAGGAACTGTACGCTCTACAAGTCTAGCATCTGCGATTGCATTTTTAACACCTTCTACAATTTTTTCTTCTTGTTTGACAACTGGCATTACATCATCTTCTTTTTCAACAACTGTATTAAGTTTGCTAGGCTCAGCATCAGTATCAGCATCAGCATCTAAAGGAGCAACAACATTTACTTTAACACTCTTCTTACGAGTATTATTTACAATAGGAACATATTCTTCTTCGCCTTCTTCTTCTGCTAACGAAACTTCTTTTCTCTTGCGGAACATAAACCAGCGATTTAAGAATGAGAACTTCTTTACAGAATCTGCCATAATATAGTTCTTACCAATCTTCTTAGACATATCATATGATTCACTGAAGAGATTTGTGCTATGTTTGAGACCAACTTCTTTTAATTCATTTTCTGTTAGTAACTCCATACCATGTTCTTTCATGCGCTCAACAAAGTAGGGAAAGTTCACTAAATATTCATCGTGAGGAGAGCCAATACTAACAAAGTCAACATTAATCTTAAGACCTACACAATCTTCGTCATTACTTAATTCATCAATATCATAGTCTTTACGAAGATTCCAAATAATTGCGTCTTTCTCAACACCAGTTAAAACTCCACCCTTAGGAGTGTCTTTGAATAGATTAAAGATAGAAGCGCCATCGAAGCAGCATCCAACAAAATAACCTCCTAGTTTCAAACATTCACGAATATTGCGTAACACACCATCAAGAGATTCTTTATCTTTGAAGAAATAATGAAGAGCAAACATACATGACATTACATCAGCACCGCCTTTCAGATTTCCAGCGGCTTCATGGTCAATGTATGAAGGAATTGGACCAATAGGTGAATAACGACCAAATATACTGCGTATAATATCCCGTTCTTCGTCGGTTGAGCCAGCACGACCGTCAATAATTCTTTTTGAACTGTCACCAATCGCAAATACCATAGGAGGCACCGATGCTGCATTTCTATTACGCTCTTTAAAGTTCGCATACTGAGCATATGCTCCATTTTCAGGATTTGTAATATTATCACCCGCATAATCAATACCAAAGACAAATCCTACTTTGTTATTTGACCAGCGACGAATATCAGAGCCGGTTCCACACGCAATATCAAGAACAATTTTCTTCCCACCACGTAATGTAGGAGTATAGAGTACAATATCTTTAATATAATGGTTGTGAAAGTCGCGCATTCCTCGCACAAACGCAACATCTTCTATGGCTGCTTTACGCTCAAAGTATTTTAATACAACATTATCACGCGCTTCTGCTTTCGCAATGCTATTTTTCGTTTCATCTTCATTTGGCTGAGTACTACCAGAACGAATCATTGTTACAGTAATTGGCTCATGAATACTGCTCCATACACCATTCGCATTTTTTTCACCATTGAGTGTTCTTTCTAAAATACCTTTTTGAAATCTTTCAGTTTTATCGTGACGAATACGAAGAGGAATCCAACGCCAGCCACGAGGCATAGAAGTATCATACCGCATTTCAATAATACTCTTATCTTGGATTGGTTCATTATTATGTTCAGTTGCAACATAATCTTCTTGTGTAGCAGGGTCGAGTTTTACTTCGCCATAGCATACTGATGCCATAGAATCATAGAATTCTTTTGGATAAAAGGGGATTGCCTTATATTTATTGGAAGAAATATTATGTGTTTCTGCTTTGCGTTCATTGAGTAAAATATCACGAGGATTAAATGACTTGGAACGATTGCTTCCAACATATAAACGTAGCGTTTTGTAACGAATGGTTTCATTTGTTTCAGGATTAATACCAATTGTCACAAGGTCTTCTTTAGGATTATTAGGCATCTTTTCAAATCGAACTAGGAAATCAATTGTATTATCTTCAACAGGCTTCCATTTAAATTGCGAATAGAATGTCATGCCCGAATCAACAATATTCATCTCACTATTGTAACCAGGCAATGGAAGATTATTAGGAGTGAATATAAGACCATCTGTGTAATAAATACGATACGTATCCAATATCTTTGCAGCATTTTTAAAGATACTAAAATCATTTGGCTTTCCAAATAGGAATGTTTTCATAGATATTTGTAGTGTATTCTGAGCATTTAGATATGGAAGTAACTTTGTAGGTCCATCCCCTTTATTAAAAGCTTCAACCCACTTTTTTAGTTCGATATAACGAGTTTTTTCTTCATTTTCTTTATCATAAAATGGTAAATTACTTACAATCTTTTTATCAGCGGCGTAATAAATATCAAATACTAAGAATTGATTAATTGCTTCTTTTTTACTGGTACGTGTAACCCATTCACCATCAATAATAGATTCACGACAGAACTTCTGTTGTAAGCCGGTTCTATATACATTTAGACCCATATCAATAAGATAAAATTCTCCACTCGAATTTGTATATCCTAGACAACGAAGACCATCGGCCTTATCTGTTACATTATAGCCAGTGCGAATATTTGGGACATTATCTTCAACAACATCACTAAAATTTTGCTGCTGTAGTGTAACTGAGTAGCATCCAAGAAATTTATTGGATTTAATAAAATCTTTATAACTTGCAAGAACCTCTTCTTTCTTAGTTTTACGCATTAAAATACTACTCTTCTGAATACCACGAAGTACTTCACCAATACCTTTAATAAGACGCTTTAACGCAATCTCAACTGTATCACCTTCTTTACGCATTAACTCGACTTCCACTTCATATAAGTATGGGGCATTTGATATGTCTTGGTCAGTAAATTTACGCTGCCATTTAAATTCACCACTGGAACTGCGAGCAGTACTGCGAACAATTGATAAATCATAACGAATACCGCCATCGGGCTCTTCAAACGACCACCGACGCATCATACGAAACCCTTTTTTTTGGACCGGCCATTTTGAAAAGAGTTCTTTGATACGCTCTTCATCATTTGCCATTAGAATTTCACGACGTGTTTTTACACGAACCTCATACTCTTTGAAGTCAATTTGCGCATCAGCAGAAGCACGGTCTTTAATCATGGCAGCAAACGGTTTCCCAGATAATGTATCATCGCGGCAATATTGTTGAATAACACCCATACTTTGAATTGTAAAACGAACATGTTCTGGTGTCGTAATTGTCAAACGGTCTTCTTGTGATAACTCACGTAGACCTTTTGACCGCAGCCGTTGTGCTACTTGGAAGAATGTAGTAGCATCGACAGTTCCTCTTCCAAATGTGCTTTCCAGCTCATAATCTTGGTGCTCGAGCCAATTAGAAAGTTGTTTTTTCAAACTTTCTGTTTCAGCTTTATTTAGCTCCATTGTATATTCCTATAACTAGAAATAGACAATGCTTTAATCTAACAAACAACTTTTAGAATTCTAATCAATTTTATGTAAATTCATTATTAATGTGCCGGATTGATTGTCCTTTTCCAACCGCCGCACAATATTCATCTTTCTTTGCTTTTGCATTTAATAAAATATGAAAGGAAGATAATTGTTCCTTCAGTTCTTTTACAGTTCCTTCAGCCAATGGCCATTCATAACGATATCCTTCTTCAATTAAATCAAAAAACCACTTTTTAAAAAACCCACGTGCTTCTTCAACACCAGGCTTAATATAAACGCTGCGACATCCGTATGAAGCGAGATATACTGGGAATTCATTTGACCATGACCGTAGGTCTTTTGGAAAAGGAAGAATACGTTTCGAATTTTCATCAATTTCAGCATATTGAAATCCAAGAACATGGCATAAGGCTCTTGATAGTTCTGGAAAACTTTGCTGAGGTGATACTGCAGCTGTATCTAATGACTGTAATTCTTCAATCGCCTTTTTACGATTCCAACTACGACCTTTTAATTCAATTTGAAATTTTTCATTTAATGATACTAGATTTTCTCGGAGAATTGTCTTTCGTGTTAAAAAACTACCGGCCCTATATTCTGGATTTGTGTGCCAAAGATACAATGATACTGGGCCTGGAGGGTCTAGGGGAATAATACTTACTTTACCGGGACCAATTGTTGGCACTGGGTTATTATCATCACTGTCTGAAACTATTTTAATAGCAATAGGTTCAATACTAATATCTTTATTTTGATTCTGTTGTGTCCATTGAACAATTTGTTCAAGCATTTCCTTATTTAACTATAGTGCTGTAGGTTTAGACCAGAATTCTAGCTACTAATCCTAGCACTAATCCGTAAGGTTGTATAAAATTTCTTGCGCTCGCTTTTCTTCTTCTTCTCTTGATTCAAAATTCTTACGATTTTTCTTACAGAATTCTAAGAATTTAACAATTTGTTCAAAAACTTCTTTCTCAACTTTGCTCATATCAAAAAATATACCATTCGAATTTTCAGAAAAAAAACTATTTGATACTTTTAGTATTCTGAATATTTCTTCTTGCTCGGATTTATTGAGAATTTTTAAATCCTCTAATACTTGCTTCCGTAATTCGTAATCTTGTATTTCATTATAATTACTCATTTTCCTCTAAAATAAGTTCTTCATCTTCTTCTGCAACTGATTCCGCAGCATCAGCATCAGCATCAGCAGCATCGCCACCTTTTTCAACGAAGAGTCCAACACTAAGGATAGAATTGTCATTCACTTGGAATCGAGATTTCTTAATTTCAACTTTAATAATATTTCCAACATTTACAGAATCAAACTCTTCATTGCCAATATGTAAATCACGAGGAACAATTACACGAATAGCATTTTTATAATTCATGTATAAGCCCATTTTATTTTTACTAATGACTTCACCTTCAATTACAATTCCATCTGGAGGATTTAGCACACTTCCTTGAAGTTGAACGTAGAAGTTATAATCTCCAACAAAACGACCGTTTGTCGCTTTTCCAAGAGAACGAGATAGAATTTTTAGAGTATCTGCGAGTACAAAGCCATTTCGAGAACATTTATTCTCAAGACGAGTTTTTAGTTTATTTAGCAATAAATCATTAATGGATATAATTTCTTTTGAGAAATCACTTGGATTTAAAGATACTTGTTCTTCGAATACTACAGAATGTTCCATCTCTTACTATAGTAATAATAGTTTTCCTTAGATAACAATTTTTTTGTTTTTTTGCTTTGCTTCTAATCCTTGGATTTCGTTACCCTACCCCTATGTCCAGTTTTATAAGAAGATATAGGTCTATAAAACCAGCGTAAATTACGAACCTTCTTCTTATCCATCCAACGTAATATATATTCTTTTAAAGAGCAATATATATTTACATTTCTTATCTTTCTAATACCGCTTTCAGGACTAATAGATTCTTCATTTAAATCAAAATCGTTAATATGACTTTCTTTTAAAATTTTACCAACCGAATATAAAAACATTAAATGTTCTTTGGTAGCAGTATTGATTTTACATTCATTACCACCTTTTGGCTTTGTACCAACTTTGGCTGGAACATTTGTTTTGAATGTAACTTGCTTTGATTTAGGAACCATAAATCCATACATTGGACCAATGGTTTGCACATTTGCTTCAGGTAACATGTTATAGAAATCTTTTGTATCTTTATCAAGAATACGTTTTTCTGCTTCAAAGCATAATTTATTACCGCAATAATATTGGATATCATACGGTTCTGAATAGTTTAAGAATCGAAAGTACTTTCCACCTTGTATTATCTGCTCTTCAGCAACTTTAATTGTAACTTCATCACTTTTATTTGATAGTACAAATTGTTCTTGTGTAGTTAATAGATTATCCCATACATAATCTAAAAAGACATATGCCAGAATACTTCTATAATCGACATTATCTTTCATCGTTTTATACAACCAAATAATACTTTCTAAACTTTCAGCAGCACTTGCTTGGGCTGATTTAACTGTAAACTTTTTACTTAGCACATCTAGAATACTTTGTTGAATTGTAAGTTCTAAAGATCCTACTTGTATCTTTTTTGCCATAAGTAAAATAGTTTCCCAAAATTTATGGATAAACGACTTTTCTTCAGCAGATTCTTCAGATACAGGAACAATTGCTTCTTCTACTTTCACCTTTTCTCTTGATGGAGTAAAATCGTCAAGTTTTACGGGATAATTAGCAATACGCATTGCCAAAGGTATATCATCATAATTAATTTTAATAGGTTGAAATAAATAAAAACCATTTTTATATGTTAAATATCCTTCCTTTTTATTTACTACTAATCTGAATGATTTATTATTCACAATATCATGTAAAATACTATATAACGCTTCCACAGGGATGCCAGATAAATTATCAACTAAATCTTCAGCACGCATTAATAAAAGCCCTTCATCCTCTTCTTTTGTTTCAAAAAGTTTCTTAATCACTTTTTTAATCTGAGATTCTCTCCAACGAGCATCATATTCATCATATGTTAATGTACTTGTGTTATCAACATCAATATCAATAGGCTCAGCGCATGTGTATTTACATTCCATCCAATCACACATATTTGTATAATTCTGGTCGTTAATATTTACTTCATAATTATGTCCTTGGGCATCTGTTTGCTTTGAAACTGGAAGACCTTGAATAACATTCACATTGATATTTAAATTACAATCCAAAGCATATTGCTTAATAACTCTAGATACTTTGCCCATTTGTAAAGCTTTCATCATTCCTAAACGGTACATATACATATCAGCAGATTCTTTATTTGCTATTGTATTTACTAATAAATATATTGTTGTGTTTCTCTGGTCTTTTGGAATCTTTGGATGTACATGACTGCATGTACGAATTCCACGACCAAGAACTTGTTCCATTTTATTCAAGTGAAACCAACTATCTACAACATAAATTTCACGAATAAATTTCAAATCAATACCTTCACTTGCAACTTGAGAACCAATAATAACTTTAATATCTGCTCCATTATAGTTAGTAGAGGCTCTTTCAGCAACAACTGCTTCATTATTATTTGGACTAATATCTTTGCGACCAGTGAGTAATACATACTTTGCTGGAACAAAACTGTGGCTATTTGATTTATGTTCTTTTTCACGGGCTTCACATAGAGCACATTGACGACCAGAATCAAGTTGAACACCATCATATAATAAGCCTCTATCTCTTCCATAAGGGGTATATCCATTTGCTTCTAACGCAAGTGCTAAAGGTAAAGCGCCAGATTTAATAAAGCGACTGTAAACAAATACTGGACCTCTTGATTTACGAATATTCTTAATAACAAATGCGGACTTTGGCGAATAATTCACTAAGTTTGTATCTATTAACCATGTCGGCTTACCGAGTTTTGAACTAAATCTTGTGAAGTTACGAATACTATGAGTTCTATCGTCAAACGCGTTATCAAATCCTATATCACGAATTCTGGATTCAATACTCACATCTTCATCAACTGCTGGGTAAATCCAATTGCCAGATTGAACAATTGTATCGATACTATTAACACCTAATCCATATTGCTCAACGCTATCTTCTACAACTTTTACATATGTGCCATAGGTTTCTTCACCATACTTTACTGGAACAATTGGAAGACGTAATAAACGTTCTTTTTCAACATCGCTTAACTCGACAGCATTATTGTTCATCATTACACTTGGCCAAATATCGAGTTTAGGAGCTTTATGAGGATTTAGACGAATAGGAAATGATATTGGAGTTTCACCGCGCATATAACTGACATACGCTTTCACAACTCTGCCAAATATATCACGGCCTTCTGGTATAAAATCACCTTTCTGATTAAAGATATCAGACATTTTAAGTTCAGCGCGTTTATCGTTTTGAAGTAATAAATTTAATAAAAATATAATTTCTTGATAGTTATTGTACATAGGAGTCGCAGTTAATAATACAAGTTTCATATTTAATGCGTATTTGAGGACACGTGTTAAACTTGGCGTAAGTTTCTTGCCTTCTTGCGCATCACTTAACTCTGCTAAGCCACCAGGAGCGTCAAGATTTTCTTCTTCTTTTTCACCCGGAATATCACGTAAATTATGCGCCTCATCAATAATCATACACTTTCCAGAAAATTCGTTTCGTATAAGTTTAATTTCTTCTAATCTACGTATTTCAGGATCTTTGATATATGACGATATTCTAGCGACAATACGCTCAATGTATTTAGCAAGTTGTATATAACCCATAAATTCGTAACGAGAATTCATGAAAGTTTTCACCTTTTTTTCAATTATTTTCCTATCTTTCTCAAATTCAGTGCCTGTTAGTTGTAAATATAGATTGCCAGTACAACCTCTATGAACATTTGGAACACTCATATCATCAGATATAATTACATTATTAATGTCAAAAATTGTTCTTGTAAAATTAGGCTGAATATTAGGTGGTGCAACTATAAATACTTTTTTTCTAGGAAAAATATGTAAAAATGCTTCTGTGACTGATATTGCAGCACAACTTTTTCCTACCCCTACGCCATGGTACAATAGTACTGAGTTGTAGGGTGTTTTACCAGATAAATATGTACTAACAAATCTCTGAACAGGACTTATTTCAAAGTCTACACGTCCTTCGCATGTAGCCAAATCTTCAATCGATTCATACTTATTTTCAGCAAACTCTCTTTTATGAAATAATTTCATAAGAAAATTTTCATCTTCAACACTTGGATATAAACCATATTCTTCTTCAAAATCTATATCGTCAGGAAATAGTCCTCTTAATGTAAGCTCACTAAACATTAATTTTCTTCTAGATGGGTCAGTCTCAACTAACCACTGCTCTAATAATTCTTCCTTATTGGTTGCCATCTATAGATTATTAACAAGTTCGTAATGGACAATAGTTGCGCAATAAACTACTTGCCCGTAGCAATACTTCTTTCTTTTCAATGTTTTCAGGTCGTATTTTATCTAAACATTCTTCTAATGAGAACCATCCAATATCGCCAATTTCTTGAACCATATGGGTGTTTGTAGTATCGTACGTTACTTCTTTATTAGAATTATACATAAATATATAATATCTATGGCAATAATGTATATGATTACTTCCAAAAAATGTTTCACTCAAAGACTCTAAATTACGAATAAAAATAACATCTTTTTCATGAATACCAGTTTCTTCTTTTAGTTCACGTAATGCGCATTGTAGCTCGGATTCACGTGGGTCTCTTCGACCTTTCGGAAATCCCCATTCTGGAGAATGCCATTGTTTTGTTACAGTTTGAATCATAGATTCTAGTGATGGACTTCCACTACGAAGTGTATCAAATTTCTCTTTTGCAGATTCTTTATCATTTTTATACGATTGAGACTGCTCGCTCGGTGCTCCCCATAATTGATTCCATAACGTATCAAAATCTTGTGTTAGAATTTTAGTATGTTCTTCTGTTGTCATAGTATTAATATGATATTGAATATAATCAGTATCTGTTAATTTATATTTACCACGTATAATTTCAATAAATCCTAGACTGTCACGACGTTGTATCATTAAGTATTTCATATCTTTACTATAGTTTTCAAATCCCGATATAGAATTATCATTTTTTAGTAATTCCTTTGCTTGGTCAAATCCATCTGGAGTTTTAATAACGATACATCCATAACTCGTTATAGGAGCGATACAACTTTTAATATAATGACCATAAATGCCACAGTTTGTACAAAATAATGTTTTTTTTTGATTTTGATTTTTATTCATAATACTAAATTATTTATACAATTCTCGTTTAGACTGCTGAATATATATAATATAATTTATAAGATGAGATTACCTCCGAGCGTTTGGGGGCCATTTTTTTGGCATACAATTCATATCGCTGCTTTAGCATATCCCACAAAACCAAATTACGCAGAAAAAAAAGCAGCGAAAGAATTTTTTGAAAGTCTCCAATTTCTTTTACCGTGTCCAATCTGTAAAGAACATTTAAAAATACACCTACGGAAATATCCTATTACACCTCATTTAGACAGACGTGAAGATTTATTCAAATGGACTGTTATTCTACATAATGAGGTAAACATTTCTTTAAAGAAAGATACAATGACTGAACTAGAAGTATTATATTATTTAAAAAGACTTGGAGCACGAGGGACAAGTCCAGTAATTAATAAAGAGATGCTTGATGAAATTGATATGCGTTCTATGGTGAAAGGAGGATTTATTGGGGGAGCATTAGTTTTTACAACTGGACTTTGTATTTATTATTTCTCTAAACAAGATTAGTAATGGGCATAGATATAGAAGATTTATTTGAAGGCCTACAGATTCCAAAAGAAGAAACAAAACCCTTGAAAAAAGATGTTAAAAAAGTGATTGTAAAAGCAAAACTTAGCAATGAAGAAATGGAAGCAAAAGAAGGTATTTACTGTACAGAAAAAGACGCAGATAAAATATTTGATGAAGATGTTGATGTATATGTTGAAATGGCAGATGGAAAAGAAGAATTACTCGCTAAGTTTCGTAAAAATGTTATACCAAAAGAAACTATTAAACTTGGATATGAAGCATTTTATGAAACATCTGCTCCATCAAGAAATCGTGGTGCTGCTGCTGGACCGATTCAGCTAAAAAGCGCATACTGGAAAAAACGAAAGCCGGTGGAAGTAACAAAATGGTCTACCCGTTACATGCAAGATGGTAAAGTATCAAAAATGAAAGTAAATAATAATGTATTTAGTAGTGTTTTAGGATATTTTGAAGAAACACCATTTATGAAACTTCCTTGTAGACTAACATCCTACACGCAAAGATATTTTGAAAATTTTAAAAAAGGAACTCCCTTTATTCAGTATTTAAACAAGTGTTTTAAAGTTCTTACACCGAGCGAATACAAAAAACAATTAACTAGAGCAAAGAAACAACCAAAGTTTCGTATTGATGATACTGCTTTTTCATCTGTAACAATTAATCGTAATTTTAGAACCGCACTACATATGGATGCTGGTGATTTTAAAGAAGGATTTGGTAATTTGTCTGCTATTGAACGGGGTCAATATAGTGGCGGTTATACAATCTTTCCAAGATATAAAGTTGGTTTTAATGTACGCACTGGTGATTATCTTGCCATGAATGTACATGAGTTTCACTGTAATACTGAAATGACTGAAACAGAGTCGCAAAAAAAGTTTAATAAAAGTCTGCCAAAAATATATTTTCAAGACCCATCTACCGGCACATTAGGAGGTGAGAAGAATTTTAGTCGTATATCATTTGTATGCTATTTGAGAGAAGGTTTAATAGATTGTAAATCAAGTGAAGCAAGTGCATATTATAAAAGAATTGGATTTGATACAAAGAAAGGGGATTTACGTAAATACAATAAAACTCTTAAGAAGAAGTAGATGGAAGCATCAGCATATGCATCAAAAAATGTAACTGGTGCTGCTGTAACTAGTTCAATGTATTTATTTTACACCAGCCTTATAGCATTTCTTATATTTTTAATTATGTTTTTTATACATTATTTTTTCGTTCCTTTTTTACCTTCTATGTTTCCATCAAAACTAATTGTGCCAAATACTACTGGCAATGATGCTAAATATGATAGTGTATCATTATATGCAAATACACCTGCAAATAGCGATGAGAAAATGGATTTCACCCCAACTATAAAAAGTATATCTACTGATAAATTTACTTTATCATTTGATTGCTTCCTAAATGGTACATATTTATCAACCAACGTTCCACGTGTATTATTTTATTTCGGTGGAAATAAAATAGATAACATTAGTAATAGTAATTTCAAAGAATATAAAGGGGATTCTGAAGAAGAAACGCCAATGATTTTAAATTCTACAACGAGTGATTTATTAAATAAAATTACAGGGTCAAATTTTGTAATCTATGTTGACCCTGTTAAAAATGATATGAAGATAGGTGTATATACAGTTGATACTAGTTCTACAAAAGTAGATGTCATTAGCACTAAGCGAAGAAAAGCAGGGGGTTATGGAGATTCTAGACCTTCTGGAACCAATCTAGAAATTGCATCTATCATTAAGAATATACCAATTAATAAAGTATTCAAAGTTACTATGGTATTAACACGTGATTTTGTAGAGGTATATATGAATAAAAAACTTGTAGACACCTACAAGATTGGTTCATTATTAGGAAAAAATGTATCATTAAATTCTGTTGGAGCAAACTACGGTATTTATACACCAATAGGGTTTATTGGTAATACAGTAAAAATAGGCAAAGTACAATTTTATAATGGAGCATTAACTAGTGTTCAAATACGCGATTTAATTCCAGATGTAGCTCAAAATACCTTTTTTAATCCTTGATAAATTAGATGGAAATATATGTATTTATTTCATTAATAATAATAATTCTCATATTTTTAATATTAGTGTTTATCCCTATCCCGTTTACTGGATTAAGTGTACAAGATAATAAAAATTATCCATTAAATACTACAAATACAATATTTAGTTCCAGTACTTTTCAAGATAAAGGTTCTTGCAGTTTTCAAGGATTCTTTTATTTAGAAAGTCTTCAAAAAACTGGAACTGCGACACCGTGTACTACTTCGGCTTCTGACCCGACTTTACCAAATTGTAATACCGGTCGTTATTCATTGTGCGCATGTGGAGGGGTCAGTGGAACTGATTGCTCTACATGTACTCATCAAGGATATATACCTCTAATTAATCTTAATCATAATGTTATTGTTCTTGAAGCACTTGGTGCTCCCGATGCAAGTCGCCAAGGTAAAGCATCCGTTCAGTTAACAATTAAAACACAGTCTTCTGGTGCCATTGAAGATGCTTCTGGTGATAAATTAAATCCTGTAAAATACGCAAAAGATATTTCAGGCCCTCATACTGGTGATGAAAATAGTGATTTATATATTGAAACATTTGTACTACCTCCTTTACCGTTTCAAAAATGGACAATGGTTACTATAAGTCGTGAAGGTAGAAGATTTGATATATACTATAATAGCACTCTCGTATTATCAAAGCATACGACCGCGAATGTGTACCCTACTGTAATAGATAAAACAATCAAAGTGGGTCACTCTGCAATAAATGGCGCATGTGGATTTTTTAGCATACATGATACAATTCAAAGCGCGAAAGCAATAGAAACTCAGTATAATTCTTTAACAACTACAAAGGGCTCTCCATTATTTAATAATAATCCCCCCGACATCGCATTTACAAAGTTATCATTAGACCGTTTATCCAGTGGTTCCGGTGTTCCAAATATGCCTTCATTATGTTCTTCTGGAGATTGTATTAATTCTCCACGAGTTGCGCCAGCAAAACCATATTATAATTGGGATACAAATTACGCATAATTCTATATAGAGAGAAGAATGCAAGCGGCCCAGCAAGTTGTCAGAAAAAATATTAATCCATTACGTCGTTTTGGGGTTAATGCATTAATATATCTGGTAACAATTGTCGTAGTAGCAGTATTTATTTATTTTATTTATAAATATATTACTGGCGGCTCTACTTTACAACAGAATGTTGTTCTAGCAGATAAGGTTGTCGCAAATGATGATAAAACTCCTAAAAATAATATTAAAATTCCTTCAGGAATATACGATGGTGGAGAATTCACATTAAATTTCTGGATATATGTGTCAGGCTATAACTATCGCCAAGGTTCTAGAAAACATTTAGTGGAAATATACTCTACTGGAACGAGTGGAAATCCCTTTTCTACAATTCTAGTCGCGCTAGGAGCGTTCAAGCCTACTTTAATGGTTAGAGCACATACAATGCCTTCCGATAGCAGCGTATCTGGTGCTGCTCGCAATTACGGTATAGCAGATTGCTCTGGAAGTAACGCGGATGATTGCTCTGGTGGAACCCCAATGGATTTCCATAAATTAACTGATACCAATTATAGTCCTCAAAACAATGTAAATGATAATTCACTCTTTAGAAGTGATATGACACAATTTTTCAAACCTATGCAAGTGGATGAGCCATCAAGTACATGTGATGTCAAAGATGTATCCTTACAAAAGTGGCTAAACGTATGTATTACTATGAGTGGCAAAACACTTGATATATATCTTGATGGTAAGTTAATAAAAACATGTGTATATAAAAATTTTTTCAAGGTTGATAGTGCGAATGGTACAGCTCTTCGTTATTTACAAGGCGGTGGGTTTGATGGATATTTCTCTAGATTACAAGTGTTTAATAGTGTATTAAATCCCGATGAGATTTATAAGACATATATGGCAGGGCCAACTGGGTCAAGTCCAGCAAATGACCCGGTGTCATTTATTAAATATATTTTTACTGGTTAAATATAGTAAAATAGGATGTCAAGTGTAGCTGGAGAAATTGCATTAGGCTTAGGTATAACTGCACTTGCTGGTGCTGCATTTTATGTAGTTCAATCTGTATTTAATATGGCATCAACAGTTCAGAATAGATATTTAAACGTTCTACCATATACTGCTTCTTCAGAAGACGGGCAAGTTATTATATATCAAGACCCTAAAGTATATTCTGATGCCAAAACAATTATCCCATCCGACAATGAAAGAACAGGCATTGAATTTTCGTATAGTTTTTACTTAGTTGTGTATGAACCTACATTTGATAATACAGGCAATGATACTCTCAAATGTGTGTTTTATAAAGGAAATGATAATAATCCTTGGCCTTTATTATCTCCCGGTGTATTTGTAAAAAATACTACTAATACATTACGCATTGTATTAGGAAGTTTTAATGACCCTTATAAACATATTGATGTTGAAAATATTCCAATTAAAAAATGGTTTCATGTAGTATTAAATTATAAAAAATCAGCACTTGAAGTTTACGTAAATGGTAGATTAGTAAATAAGATAATATATGAGGATGCGCTTCCTTATAATAACTATGGCAATATTAACATATTTAGCAGTGCAACAAAATCAGTACATTTACCAAATAATAAAACAATTTCATTTAATGGTTCTATAAATGGTAAAATTAGCAATTTAACCTATACCCGGTATGCTCTGTCATTTACTGAAATTCAACAACTGTTCAATAAAGGTCCATCAAATACTACAAAAGCTGCGGCCAATGTTGAACTTCCACCATATTTAGCAGATTCTTGGTGGACGAATCAATAATTCCATGCCCATCTAAATAAATGAAACAACTTATTGTAGCATAAACAGATGACTGGAGGTGGTTTATTAACCCTTGTCGCATATGGACAACAAAATGTTCTTCTAAGCGGCAATCCACAGATGACCTATTTTTATAAAGCATTTCGTCGTTATTCCCATTTTTCTATGGAAAATGTAACAACGGCTCTAGAAGGCCCTTCCGAGCTTTCGTACGATCAAACAATTCGATTACGTGTAAAGATTGAACGTGTTGGTGATTTAGTTTCAGATATGTATTTTAGTTTTCGTATTCCTGATATATATAGTAAATATATAACTCCAGACCCTACAAAATCATTTAATTCTCAAACAGAATTTCAATGGACTCGTTATTTAGGAGCTGCAATTATTCAAAATGTTGGATTTTATGTGGGTGGCCAGAAGATTCAAGAATTTGATGGAAGTTATATTATGAGTCGTGCTCTTTTAGATTACGATAAGGATAAGTTACAAAAATGGAAAAATCTTATTGGAGATACTCCAGAATTAACAAGTCCAGCAAATAGTTTATATGGTGGCGGACTAATAAATCAAGGATATCCAACTGTATTAAATAATACTACTTCTACTGGAGCACAATTTAATAGACCATCCATTTTTGGACGTGATATTCATGTACCTCTTCCATTTTGGTTTACAGAACATACGTCACAAAGTTTGCCTTTGGTTGGATTACAGTATCATGATTGTGAAGTTCAAATTACACTCAATCCAATTAATGAATTATATAGTATTCTTGATGCTTCTGGATTTCGTGTTGCTCCAGGATTTTCAGTAAATTCTGACATAACTAGTATTCAAACAAATATACCAACATACGCAAATATAGCAGATACAACAAATGTACAGATGAAGAATTTTTTAGTAGATTGGGCTTATAATACACCAAATTTTAATAACTGGCCACTAAATGCTAGAATTCAAACAACCTATATATATCTTACAGATAATGATAGAAAAGTATTTGCTTCTTCACCACTATCCTATTTATATCAAGAAGTAAGAATGTTCCCATTTTTAGGACTTTATAACAGACAAATTCTTGATGTAGAATGTCATAATCCCGTATCAAGATTATTATTTATATCAAGAAGGTCTGATACAACCTATAGAAATGATTTTAATAATTTAACAAATTGGTTCAACTATCCTACGCCACCATTTGTACCAACACCAGGAGCATCACAATACTTACAAAATTACAATTCTTCAGGTCTTCTAATACCACAAGGACAAATTGAAACATTACGTGCAATCCGTATCTTAGCAGATGGTAATGAAATTCAGCAAGAAAAACCGATAGACTACTTTACAAGAATTACACCATTTCGTAGCCTAACGGGTGATTCTGATCATTTAATACCGGTTTATAGTTTTAGTTTACATTCACCAACAAGTCAGCCAGCAGGTAGTATTAATACGTCAAGAATTAGAAATTTTCAAGTAGAAGTTGACGTATATCCATTACCATTAAATACAACATACACATATAATTTATATTTATACGTCGAAAGTTATAATTTCTTTGAGGTTACCGCTGGAATGGGAGGAAAAAGATTTGCTGTGTAAAGTAGTATGAATGCAATAGATGTTAGTGGTGTTATAAATTCTCTGGATCCAACTACACCGGCTATAATGGCATCACAGCAAATGGCTTCTAGTTTGGGTGGAGGATTAGGTGGTGTGGCTTTATCTATGCCTGGCATTGGACCTTCATTTGTGAAATTATTAAATAACATCGGTGACAGTATACGTGGTTCTTTCAATTATATTAAATCAAGAACACCAGGTGCTATTGCCAAAGCAAATAGTACTGCTGATAATTCTGGTAATAAAGTAGTTGAAACAACAACACAAAAAGTAGAAGCTTCTTTTAGCTATTTCTTTTCAAAAGTATTTTCACAAACACTTTATATTATAATTTTTATAGTTGTTTTAATTCTGGCACTTGTAGGCTCATCTCTTGCTGCAAATTATATAGGCGTTGGTAGACCATTGGGATATTACATTTATTACATGATGTATGGGTTTATTCTATTTCCAATAGCAATCCCAATTGCGATGTCTAAACATTATAGAACAGGTGACCCATTATTTTATGCGATTTGGGCACCTATTGCACAAGGAAAGTTTGGTATATTTTCATATGATATTAGTCATAATATATCAAAAATTACATCAAGTGCTACTGGTAAACCTTTAATACCATTACAAGGGTTGAAGCATTCAAAAGTAAGCCAGTTAATACCGCCTAAATAATTAAAACTAATTCTATAAAGAATGACAGATAAAGTAAAAGGTTTACCATCATTTCCTTTTGTCAGCATAGTGACACCTACTTACAACAGAAAACGGTTTATTATACATTTAATAGAATGTTATAAGTCGCAGACATATCCAAAGGATAGAATGGAATGGGTTATTTATGATGATGGCACTGAGCCTGTTGAAGAGCTTTTTAAGAATTTACCATTTCCAAATGTACGTTACATTTACAATGATGAAAAACAGAATATTGGTTATAAAAGAAACATCTTAAATAGAGAATCGAAGGGAGATATTATTATATCAATGGATGATGATGATTATTATCCTCCAGAACGTGTAGCCCACGTAGTAAATAGATTTAGAGCTCAGCCCAAGATACAACTTGCTGGCTCTTCTGAAATTTATATGTTTTATACTGATATACAAACTATTTATAAACTAGGACCTTATCACCCAAACCATGCGACAAATGGAACAATGGCTTGGCTTCGGGTGTATGCAGAAAATCATAAATACGATGAAACAGTTACGCATGCAGAAGAAAAATCCTATTTAGAAAATTATTCTCACCCCATGATTCAACTTGACCCTTATAAAACACTATTGGTTATGAGTCACACTGAGAATACATTCGATAAGAAAAAAATGCGAGAACAAGAAAATCAATTTGTTAAAAAAACAAACATGAAATTAAAGGATTTTATTAAGGATTCTAAGTTAAGAGATTTCTATAAAAATGCCTAAACATACAAAACATCTATTATTAAGAAAAATATGAGTGACCAATCTGCTTTAAGCATATTACATCAAGCATTTACTAATAGTTTAGAAGATGATGATTTAAAAACATATACACCGATAGATTCACTAAAAGTTGGATTGCGAAGACATCAACATGCAGTAATTGACCGAATGAGTGAATATGAAAATAGTTCATTAAATGGTAAGACAATAGGAAATAGTAAACTATTTTGTAAATATGGTATACTAGGGGATTCAGTAGGAGTTGGTAAAACTTTTATGGTATTAGGGCATATTGGACTTATAAAGACACATAGAAATGTAATAGATTTTCCTAACTTTAATACACAGAGTAATAAAAATATGTACAGTTTAGAAAGTCATATAATAAAAGACATTTCTAATGTTGGATGTTTAATTATTGTTCCACATACGTTATTTCGTCAATGGTCGGATGAAATAACAACAAAGACGAGCCTAAAAGTTGCATTAATGAAGACAAAGAAGAATGTGTGGAGTGATAAATTTATGAGTGAAGTAAAAGGCGCAGATTTAGTTCTTATTAGTAATACACTCTTCAAGGAGTTGTATGTTAGGTCACAAGAATTAAATTTATTTTGGAATCGTATCTATATTGATGAGGCAGATACAGTAGAGCTAACTTCTTCACTTTTAAGAAATCCTTTGCCTACCAATTTTATTTGGCTTATTACTGCAAGTTTCAGTCATTTACTTTTTCCAAATCATTATCATTTGTACATTTATAATTCTACTTATAATAATTTCAAACTAAAGAATACAATATCTCCAGAAATGGACGCATTTCTACAACAAACAAATAGACCAAATCAACAACTCTTTTATTTAACCGTCTATACACGTTCATCAAAATATTTAAATGAGATTTTAAATGGCTTACATCCTTTACGAGGACATAGTATAATCCGTTGCTCTAAAGATTTTATAAATAAATCAATATCATTACCGCAACTCTTTTCAAAGATTATTATGTGTAAACCTTCACTAAGTCATACATTAGTGTATGATGTGATTAGCCCTTCTGTAAGACAATTATTAAATGCCGGTGATGTAAAATCTGCATTAGAGCAACTTGGTGTTAAAACAGAAAATAATCAATCATTAATTGAAGCAGTAAATGAAAGCAAAATAAAAGAGTTAGAACGGCTAGAAAAGACATATGAATTTAAACAGTCACTAGAATATTCAAGTGTTCAAATTAAAGAGCAGTCTCTCAACAATCTTAAAGATAAAATTAATCATTTGAAAGAACAAATGAAAAGTTTGAAAGAACGAGTTGAAAACTATAAAAATGATGTGTGTCCAATTTGCTACGATGAACCAAATGATGCTGTTTTAACAGCATGCTGCTCTAGAGTATTCTGTGCCTTATGTGTACTACAAAGCATTGCTCGTAATCCTACTTGTCCATTATGCAGAACAAATATGGGTCCAGCTTCTCTTAAGAAACTTACAACAGAAAATGTAATAGTTTCAAATGCTATGGAAGTTGAAGATGTAAATCAGCCAAAGAAGAAAATAGATTCTTTTTTTGAAATTATTGAAAATAGTCCAAAAGGAAAATTCTTAGTATTTAGCCGATTTGATAATTCTTTTTTTCAAGTTCTAGAAGGTTGTAAAGAACGTAATTTAATAGCAAAAGAACTGAAAGGTTCAAAAGATATGATTGCTTCTACACTAAAGAATTTTAAAGAAGGAAATATTAATATACTTGTAATGAACACTCTTCAGATGGGTGCTGGATTAAATATAACGGAAGCGTCACATGTTATTTTGCTTCATAGTATGACGCATGAAGAAGAAAAACAAATTTTAGGAAGAGCATATCGTGTTGGAAGAACAAATGAATTACATTTTATTAAACTTTTATATCCGGATGAAATCACTTAATATTATTATACATAGTTTCCAATGATATCGCTTCATATCTTTTCACTTTATCAGGTTTCAATCCAGCTTCTTTTACTTTCAATTGTGCATACATTGGAGTTAAACGGATAGGAACTTTGTATTCCGTTGAAATCTCGCACAGAAGTTTCCACGCATTAAACATTGCACTTTGTTTTGTTAAAACCGGAGTATAATTTAAATTTTCACATTCTGGAACTTTAGAATTAGGTTTTAGAGGCAATTCTTCAGACAATCTTAAACTAATATTTTTTAGTTTTAATTGAAGACTTAATGGTAGAATCGACCAGCATTGGTAGAAAAATGCCCAGAAATCACCTTCGTCACTTTTGTAATATGCTTTAAAAAATGACGAGTATATTTTCCATGCTTCGTGATTATTCCCTAAACTACTATTGATACGTTCTGGAATATTTTCTAAACTAATCAAACTTGCTAAATTGCCTTCATTATTTTCAATATCTAAATCTAACATTGGATCCCAAGTTTCCCATAGTGCCCACCAAGCAACTGGTTTTACGCCTTCAGGAATATCAAAAACCTCTTCTCTAAAACTCTCAATGCCTTGAAATTGTCTTTGTAGAACTCTTAAATCGCCGGAATAGTTTTCTGGAGGGTTATGTCCAAGCCAATTAAATATTCTATCTTTTGACGGAGGCCCTACCTTAAATGTTAAGCATAGTTTTGCAATTTGCTGTAATACTCTAGAATCTAGAGTGTTGCTAATTAATATTAATGGGCGACCAGATTTACACTCATCACTTTTTAAATATGATAGTAATTCTGATAATCCACCTTTTTCTCCATTACTTAGACCATCAATCTCATCTAATAGTATTCCAATTCCACCTTTCTCACCATTTTCCATCATTTGAAGAATACCACCTTCTTTTAGTAATGGTAGAATCGTTTTACGAAATGATGCTCCAGAACGTGTATGACTTGCGTTAAATTCGATCGTTTTTAAATTAGATTCTTTAAACATGCGATGAGCAATTGTAGTTTTTCCTACACCAGGATTTCCCAGTAATAAAACAGCGGAATAATCTCTTTTTTTAATCCATTGTTTTATTTTATATTCAATATCTGGATGTAAACAAACAGATTTCTCTAGCATAATTATTTAGAGAGATTATTGTTTAGACGGTCGCTGGTCTTGGTATTGTATTATTATATGTTTTACCGCCATCCCATATTCCTTCAAATGTTAGTCCGTATGTTTTACAATCTGCAACAATAGCATCTCTACGATCATTATTATCACTTATATCTAAATGTAAATTGAATTGCATCTGGGTAGTTGGAGTAGATTGTCCAGCAGCAGTATTTGGATTATAATATTTTAAAGATTGCCCTGGTGATACGCCAACGGTATCAACGCAATAATGTTGGCCAGTGGTGCTTTTATACAAGGATAAATAATCGGGGCAGATATTTATAGAAGGTGGCCACTTCATTGGTACTGTTTGTTGAATATAATTACCTGTATAGCCAAAGAATTGTATTCCAAATAGAATAAATAATACTAACATGCCAATTGTAGCAATACTAGCGCTTAAGTATTTATTAAAAAGTGCTAAACTAAAAAATGTTCCAGGTATTACTATAAATGCGGCAAAAATAAAGAAAATAAAGGAAAGATCCATTCTACTTAATATCATAAATATTTATATCATAAACATTTATTTTATTTTATTTTTTATTTTATAACTAACATGATAAAGATATGGAAGAAGTTAGGGAACGCTCTCTAAATCAGAGATTTAGAGAGTGCCGAAACTTCAGAGAAGTTAGGGAACGCTCTCTAAATCAGAGATTTAGAGAGTGCCGAAACCTTCAGAGAAGGTTAGGTTCTGACCTCTAAATCAGAGATTTAGAGGGTTCCGAAACTTCGGAGAAGTTAGGGAACGCTCTCTAAATCAGAGATTTAGAGAGTGCCGAACTGCACGACGGGCGCAGGGGCACCGCCACCCTCGTAGCCGAGCTCAATGTAGCCAGTGAGGTAGTCAGCGTTGGGGTATGTGCCCAGATTCTGGCCAGCCACGCCGAAGGTGGAGGCACCAGTGGAGGGTCTGGGGCCGGCGTTGGGTACAACGAGCTGAATCTTGCGGAAGTAGCGATTGGAAGAGACTACATTCTTACCAATATCCTTGAGGAGAGCACCAGGGGCTACAAGGGAAGAGAGGTAAGGGCTGTTGGTACCTAAACCGGCGGTGTTGTTAATCCACGCCCACTGGGCGGTGGAGAAGGTGGCAGTGCCGGCAGTGGGGTTATAGGCATAGATGACACCGTTGAGGGAGCTGATGCTCATGAAGTGGGAAGGGGCGTTCTGGCGAGTACGGGAGGGGATGGAGGACATATTATACCTTGTATTTAGAAAATATTTTTGATTAAATTGTAAAATATTTTTTAGACACCGGTGATAGGATGAATTTTGCCGAACTCAATAAATCAAAAGAGGAAGATTTACGTGGTCTTCCAAATACAACCGAAGGAACCAAATTCCAAAATCAAAACGGCCGTGTTACTTTTGGCCCATCCTTTGATTCTGCCGGATCGTCTGCTGCTCCTCCCGGATTTAAACATCAAACCGAAGTTGAAAAGAATTTCATAGATGATATGTTACGAGGAAATTGGGAACAGAATGATTTAAGCCGTGCTTTCTTTTCATCTGAAAATATCCGTGGTATTCAAAACGCTATTCGAAAAAGCGTGTTTGAGAAAAGCGGGGATAAAAAATATATAATTGATGATCAATCTGTAGATGAATTAAAGATTATTATGAGAGGTATATTTTATCAATATGCTCGTAACCTTGATTCAAATATTAAAGAACAAATTGTTGATTTAAATCAAAAAGTAATTGATTGGTCTGTACCTCATGTATTAAGCGCAGTAGACCATTATCATTATTACATTAACGATATTAGCCACATGCCAGTTCCCATGCAACAACCTCAAAATATTAGCCGTGCCGGTACTCGCAGCCTTCCCACAAATCCTTTTGTATAAAAAACATACTTAAAACTTTATTACTATTATTAATTATGGGGAGTAAAATCCCCATACAGTTTGCGTAGCTCAGTTGGTTAGAGCATCGGCCTTATATGCCGAAAGTCGACGGTTCAATCCCGCCCGTGAACATTGGTTAGCCATTTGAATTCTGTTATGGATTCAAATGGCTTTTTTTGCTTTCTTAGTCTTCACAGTAACTTCACTATTCAACAGTGCTAGACGCTCTTTTTTCATGCTAGCCCAAGCAGTCTCAAACTCATCAATCTCGCGTAACCACATTTGTGCTGCAGTTGTATTCTCCAACTGCTTTAGCAACTCTTGTGCTTTCATCACAGCCTTCTCAGCATCTTCAATCGCAGTCGCTTTCACTCGGTCCATACGCAGACGCAGTAGATACTCATAAGAATCTACGTTATCAGGCTCAGTCATATTAGTAATTGCTGGAAGACTATGCTTCTTCATGATACTTACAATCTCGTCATCTTTCTTACGTCTCAAGTCAATAGTGTTGTTCAAAACGCCCGTAAGAAACCGTGCTTTCGCATCCGCCTCCAATGCGTCCTTTCTCAATGTATCAATCTCTTTCTGACGACGCTCTTCGTATTTAATAAGACGCTCTACATAGAACTCTTCAATCATATCACCAACACACTCATACTTCTTGATTTTCATGTCGCTTGTAAAGGCAACCATATTTGTTGTGCGCCAAGTGCTCGCCAGTTTGAAACGCTTTTCAAACTCAAACATATTCTCTTTTGCATCATCGTAATAATCGGGGTCTAGATACAAGTCAAAGCGAATATCTACGTGATTATACAAATCTTCGTAATTACGTAGCACAGGCTTCTTTGATTCTTTATCATTCGCATCACACATTTCTTCTAGGAACTCTTTGTAGTCAGTCGTCCAAGTGCCAATTGGCAACTCAGTAACACTAACCATCTTTTTCGTATCGTCAAATGTATAAATACCTTTTGTAATCCATACACCATTATCAGAATGCTGAACAGCACCCTTAAAGCCTAGCCAGTATGGGCGTAGAGCAATATTGTTAATTGTATCACGTTTTCCAGACAAGCGGTCTTTGAGTAGATTTACAACATCTGCGGGGTCATGAGGAGGCACATCTGTACTAAATCCTGTACCAATGCCAATACAACCATTTACAACTAGCATTGGAAGCACGGGATAATACGTCTCAGGCTCTACAATAAAGCCATCATCATCAATATGTTTAAGAATACATGCATCCTCTTTTCGGTAAATCTTCTCAACAATTGACTCTAGATGAGTGTGAATGTATCGAGGAGAAGCAGAGTCCTTACCACCAAGAAGACGAGAGCCAAACTGGCCGACTGGCGCAAGCAAATTGATATTGTTTGCACCAACAAATGTTTGGGCAAGTGAGATAATCGCCATATTGAGAGAAGCCTCACCGTGGTGATATGAAGCATGCTCGGATACATAACCAGCAAGTTGTGCAACACGTACTTCTGCTTTTAGATTGCGTTTCAAACAACCAAATAGAATCTTTCGCTGAGATGGCTTGAACCCATCCATTACGCTTGGAAGAGACCTAATATTATCACCATTACTAAAATGGATGAGTTCGTCATGAATGAAACTGCTGTAATCTACTTTACTATCTTTTACAGTTACACAGCGCTTAGAATCATAATTACTGAGCCACTTTTTGCGGTCATCCGCTCGTTTCTTATTGAATGCAAGTGAGAAGTTCTCATCTGTTTCTTTGTCGTAACAATACTTGATTTCATGAAGATTGCGGAACCAATCTTGAGCCTCTTCAGGGGTAGACGTGCCCAACCCTTTGTAGTACTTCAGATGCCAGCTCTTAAAACCATCACCTTGCTGCGTCTTCCACTTATCAAACTCTTGCGCTGTGTAGAACGATAGAATAGTATTCTTTTTACTTGCTTTTAGCAAAGGAGTAGCAAGAGAGCAAATGAAATTACTCTTCATGAGTTCAGGCCACTCGGCGTGGAATAAATTCATTAGAAGACCCTTAATATGAGAGCCATCTAAATCTTGGTCGGCCATCACCATGATACGACCATAGCGAAGACTTTTGGAATCATTGTATTTCTTCCGCTGCTCTAAACCTAGAATCTTCTTGATTGCAGTTAGCTCTTCATTCTTTGAAAACTTCTCTTGCGAAATATCACGAACATTTAGTAACTTACCTCGCAATGGAAATACACCCCAAAACTCACGGCCTACCACTTTGAGACCAGAGATAGCAGAAGTAGCAGCTGAATCTCCTTCCGTTAGAATGAGAGTGCAATCATTACTCTTTGATGTGCCGGCATGTAGAGCATCTACTAGTTTGGGCATTCCACGCAGCGTCTTCTTTTTCGTTCCATCTGTTTTCTTCGCATCTTTCACAGCCTTTGATTCCAGAATGCTCTGCGCCTCTTCTAGAAGCCCAATCTTAATTAAGCCTTCTGCAAGTTTCGGCGATGGCTTGAACTGAGAGCCAAACTTAGTAGCGGGTGTTGTAAGCGTCTCTTTTGTTTGGGAATCAAACGAAGGATTTACAATGGTAGAATTCACAAAGAGAAGAACACTGTCTTTGAGTTGGGATGGCTTAATATCAACCTTCTTCTTTTTCGCGAGTTCGCAGAACTCTCCCATGAGATTTTTAAATACATTCTCAACGTGCTTACCACCCTTCTTGGTATTAATACCATTGACAAAACTAATCTGTTTCTCATCAGGAAGAATAGCATCATCTTGGAACAAATTGCGCACTAAAATAGCGGCAACTTCCCAGCGCTCTGAGCAACGCTCATACGCAATATTTTTCTCGTTTTGCATAAAGAGTTTTACATATTTTTCAAAGGTATTTGTTTTAATTTCAGAGTTGTTGAAACTCACTTTCACGTCTTTGCCGGCGAGAGAAGCAATTTCAAGAACACGAGTTTGGAAGATTTGCTTCATGTCATCGATTAGGTCATTGTCTTTAAAAGCGCCTTGGAAACGGCTTACATCAGGTGAAAAGACAACCTTTACAAAGCCTTTGTTTACATCCTTAATGTTGCTTACTTTGATACAAGGCTTCTCACACTTTGACATGTTCTCTTTCCAGCACTGAGAGTACAACTTTCCATTGCTAGTGCTACGAGTTTCTACTTCAAACTTCGTACTAAAGATATTAGCAAGCTTTGCTCCATAGCCATTCTTACCACCAACAATCTTCTCTTCTTCTTTGTTATAGTTACCAGAGGTTAGAAGATGACCAAAGATAAGCTCTGGCGCATAAATACCAGTGTCTTTATGGACCTCAATAGGAATACCATCGCCATCGTTTTTTACGCTAATAGTATAGATACCATTTACTAGGCCGCAAGTTACATCAATGTGTTTCACATTGTTTGAGCGAACCATTGCGTCACGGGCATTTACAAGAACTTCATCGAAAATCTTGTAAAGGCCAGGATTAAAATATACAACTTTGAATGCCATCTTTTCAGAATCAGAGTTGTAAACCCACCGCATGTCTTCAATTGTCTCTACCGAGCTTACATATGTATCGGGAAGCTCCAAAATATGCTCACGGTGAGTATGCTTCTTATATACAGAAGACATGTTTCTAATAATAGTAAGGGTGGGGGTTTAGGTTTTAATTTTTTTACTTTTTTACAAGAATTAGTAATTTATCATTATCCCACCCTGGAGAGTATTTATTCGCATGCTCAGTAATAATGAAACTAATAAATGAAAATTCATCTTTGATATCTTTTAGAATATCTTCATAAGAAGATTCTGGTTCTTTACGGTCTACATCCTCAATAATAATCATACCACCAGAACGAAGATGTTTTAATCCTTCATGAATAATTCTATGTTGGTCATTTGGATTATGGCTAGAATCATCAAGTAACACATCTAAATTACCTTCAGTACTTTCTAACGCAGATTTAACACTTTGTTCTTGTATAACATCCATAAAAATAAATGTATTGTTTGGTCCAGTTATTCTTTTAGAATGATCTAAAAAGTTTTGGTCACGGTCAAAGAAATAGAAGGTGCCATTTTCAAAATACTTATTCCACATTAATACACTTGCTCCTCCAGCGATACCTATTTCTGCAAAGCGTATAGGTTTTGATTTATATTGCGCCAATAACATATTGTATACTGGTGTATAAGGATGACGATGTCCACCAGTATTATATGGTGATTTATCTGCGCCAGTGATACTTCCAATAATACATAATGGTGTAGGACAATTTGTAGAATCAATTACAAGTGTTGGAATCATCTGAATTTTATTCTGATTTACTTTTAGATGGGTTCATACTACCAACCAGTATCTTATTTAAGAGGTGGTAAAAGAAAAACACGTAAAATAAAGGGTGGATTTCTTCCGTCTATCATGGGAAATGTAGTAGGTGCTGGAAGATTTATGCTACCACTTGCTTTACATCAAGGTTATAGATTATTAAATAAAACAAAAAAACGAAAGTCTAAGACAAAGAAGATGCGTAAAAACAACAAATAGTAACCTAAAGTTTTACAATACCATATTTTTAGAGGATGTCTGTAGCAAAGGCGAATGCAAATGGAAATCTATTTGAAATCAAAACTGTTCAGTCTGGGGCGTTTCGTTCATTAATTGAGGCGGTCAAAGAGATTGTTACGGAGGCAAATTTAGAGTTTTCTCCAGAGGGAATTAAGGTTGTAAATGTGGATGAAACCCATACGGTATTAGTGTATCTAAAACTCTTTGCCGACCGCTTTGAGAGTTTTTTCTGCCCCAAGAAATACATTCTGGGTGTAAATATGATTTATCTATTCAAGCTTATAAAAACTATGGGAAATAATGATTCTCTAACTCTTTATCTTCCCGAGTCAAATCCTAACAAGCTGGGTATTCGTATGGAGAATTCTGAGAAATCTACGGTGACAAACTACTTTCTGAAACTTTTTGATACAGATGTGGAAGATATTAAGATTCCTTCAATTTCATTCACTTCTATTATTCATATGCCTTCTTCTGACTTACAAAAGCATTGCCGCGATATGAATGCTCTCGGTGAGAAATTAGATATCGAGATTACCAGTATGGGGTCTGATTTAATCTTTCGATGTATGGGTGATTTCGCTGAGCAAGAAACTGTAATCAGCGAAAACAACTCGACTATGAGAGTACAGAAGACTGCAAGCTCTACAAATGAAATTGTACAGGGTATTTTCCAACTCAAGCATTTAGTTGTATTTACAAAATGTACTAGTTTATGCCCTAGCATAGAGTTATGCTTAAGAAACGATTATCCATTAATTCTTAAATACACTGTTGCAAATCTTGGCGAGATTCGTTTAGTACTAGCACCTATGAAAAATAAGGCTGAGAATTAATTCAATTCAATCATCTTGTAATTCAAATATGTAGCAAATACTGACCAACCTAAATATGGTATTAATAATAAACTTGCTAATCCGTTGTATTTATACAATACAGTTATTTGTGATATTAATAAAAGACATAAAGCGATTAATGTAAAGAGAGCAAGTGGCCAGTTTTGAAGATAAAAGAAAAAGAAAGTCCATAAGAAATTTAAAATCATATTAAGTGCGAATATGGTATTAATGGATGGATACTTGGATGCTTGAGTCCATGAATAGACATATAGTAAATATATAAGCGTCCATGCTATAGAAAACGCATATCCTGGTGGATACCATGATGGTTTTTTAGACTTTTTATATTTATCTTTTTCTAAACCTGTTATTGTAAAATAAGAAGCAGCACCAGCAACAATTGCAACCATGGCAAAATAAAATCTATAATCACCTTCAAACATTATCTACAATCTGGTGATAAATTTATCATTTTTAAGAATGCCGTATTAGCGCCAAATATATAATGTAACACTTCCCCTAATACAAAAAAACCCAATAAGGATTTCCAAAAGTCTATATTATATGCTTTTGATATTACATATGCGCCAATAATTGTTAAAACAATATCTACGACTGATAAACCAAATAGACGAATACTATGTACTCCTTTATTAGGTTCTCCTAATATATTTGCGTATGGGCAAGGCATTCTATTATGCATTCACATCTTTTTCTCAACATGAGGAGTATACATAACATCCTCATATGAAATTGCTTCTTCCAAGCACTGTAAATTCATTTTAGAATGAAACTTATCACAATCTTTATTCCAAATTTTAATAATAAAATATCCTACTTGCTGATTTGCACCAAATCCTTGTAATTTAGGGGAAATACTAATACCATTTACTTTATCTTCAGTATTTAGCATTGATTTATCCAACATACACGCAAGTGTATACATTTTAAACACTTTAATACCATTGTCGCCTAATCCGCGAATACTATAACTACCACCACGAATATTATTAAAATTCTCCCAAAGTGGAGGAATACTGCCTTTCATCCAAAAGAACATACCAGCTTTAATTTTATCACCCAACTCTTTGAAAATAGATAGTACATCACGAGCTGTTTTTACAGTCGCTACTTTTTCAAATGAATCTATCGACCATCTCTTTTCTCTCGATGGGTGATAATATAAGGTCCAAAACCCCGTTGGGAATTCTTGGTCCAACCCAACGGATTGAAGGCTCATACTTATTATATATAATTATGGTTTAATACCTTTTTAATTTTTAATGAAACATGTAAAATTCCAGCTTTCTGTAAAAATACATTTTGTATATTCATTCACATCGGTATCTAAATAGTTTATTTTCCACGCCTTGGTTCTATCCAATACAATTCCAGAATTATAAGCCCATACTTCCATTACTTGTTGCAAAGACGGATAACCATAATTCGCAGATTCAATCTTTAAAGAATCTATAAAATCATCTAGATTTATCTTTGTAGTATCATGTATTAGTGTTGCACTTAGAACCGGAAGTCGTTTTGTAGACCTATCATTACTTATTGCTTGATAAAATGTATTTGTATGTCTATTAAATTTCCAAACTATAACGCCAGAGTTAGTACTATGAGTATTTACAAATGACGATAAGTATGCTGAAGGATTATTATGAAAAAATACTAAATCATTTGAATCACTAAGTTTTGAAATAGTATCATAATAATATGTAGAATTCTTGGTTACCAAATTATAAGTATTTGTTATGAAAGATATAATTGGCATACCGTAATGAAAAAAATAGTAACGAATATTAATCATTCTATATTATAATTCTAAGTCATTTTAGGCTCAATTCTATCTGGAACATTTGCTACAGGTGCTGCAAGAGCGGGTAATATATTTGTAGTGGCATGTGGTAATTGAGGTATAACAGTTGGTTTTAAAGCGGATGGAGAGTTCTCTTGAATACCGATAACATATCCAGCAATTACTAGACAAATAGGGGCTAATAGTAATATATAAGCAAGAATATCAAGATTTTTCTGTGATAAAAAAACCATTAAAAGTACTGAAGGTATTGCTATTAATGATGTAAAAATTACAGTTCCATAAAATCTATTATGTAAATTAACGACAATAGAACCAAAAAATATTGCCGATGTTATTAGTGCGGGATAATATATAGGCATCTACTTATACAATCTTTTTGATTTTCTGTTTTGCATCATCCCAGATACCAAGTGGCTCGCTTAGAGCACCCTCTTCATCCATACGATACACCTTATTCTCAGGGTCGCGGTATAGAGTCATGTTCTTATATTCGAATTCCTCAAGTTCAAGGCTTGACTCTTCAACTTCTTCTTCGACTTCTTCCTCCTCAACTTCTTCCTCCACTTCTTCCTCCTCTTCTTCCTCCTCGACTTCTTTGTCAACACTGACCACTTTCACATCATTATCAACACGCAGCTCTGGCATAGGCTCATAAGGACTTGTAATAGAAGGTGCCGCATTACGTTCCATAGATGTAATCTTAGTTAGAAGATTTGTAAGAGTATCATTAAAACGATATAGCGTAGATTTTAGATGGTCAATTTCTAGACTCTGATTCGCAATAGTATCACGAAGACTTTTATAATCATCTTCTTTGCTTGAATTCATTGTAATCATACTCTCAAGCATATCGAGACGGGCATTGATAGCATTCTTAGTCTCACGAATAATGTCACGATAAGAAACTTCCATTTTAATACCATTTTATGGAAATTTTTTAAAACCAATTTTTTTAAATTTTTACCTACTTCTTGTTCTTTACTTCCAAATTCATACATGAATCAAGAGTACTTTCGCGGTCCTTCAATGGTTTTGACCTCTTAAGACGAAGGCCCTCCTCAGCCTTCTGAATCTTATCATAAGGTAATAGGGTGATATTACTCTTCATTGTAGTATCATAAAAATCAATAGGCTTAGTATCAATAGAACCAATAATACTGACCATGGGAGGAATATGTAAATCAACACGAACTTTCTTTGATTGTAGAGTTGCGCGATAACTATCAATTGTTAGAGGTCCACCAAAGAGTTGTAGGCTTTCACGAGGAGGCGCTGGATAAATCCTACCTTTACCATCAACATCATAGATTCTGTACAATAGAGCCATACGGTCCCAACGAATATGAGGGTCTAGTGATTCTTTTAGTAAATAAGACATACCGCATTCTGCGCTGCAAAAATTACCATATACTTTATAAATTCCGCCACGCTCGGACTCTGGAATAATAATTGGTTGATTTGTAAAACTATGAGAGCACCAATAGCAAGCGACATGTGTAGATTCTGGAAGTTTCTGGGTAGTATTTGAATTCGCAAACTCAATCATCAATTCGCATTTGCTAAATACTTGAAGAGGACGATTCTCAATAGGAATATCGCTGTGTGTTTCATCGTATTTTAGAGTGACTTCTTCAGGCTTCTGAGAAATATCTTTGCGCTCTTCTTCAATAACACCTTCCGTCATAGCAAAATTATCATCTGCCATTGGATCATATGGCTCTGGCTGATTTGGTGGCTGAGGGTCGTAACGAAGTTGCTGGTCAGGAAATACGATTTCATTGGAATGAATTTCAAGATGTGCAATAAGAGGTTTACGAGGCTCTGGATTAAAATTACCTTCAATGCCATCTGGTGTAACAACTGCCACAACTTGAATAGGCTTTTTTGATTTACGTTTTGTTACGGGCTTTTCTACTGGCACCGTGTTATCTAAAAGAACCTTCTTACGAGGGGCCATTTACTAAGTAATTTCAATCTTAAAGTTTTAGGTCCTATTATATTACAGGGCTTAAAACTGTTAAAAAACTTCTAAGTACTATATAGAATGCCTACACTTCCAGAAATATCTGTAACAAAGAAAAAACTTAATAAGGAGGATATTGATAAATTAAATAAATTATCATCTATAATGTTAAATAAAATGAATGGTGGCGCAAAAAAGAAAAGTAAAACACGTAAGATATCTAAAAGACGCTAAATATTATTTGGATTATATTCATATTCACTATTTGTTTCATTATCGTCATATATTAATTTAATATCTTCTGGAAGTCTTGGTATATTTCTTTCTTTTATTGAAGTAGATTTAATACTAAGAAGTTTAAGACTTGTTGGAATTTTAGGTAATTTTTCAATTAATTTACAGTTATCTATATCTAAATGTTCTAGTTTTGGTGGAAGTTTAGGTAAATTTTTAATTTTATTATTTTGTAATTCTAAATATAATAGTGAAGATGGTAGTTTTGATATAGTATTTATATTAATACAACCATTACAATATAAAAATTGTAGTCCATCAGGTATTCCATCTAAACTTTCTATTAATGTGTTAGAGCAATTTAGTTTAATTAAAGTGTTTGGAAGATTTCCAAGACTTTTTACTTTGTTATTAGGACATCTTAATTCAATTAAATTTGGTGGTAAATTATCCAGTGATTCTAGTGATTCATTGTCCCATAAATTAAGATACTTTACATTGTTTGGTAATTCAGGTATAGTAATTAAATCTAAACCGTGTAATTCTAAGTATTCATCTTCATTTGCTTCTTTTACCCATTTTTTAATGACATTCTCCAGTTTTAATTTATTTGCAATATCATAATCTTCTTTTTTTGCAGTTGTATAAATAAAATCGTCAGACTCTTCATTTAAATCATGAGATTCTTCAAACTTCTTAGATAATTCTATAATTTGAAAAAAACCTGTTTTTTTATTAATAGCAGCATGATACCCTTTAAAACCACTTGCACTTGTTAAATCATCCATAACTTCTTCTAAATCTAATCTATTATATTCCATAACGTGAAAATGTATGTAATTTAAATTTTCTTTGTTATCATCTATATAAATTGAAAAATCTTCTATTTGTTCTTTTTTCTGTGGCTCTATTTCTTTTCTTGGATACAATACAATTTCAGGAATACCAATTGTTTCATGAGCATCTTTATATAATTTATAATACTTATTATAATATTTACTAGTATTACTATCTTTTGATATTAATTGTTTTAAAGATTTTGCATCTGTTTGTGGTATTCCTAACATGCCAACAATCGATTTATCTTTTACTATATCGAAATCAATACATGAATCATATAATCTTCCTTTTTCAATACATACTGATTCTATTTTATCACATGAAATAATACCACCTCTCTTTTCAAACCTATCACTTCTTACATAAGAAGATGGCTTTATAAGATTTATTAATTTGACATCTCTTGTTAATATAAATATACAAATGTACTTATATAGTTTAACAATCTCAGCAACAAAAGGATATGGGTAAAAGAAAACATTAAAGTTAGGATACAAACAATATGTAGAATTTATAGATAATATTCCAGCAAAATCACCAGTTAAGTCGGCGATACTAGTTACACCACGAAATAGTAGTGTTCCTTTTGGAATTGTTGTCGTAACATATGGTTTCTCCATTCCCTACTGGTCTAAACATTCTTTTTTTTTCTATTTAGATGAACTTTGAGGGACTACCTCATAGAGTAAAAACAATATTTGAAATGATGATAAAAGAACCAAATCTTCGTAAACATATATTATTAACCGGTCCGCCAGGTTCTGGCAAAACTAGTTCAGCCAAATTATTTGTGGAAGCTCTATATGGTAATGATTCTATTAATACTAAATTTTCAAGAGCACTTTTTTTAAATTCAAGTGATGAGCGTGGTTTAGAAGCGGTTCGTTCAAGAGTATATCCATTCATACGTTCATCGCTTCATATTCTTTTCCAAAGCAATATTGAAGACAAACCCAAAATTATTATTTTTGACGAAGCAGAAACTCTTACAGACCAAGCACAAATGGCTCTTAGACCTTTGTTAGATGAAGACCCCAAGAAAGTAATTATTATTTTTTTATGTAATTCTATATCAAGAATTCATCAATCCATTGTCCATAAATTTTTAGTATTACATCTTGAATCTTCTCCACCACTTGACTTTAATAATCGTTATACAAAACTTCTTAATACAAATAAAAATGCTATATCAAATATTGACATATTATTTCGTCGAGGAGATATTCGTTATTTTTTACTAAATCCAGAAAAACGAGAAGAGTGTAAAAAACTATGGAAAACACTTCTTCATGCTAGAAAATGTGATTTACAAAACATATTTACACAGATAAATAAACAATGGATGTTTCATGAAATAGCAATGTTTCTTTTTTTTATGGCGCATCTATTAAATTTAATTAATGAAAATGCTACTAAAGATATTATTCAATATACAGATTCTGATTTTTTAAAGATGTGCCCTCATGAAACTCATATTTCATTATTATGTAATTGGTTTGAGAAATATATTATTTTACCATTGGAAAATATTTAGTTTATACTGTTTTTACATTAGGGACTTTCATTTTTTTAATAGGGTTATATAATAAGGCATAGAATGGGTAATATATAGATGGCGCAATAAATACTAATATAGCATAAAAGAATTTCATACCACCGCTTGTGCCAATATAGTTATTATAGTTCCAAGATAATGATATAGCACCACCAGTGTATATTAAAGAGATTAGTACCATAGAAATAACTAGAATAACCATTCCTGACGTAAGTGTGGAACTATCTGTAGTAGCATTCGTAAAACGTTCAAGTGTTTTGAAATTTCTTAAAGCAAATAATTCAAGTAACATCTAATGTAAAAATATAAAAAAATTAAAAAGCCTTAAGCCTATAATTAAGTATTTTAAAATGGACCCTTCAAATCTAAAATTTACTCCTTTGAGGATTTCGACTCTTGTAACGACAGGACATCTTGGCACAGTTTTAAATCTTGGAAAGTTGTTCGAGCAATTTCATCTTTATGCAATTCCAATTGGGTATCCAGATGAAGGATTCTTAAAAATTGAATATGGCGAGAAAGCAATTGGTTATTCTTCTCGTGATATTCTCTCAAAACGAAAAGTATCAAAAAATTCATTCTTTAATCAGTCTACAATTGTTGTCCGTAAATATAAAGAAGATAATTCTGGTTTTAAAGAAGTAAATGTAAAACTATTTGCAAATGGTGGTTTTCAGATGACAGGTATTACATCTGAAAAATATTCAAGAAATATTCTAACATGGCTAATTAATATTCTAAACAATCTTCCAAACAAAATTGCTACTAGTGACTTATCTGTTACTAAGTTTTCAGTACAGTTGCTAAATAGCGACTATAAAATGAATTCTCTTGTCCGTCGAGATGAGCTGCATAGAGTTCTTGTAAATCAGTATAAACTATTTAGCACTCTTGAAACGACTATTTATCAAGGTATTAACACTAAATACTATTATAATGAAAAGTCGGTCAGAAAGAATGGTATTTGTTGGTGTGAACGACCGTGTAATGGACAAGGTGATGGAAAGGAACTTGGTAATTGTAAGCGTATTACAATTGCGATTTTCCAAACGGGTAGTGTAATTATTACCGGCGCAAGAAATCAAGAGCAACTTGATGAGTCTTATGAATTTATCAATAAGGTTCTGAAAGAGCATTCGTGTGAAACTCTAAAACCGCATGCTGCGTGAAATATTAAAAATGTGTTTCCGGATTGACCTTAGAAAAGATGTCAACTCAGCCTGCTACTCAGAATGAAATTGTTCCTTCGGCACAAGCGTTAAGCCACGCGGCGCGTATTGCTATCCAGCAAGATAAGCCTATTATGCTTGATTATTATGTAGATACGGCTGAAAATAAAGCCTTCATGGGTGAAGATACCGACACGAAGGAGAAGATGCTCATTAAGTCCAATGAGGAGTTTACGAGCCTGATTCAGAAGGTCTACAAGGTTCAAGAAGACTTTATTGTTCTCACCGAGAACAGTCTGTATATTATTTCTGGCAAGGTCCAGAAGCGTCGTATTCAGGCAAAGGCTCTAAAGGAGAGATATGAGTAAACAAAAATATCTTTTTAATATAGAATGGCCAAAAATAAGCGTAACATGAAGAGAAGAACGCACCGCAAGGGAACACGTACATCTCGTCGCAAGATGCGCGGCGGCCAACTGATGGGTTCTAATGTTGGTGATAATACCATGAATGATGCTTCCAAATTAAATCTAGAGCAAGGAAATCAGTATGGAGCAATGCACAAAGATCAACATGGCGGTCAAGCAAATGTTGGCTATACCGGCGTACTTCCCAATGATATGCGTGCTGCTGCCCGCGTTGGTCAAATGGGAGGAATGACTCGCGTTGGTCCAATGGGTCAAATGGGAGGCATGGCTCCCGTCGGTGATACAGGTATGTTAGAAGCCGGCTTACGTGAAGCGGCTCGCATTCAGCCATTAGATGCTTCAACCACTGAAATTGCTGGAATGAGAGACCAAGGTGGCGGTGGTCGTAGAAAGAGTAAGAAAAGTATGCGTAAGGGAAGTATGCGTAAGGGAAGTATGCGTAAGTCTAGAACTACCATGCGTAAGTGTTATCGCAAGAACATGAGAGGGGGTATGGCGGATGTTGGCTCTCCCTATATGCTTTTACCTGTTGATATGGAAAGACAAGCAGTAAGCGGGATGAACCCCGAAATGAAACTTGCTGAAGATCCGAATGCTTTTAGCCCTCTTAAGCATTAAATAACTTCTTAAATTCTTCGTGATGAGTTTCTAGAATTTTCTTTTCATCTTCACTAATAATCACATCAACTTTCAATACAAAGTTGCCAAATAGTTTGGAATAACGTTTTGGCATACCTTCATTTAATACTGTGATAGTATCACTATTCATAGTACCCATCGGAATCTTAATCTCAAAACCATTTGGATACTTCGGATGATTTCTAACAGTATAAGAAGTTCCTAGAATACTCTCTTTAAAAGATATATTACACATTCCGTGTAAATCTTCACCACTACGGCTAACATCAATGGACTCATCGGCTTCTTGGAAAAATATATGTACATCACCCGGTTCTTGATAATTTATATCATCGCTACATTCATTCTGGAAGAGACGAGAATCTCCTTTTTTCATTCCAGCTTCAATGTTAATATCTAAAACCTTTTCTTGTGTAAATGTTTTTTTACCACTGCATGTTGAACATCTTGTAGTACCTTTTTTACCCTTTCCACTACAATGGTCGCATGGGCCACGGCTTGTCGCCATCATACCAGGGCCTACCATCATCATTTGTTCAAGGATTCCACGACCATGGCAACGATCGCAATTACTAAAATTCCCGAATCCTTCACCTTTACATCCAGCACAAAACTTCTGACGATCGAACTGTATTTTTAGTTGCTTACCATGATAAAAATCATAAAGGCTAACAGGTATTTCATGAATTTTAGGATGAGGCTTTTGTCTCTTTGTGCGATTTGGCATACCTGGCATTTGATCAAATGGATTGAAAGCACCACCAAACATATTTGCAAACATACTTCCTAGATCAACATTTACTCCATTTCCCATCTGCTGCTCATCAGTACTGCCAGTCTGGTCATACATCTGACGTTTTTGACCATCGCTCAGAATTTCATATGCTTTCTGAATTTTCTGAAATTCTTCTGCAGAGCCACCTTTATCAGGATGCGCTGTTAAACATAGTTTTCTGTAGGATTTACGGATTTCTCCGTCGTCAGCATTTCTAGAAACCCCTAGAATGGAATATAAATCATCATGTGCGCTCATAATCTTTAGAATGATAATGAAAAAGGTTTAGACCCATACTCATTTATAAATGAATATTGGCCGCAGCCCGTGCGGAATTAATTCACTTTTGTAATTCAGCACGGGTTTAAGCAATAAAAACTAGTTCATAAAGATGGAAAAACTTTTTAAAACAAAATTAATTGGCCAAGATGCCATAGAGGATATATTTAATAAAATTTTAACAGATGATAATATACCACACATTTTTATAACATCCCCATATGGTTCTGGTAAAACAACAATATTAAATGAATTTATTAATACATATTTTAAACTTAATAAAATTACAAATACAAATGAATGGATTCTAAATCTTTCTTCAGAAAAAGATCGTGGAATTATTTGTATTCGTAAGAATGTTGCAGAATTTGTTCATCATTCATCCGCTAAGCCTGGCATATATCGTTGGATTCTTATTGATGATGCTGACAGTTTACCGATTATTAGTCAACAAGCATTAAGAAGACCTATGGAAACGCATTCTCATACTACACGATTTTTTTTCTGTAGTCGTTATCCATCTGATTTAATTGCGCCGCTCAAATCTCGTTGTTTACATTTAGAAATTGAAACTATTTCTACAGTTGATTATATTCAAGATTTTTATAAAAGAACAAATACTCCCTATAATATTGAACCATCTGGATTGACATATTTACTTTCATTGGCACAAAGCCCCTCACAAATAGAGTCCATGATAAAAATTATATCATATTATTATTCTTCTAAAGAAAAAATTACATTACAAGATATTAATATTTTATTTGGTTCACCTAGTTATAATACTACTCTAGAAATTATTGATGCATTTATTAAGAAAAATAATACTTTATTAGTACAATTGTTTTTTAAAATATGGTCTACGGGAATAAGTTATGAAGACTTTTTATATGAACTAAATGTTAATATAAAACAAATTGGGATTTTAAGACCTAAAACAAGTCAAAAATTGTACAGAATGATTATGAAAGGTTGGATACAATTTGCTCAAGGAAAGACACATTCATTTGATAAACTCAGATTAATGATAAAATAAGTTATTCTGCGAAAATTAATAAGACAAACTTCTATAAACAAAATATAGGATGTTTAGAGTTCCTATAGAAAAAAAAGTAATAGAAGAAGTATTTCAACAATTAAATTTTATAGGACTTCATGATAAAAAAGAATTTACAAAATATGATATATCCAAAGAAAAGTTTGAAGAAGTTGTAGTATTAATTGAACCATATTATTTACCATGCAAAGCAAAAAGGTTTTTATATGATTTAAATGAAGGAAAACAGATTACTATTTTACGTCATTTATTACGTTCTATAGGTTATGACCTCTTAGTTCAAGAAAAGGTATTACATACTGTAAAAAGTACAATATACCAAATCTATCAAAAAGAGTTACCAGTTTCATTAAATGGAAGTTATATCATGGAGTTTGAATAACTTTGAAATATATAGTTCGCTTTCGAGAATCTGCTCTTCAGACATACGTAAAAACCATTCAAAGTTTCTGCGTTCTTCTAACTCTTTGTGTGGCAGTGGAATAAAACATGCTTTAGGATTTATTGGTATTATACTACTGCCAAGTAAATCTTCTAATTGTATTCTACGCCCATTTTCTTTACGAGCAAATTCGCATTCTGGAAAATATTCTATATCTTTATGTTGAGCCATCATTTCTCGTAAATCCCACTTAATATCACCTCTAAATTGTCGTCCACCTTCTTGTCTTTCAATACGTGCTAAAGCAACCTTTTCTAGATGTGTAAATACTGGATGGTTTGCTTTAGGGCTGTACATTACATCAAGACCGGGTGCGGGAGTTCCATTTGAACTGCTATATGTTTCATCTTTGTCTGTGCCAAAGAATACAACATTATTTAATTTACTGTAATCTGGCAGCGATTTTAAGAATATTGTGGATGGATTTACCCAGAGTCCACCGAAACGGTTTAGAATTGTAGCACGAATATAATTTAATTCTGCTTCACCTACATGAGCGATAGGATTCTGTAAAGGTTTTGGCAAATGTTCCCAGCCTCCTAGAACCAATGCAACATCACTTAATCCAGCTAATACTTTTACAGTATATGTTTGTCCATTTTTCATAACAATGCTTTTGTAGCATAAATTTAAATATGGTGTGCTTAATACACGGGAAGAACGAGCTCCAAAATCCGCCCAGAATCTGCTATTTACATCACTTTGATCGTAATATAACCATAATGTTTTATTATCTGTCCCTTTATTTACTAAATTACATTTATTGAAAGTATTTTCTTCAATACGATTTGCTGAATAATATATACCTGCACCGACAGCAGTTAATCCTAGAGCTGCTACAACTATTAAAGCTGGACTTGCCATCTACTGATAGTATTTACGAAATAATTCTGGATATCCATGAATGGGATTATCAAAGTCTAGATTCTGGAATTTAAATTCATCTCGTTGCTGATAATCTATTCCATTTGATACTACATGTCTAAGATAATCAACATCGGAAAAGGGGTATCTATTTACATCTGAGTGAGAGAAACTCTGTAATTTTCTTTGAATATCTTCAGGACTCATAAAATATGTAAAATGCCAGCCAGAAACTCGCCGTAACGTAGTAGAGCCTAATTTATAAACACGAATGTAATCTAAATCTTTGTATTCATTCTGCTTTAGCATTGTTGAACTCATTAAAAATGCCATTTCCCAGTTATCATGTATAAAATAATTTAATTTATAATAATACATTTTCATCTTTAAAAGAATATACTTTGTTTGAAGAATATTAAACAGTTCATCTTTTGAATCTAGTGACCTATAATCAAATATTTCATCGACATCGCATAATGCGAGAATAAAATCTTGCGATTCAAAATCTTTTAATAGAATCTCTCGAATATAATTTCTTTGTAATTTCTCTTCAGCAAAACACTTTTTCACATTATCAATAAAAATATAATCTGGATAAGTATTTAGTTTTTTATCAATCTTAATGAATCTTATTTTATCTAAATAAGGTGTAAACCAATCGCTAAACTTATCGATATAATAAAATTCTTTCTTATTCCCAGAAAATGTATAGTTACTTTCTACAATATAAAAATAGTCTACATAGTTGTATAAAAATTCTAGACGGAGTTTAACAATATCTTCTCCATTAAATAAAAATGAATCAATAAAAAGAACCATTCTTATTTTTTATAGTTATTATCGTTTAGATTAGTTTTTAGATCTATCAGTAATCACCAATTGCTTCATACGTTCAAAATAACGAGAAGCACCAATATCTTCTTGAGCAGCACGAATCTGTCTTTGCTTTTCTCGCTCTTGCATAATCGCTTCACCATGTTGCAGCTCTTCCATTTCAGCATTTGTCATTGGTCTTGGTTTATTACCATAGTCATTCTTATATTGCTCGTAGTTACGAGAATCAACTCTCACATTTGCGACTTGTTTTGAAAAATTGGCTTCTGTCGTATATGCTTGTTTCAAATCAGTAAAGTTTAACTCAGAATTATATGCGGCAGTGAAACTATCAGGCTTATCACGACCTAGTTCAACACCAAGTGTTGGTGCCATAAGCATGGATTGAGGCTCTTTAATGAGATAGTTTTGTTCCTTTGCTAGACCTTTCGCATCATCTTCAAATGCCTTATTGAAAACGTCACGATTGAATTTGCCACTAAACTTGGAAGTAGAAGTAGATGTATCTTCTGGAGACTTCAGCCAGTCACCATAACCATCTTCTTCGGGGTCTGGTATGCGGGTTTGTTCAAACATTTTGTTAAAAGCATTTACATCCAGTTTCTTTGGATTTAATTTGACAGGCTCCACTTGTTTCACTTGTTCATATTCTTTTGCTCGTGAATCTCTTAACACATTGGGAGCATCCACATTGGCTGTCGTATTTCTGCCTCCATGAATTCTTCGTAGAATCTCTCCTAAATAAGCATAAGCACGAGTAATCTTTTCAAACTCTTTCTCACTACCACCTTTATCAGGATGGTGCTTTAGAATTGCTCTTTTATAAGTTTTCTTAAGAATTTCTTCTGTAAGAGCAACTTCTTCTTCTAAACCTAATACTTCTAAGCATGCTTGGAAGTAGCCGATTGCTTTTTCTTCGGAGTTTGCTTTTGCCATACGTTCAATATGATTCTTTGGCTTTGTATGTTGTACTATATTCTTTTGCATTTGTATCGGCGGTTGGATAACTGGTGGTAAATTATTCTGCTGTGCTACATAAGCAAGTAAATCAGCATATATACCAGCTCTTTTTGCTGAGACTACATATTCTTGTCCCGCTAGAATTGTTTGAATCATTTGAACTTTTGTCGTAGGGTTTTGAATTGTTCGCAGATGATTAAAAATTTTTATATGTGAAGGATCTATTTGGGCTGATTGATTATTTCCCATCTATTACTGTAGAATCAAAGATTCTTTCGTAAAAACCGTGATGAAAAAATAGGGATATCTGATTCGCATTCATATATCCATTTCTTTCCTAGACTATGGACTTTGAATTTTGTTGGATAATATTGAGGAAATCTTTCAAGAAACTTTCTGTATCTAGGATTTTGAATTAAATTATAACTATGTGGTGGCAATACAATCGCTAACTGTTGCTCTGGCTCAATCGGCTCAGTAAATGTATATAAAAATGTATTTATAACATTCGTATTCATATAATTATAAATATCTTTCCATAAAGGCACATACATAAATGGGTAATACCAATCAAATTCAATAGGTCTTCCATTATAATAATCAAGAATCCATTGTAGCCCTTTTAAATATTCTTTAATAATTCTATCTTTATCATTGTGTAGAAATTTACTGTAATATATTTCTTCCCAGCCTTGTATCATGGCACCATTATAGATGCTAGATTCTACATTCCACTTCGCGGGTAGTGCGTATACTGGTGCCATTTTTAGTTCATAGTCAGATTTCCCATTAAAACTGTGGAAATGTTTTTTCTTTTTACACATGTGTTCAATCATTGATTTTTCATTTTGCATGAAAGTTCCAATGAATTCTTTTAGAATTGACCACTGAATTTTTTTAGAATCTACTAAAAATTTATTTTTCTTATGAAATTCTTTTAATAAGTTAAATAAAACCACGTACCCACCATCCTTAATTGTTAGTGATATAGAATGTGGAACAAAATCATTTCCTAATAAACTCATCATCATAATATAATCTTCAACATATTTTTCTTCAGGTTTCATAAATAATTCTTTTTTCAAACTATCAATACATAAATATAAAAATTGTTCTTTTTCATAAATATCTTTTACTACAGAATTAAATTCCATTTCCTCTCGCATTAAAAATACATTTTGGTTGAACGAGTTTTTCATACTTAGAAGAATTAAATCAGCATCAAGTCCATATACAAGTACGGTGTTGTCTGTTGTTTTATACTCACGAATAAATTTCATAACTTTATGCTCTCCTTCACCAGGATTTGTATAACCACTACAAGTCCAGCCATTATGAGATTTACATAAGTTGTTCAATGCGTTATCTAACTTCTTCATAAAGAATGTTCCTGGTGTAATAGAATTTTTATCCCAAGACTGTTGCCCTGGAACCTTCGCGCCACATTCTAATTCATAAGGCTCCATAAATATACTTTTAAAACGGCGCAGACGTTGTTGTTTCATTTTTGCCATAGGAACAACTCCATCTACGGCAATAAATACTTCATCAGGTTTTTCTGCTGCTCTCCAAATATGCTCAACATATTTACAGACTTCTTTAATAAGTTCTGATTCATACGATATGTCGTCAACATATGGAGCCATTTTACTGAGACAATAATAAACAATACAATTGAAATCTAAACATAACAGTGTAGAATTCTTTTTGTCATACTCACTTTTAATAATCTTTTTATTTCTTTGATAAAGAAATCTATAATACGATGGGATACCCATACTTCCTAATTTACTATAAAACCATTCCTTAAAGCATTATAGGAAGATGGCTGACTTAGTAAATGAAGCTTTAAATTTATTTCCAGATAGCATATTATTTGGTTCTTTTTTAATGGGATTAGTAACTGTATCGGCACCTCATAGTGTTTTTTTTCTATCAATGATTCTTAGTTTATTTGTGTTATATGGACTTCAAACAGCAAATAGGTTTATATTTGGAGGTTCTCTTGCAAAAGAAGTATGTAAACCTAAATTATTTAAACATACATTTGAACAACTATTCATAAGTCCTTCGGCAAATTCACCATCTTATGCTATGTTTATTGTAAGTTTCGCTTGCTCATATTTAGCTGGTTCATTATATAATCTTAAAGATGAACTTGAGGTTCTAGATACATCGGTTATGAAACAATATTATATTTCAATAACATCTTTAATAGTAATAGCAATTATTTATTTGATGTATGTACTATTGTATGGGTGTGAATCAATGGGCTCTGCTACTTCTGCTCTTCTATTTGGTAGTATAACAGCAATGATTATTGTAAATATCAATGTACAACTATTTGGTAAAAATATTGTCAACTTTCTTGGAGTTCCTTTACTAAGAAATAAAACAGTTGATGGAAAACCAATTTATATATGTTCTAAATAGATGAATATTATAGATAATTTAAGAAAAAATATATTGTATTTTTTTACAAGTCTTCCATTTGTAATAGTATTATATGAAATTATGATGACATTAACTTTAGGAAATAATGGTTATATGGTTTTATTATTAGGTCAATTAGGGTTTGTTCCTATTGCAATCGTAGTAACTAACATTATTTTTATGAGTGAATATACAATTCGTATTATTGCGATTCTAGCTGCTCTTGCTTTACTTGGAGGAATTGGCTATGGAATGTATTACGGAATTGATAGTGCTGTACAAAAAGGAATAAAAAAAGCCTAATTTATAATCTACCGGCTTATTAAGGAAAAATGGATACTGGTACATTATATGGGTTTGCAAGTTTTGGTATAACAGGCCTTGTATTAAGCGTAGTGTTAATACTATACTTTTTACTATATTTTTTAATTTATAAATATCCAGAAGTGTTTGGCAGTATGGGTCAAGCATTGATAATGCCGTTAAAATTTTTATGGAATTTAGGTATTCTCACAATTAATTTTTTAAAAAGTCTTTTTATAAATAATGATAGACTTATTGGAAAAGATAATTGTGCTATACTCCCTGGAAGTGGAGAAGCAATATCAAGAGTTCCAAGTGCGTATCTTGCCCATGTTGCTTTCTTTTTTGCTTTCTTATTTACAAATGCGTATTATGTATATATAAAGAGTGAAGCGACGGATACTTCTTCTACACAATATGAAAATCGTAGATATCGCAGCGCAATGATTATGGCAACAATTATTACATTGTATATAATTATAGTATTTGCGAGATATAATATAACAGGATGTGATTCTTCGTTAGGAATAGTATTTACAACACTTGCTTTTGGCGCTTTAGGGTTTGGCACATATAAATTAGCAGAAATATGTGGTGCTAGAAGTGCTGATATTCTTGGCATATCATCCTCTTTTGTACCCGATTCAGCGCAAAATACAGCACCACTGGCGTGTGGTACTAAAAATTAATAATTCTTCTTAAAAGAATTAATATTCTATTAAAATCTTTTAATTCATCAAACGCAATATATTTTAAATTTGTATATTTACGATATAATGTGACAAATTCTGTAAAAATTTTATCTAAATCATTTTTTGTATATTGCTTATATATATCTAAATCTTCAAAGCTATAAAGTTTGGTAGAATTTCTTAGATTTACTTGATTGTGTAAATTTAAATAAAAGGTTTTACTATTTTCTTTAAACTTAGTATATTCAAAATCTTTTATATTTTTCATATATTCTTTATAATGTATTCTACATATTTTACATGGTAATATATAATATAGTTTTCTCTGTAATGCTTTAAAATATGTCATCTCATCTTTTTGCATATGTAGGTTTGTATTTTTACCTAAATTCTCAGATACTGTGTGTAGTATTTTCCAAAGTGTTGGACCCCATTCTTTTGGGTCTGCCATTACTTATTTTTTATTTTATAAAAAATTGATTTTATATACACACTGTAAAATTTACTACAAATGGATAAACAAACAATTGCGCTTCCAAGATTGATTTATGAAGCAATTGAAGATGTATTGGAAGCCCAGATTCGTAAGCTTGCACTTGATATTGCTAAAACCTTAGATGTAAATGAAAAAATTCTTTTACAAGAACTAAAGAAAGATAAAGTATCTGTATTTATTCTTGATGAAGCAGATGCCGATGATATACACGATTATAGATGTAAAGCATATGAAAAACACAATACAATATATATTCCTTGCGAAGAGCCAAATATGTATAAGAAACATTTCTGTGTAAAACATTTAACAAATCATATTTTGAAAGAGCAGATTCAAATGTATGAAGTATTGTATATTCTTTGCCTTGATAATATTAAATATTATAGGGATAAGAATAATAAAGTATATAATAGTGATTTCAATAAGATTGGATTTTACAATCCTTCAACACATACTATTGTTGTGTTTCTTGAAGAAACTAGTAGTAGCTAGCAAATATTGTTCTTAGAGCAATATATATTGCTCCAAAAATAAGAGCATGTACAATAGTTACAGTAATTTTATCGCCCTTATCGGGGAGTGTAAATAAAAGCCCTGGCGTTAAAAGTACAAAAAGAATGATAGGAACAATAATGTTAAGAGGTTTGTCAAGTATACTCATCTACTCTAATGCAGATAAAACTAATTTCAAACTATTTAAATTCCAAGTGTTTTTTACAATTTTTATTTCATCCGTTTTAGTATCATATTTTTCAAATAGTTCATCTTCAATATAATATGTATTGAAGTAGCCATTTACATTTTGCAAACATTTATTCACAATAAGTTCTTTATTCCAAATCTTACAATCTGTTTTCAAATCAACCCAGCGATTAAAATATCGAAGTAGATTGGGAGTATCACTTTTTTGATTTACACCAATTCCATGACTTTTCTTTCTATCTTCAAGAGACCATTCATCCGGGATATCATCTGGGAAATACCAATCCATAAACATATCATATTCCTCTTCATTGTGGAATTCTTCATACGAGCCGTATTTTTCAATTATAGAATGATATATTGATTGATTTTGTAGTATATATGGAGGCTCATGTAGTTCTTCATCATTGCTCTCACAATACGTCATTGTTCCGCGATATGTTCTTCCATACAAACAATCCTTTGGAATAGCATAAATACGTCGTTTACGCTTTGTAATAAGACTTTTCCATGCTTGAATTTCTTTAAGACAAGATTTATAAGACTTTAAATAATTAGTAGGCTCAGTATAGTGTTTTTCGGCAAAGCATAGGATTCCAATGATGCTACAACGGATGTACCATTTGTTAACGAAATTTGTTTCTTCTAAGTGACTGTATGCTGTGTAAATTATATGATTTTTATATTTATGATGTAATAGTTTTTTATTAATTTCATGAATATTCTTTTTCCATAATACAATACTTAGAATCCACGCATCAAGATATTTACCAAGGGCGCATGCTCGAATAAAAGCATCAATATAAGAATCATTTTGTTGAAGATTTTCTGGAAGATTAAATACAATATTTCTATTTTTATATGTATTGTTTGTAAGACCATAGAGAAACATGATAGGTAAAGTACAGTCACGCTTTGTATAACAAAGAGAATAGACTAATGTAAATACTGTATCATCATCTTCAATTAGTTCTAAAATATTTATAAGAATATGAATATTTGCTAGACCAATACAATGGAACCATGTATTGAATAACGCATCTTTGAGAGTTTTAAACTCTTCACTTTCAAGTAACTCAAGAGCCCAAAAGAGTGCTTCTTCACTTCGTCTTTTCGATATACACATTTGAAGAGCGGCTTTTACTTCATCCGTTCTATAGAAGTGCCTTGTGAAAAGCATTTTGCTAATTATTTTTTGTGAATATTTATAATCAATTTTTTTATACTATTATAGTTAAATGGATTCAAAGAATGATGCTGATTTAATTCTACCCGGACTTTGGTTAGGGAATAAAGTAGCATCAACAAATGATAAATTTTTAAAAGATAATAATATACAATGTGTATTTAACTGTACGAAAGATTTACCTTTTAGTTCTATTGTGAAAAGAAAATATAGAGTTCCAGTGGATGATAATTTAGAACGTGAAGAGATTCGTAATATGGAATTATGGTCTTATGAAATCGTATATAAATTAACACGAGAACTAAAACAAGGAAATGTTCTAGTTCATTGCTATGCTGGCATGCAGCGCTCTGCTGCAGTTGTTGCTATGTATATTATTGCGAACCATAATATGAAAAAAGAGAATGCCATATCTTTTATCAAACGAAAACGTCCAATCGCTTTTCGCCCTTATGCGAACTTTGAAAACGCGATTCAAGGATTTCAAGATAGTTATGAACGAGATATTATCCCTAAGTTGTTAAATGATTTTTCGTCACCCAGATAGGAACTTCTTCTTTTTCTTGTTGCTCAAATCCTTCTAGCATATTTGGTGCCAAGCGAACAACTGCTTCACGTCTATAATATTTTTCTTCTTTTGGTTTTCCTCGTGGGTTACTTACGAATAATACGGAGCCTTGATAGCCGATTGGTGTATAATAACGTCTATTATATTCTATAGGAAGATGATTATGACCTACAATCCATGTAATAATAGGATATGTAATAAGTTTTTCTAATTCCCTATCAATTAATGCCGATTTTGGCTCTTGTATCCAATCCTCTTCATATAACCATGTGAAAGGTGGATAATACGAGCATATTAGTAATGGTAATTTAGCATTTGTCACTACATACTCTAAAAATCTTACATTTTCTTCATGCGCTTTTCTAAATATTTGCGGCGTACATATTGTAGGAATAGGTTTTATAAAAATATTATTGTGATAATGAAGCATAACGTCATTTCTTGGTTTATGCCATAAGGATAATCCAACTAATAGAAGTTTTTCGTCTTCTTCTTCTAACAAAAAAGTATCTTTATAAAGTATTATAATATTTCTATAAGGACTACTAATTTCTCTCATTTTTTGAATACCATAATCCTCTAAATTACTGTAGGACCAAATCTCTTCATTGCCAGGAATCCAAAAGATTCGTTTCCATCGCTCGGAGCAGTATTCAAGAAATTGTCGTAGATTTGGTGCATTTAATTTTGCTACATCACCACAAAGCACTAGATAAGGTGCTACAGGCTCTAATGTTTCATCAAATGTAACCTTTGACCATAATTCTAAATGTAAATCACTCGCATACTGGATGCGCATCTACCACAACGGCATAATATAAAAATATTTTCTATAAATAAATGGAGACACATATAAATTCAGAATATGAGGATTTTGAGTTATATCATAAAAATATCTATAATATAGGATTTCACATATTTTGTGGAATTTTATTTATGACATTTTTTCTTTTATCTTTCAAAAAATATAATAATGTAGCTTTGGCATTATATTCTTTATTATTATTATTCACAATTAATAATATTATTGTAACTGGAATTGTGCTTGTATTATTATTTAGTCTTAGTAATATAATATTTACAAAAAATAATTATTCGCAATTAACATTATTCGGTTTATTTTTAGTATTTTATTTATTACCAGATTTATCACATTATTTAACAAATGAAAAAACAGTTTTAACAATAGAAAATATTACACCATTTAATGCGTTTGTTAATATATTTTACCTTTTACCATTTAGTATAATGTGTTTATTTAATTCCAGTTAATTTATATCTCCCCCAGTATAAAAAGACAATAAATAGATATATACTAAATAAAGATAATGAAATATATTTTAATAATTTACCAGTATTTTTATATAGTAGTTTTATTTTATATCTATATCTTAAAATATATACAATTAAACCCGTCAATAATAATATTACATATTTTGTATATGTATACATGTATAATTGACAAACTACACCCCAAAAAAATTGGTAATATGTTTTTGGATCGGTCCCCGTTTGCATAATATAGCGCGTTATAAATTCATAATATAAATACATATTTTTAACACGCTCAACATATTCTTTAGAGTATTGGCAATTTTCACATACAATATAATGAAGTTTTAATAATATTCTAGGAGTTAATTCCTCTTTTTCTTTTATAACTTGATGAGTTGTATTATCAAAATCAAAAACAATATAATCTCCACTATTTATTTTATGACCTTTATTTAAGTTTGTAAAGTGGGTTATTATATTATTATTTCCGTCGGTTAAACCAATTAATACTCTATAAAATTTAATACCATTAAAATTAAAAATACAATCTCTATGGATATCATAATTTCCATTTGCTCCATATAAATTTATAGTTTTTAAATTGTTTTGTGGATTTGAATAATATAATTCGTCCATTTCTTTGGCATTAATTGTTATACATTTATTTGTTTTATCACACAAATTATACCAAAATTTGTTTTGTTGAACTTTTTCAACCTTTTCTTTTATGAATGGTTCCATATTAGCATACCATGTATGATATGTTGAAACATTCTTATCGGGGATTGATTTATAATATTCATCTGAGATTTCTTTTATAGTATGAATTAAATCGGGAGGCAATCTACCAATTCCAACTTTTCCCTCTGTTTTATCTCGATATGTAAATATATCATTATCCATACTATTAATACAATATAATTAATTTACGCATTATACCAATTCTACAAAATTTGTTCTCAAACTCACATATGCTTTCGGATTATAGGAAGCACTGTAAGCATTTTTAGCAGAACTAAAACTCGTATAAGGATTTGTCCCACAAAATACATCAGTTGAGTATCCTAGAACACCTGTAACTGATATATCACCCGCTCCTCCAAGCCATATTTCAATAGGCTTATGAAGCATTTTTTCTAAATTGGAAGAATCCATACGCATTCGCAGAATATCTTTGTTTAAAATAGTATGAGGTAAATGGTGGGTTAACACAATAGAACGGTATCCAGCTTTTAACGTATGATGAATATAATCAAGATCATCTAAATGCCAGTTAACAATATCTTCACCCATTATTTGACCTAGTCCAATATGTCTTTGAAGCCATATATAATTATACTCAAACATAGATTGGTGTTTTAAATATGGTTTCCTTGACCATAAAGTTGCTCCAATAAGCTGTATATCAGTATTTGGTATGACTGCGTGAGAATTATTTAGAATTGTAATATTATCATAAGATTCTTTTAATTCATATAATTTTTCTAAACAGTCAGTAGAATTCTTCGGTTTTACTGAGCAAAATTCATAAGGGCCAGGAACTATATATACTTTATCCCAATTGTAAGAAGTATATGTTAAAAAATCTTTATAAATATTAATAGACTTTTCAGTATCAAGAGAGCAAATATTTCCAAGGAGCGCAAGATTATTACACTTGGGTTTTAGCATGCTGTCAAATTGCTTTGTTTTTTGTAGATTTAGAAAGAAATTACTTGCATATTGGAGTTTAAATGCTCCAGCCATTTATTATTATTAAGTATTGAATCTTTATATTGTTTGCTCTGCTACCTTAAAGGTTACACTTTACTACCATAAAGGTTCCGCTTCGCTACCTTAAAGGTTACGCTACGCTACCTTAAAGGTTACACTACCAATAACAACCGCCTTCTATATTTTTATAACCACCAGGTTTACAACTATCTGGCGGTAAAACCCACGCATCATTAAAAAACTTACTAATTACTTCATGATTCTCCCAACGCTTTCCTCGAATACCAAATAACAATTGTGTAGCACCCCCCATAACAATACATTGTATTCCACAATTTTTCAATCTAGAGCCAATAATCATACCCATTCCTCCACATCCAATAATTGCTACTTCTACATCTTCATTCAACACTCTAGCTACAACATCATCCACTGCATCTTTCCAACTATTTATATCTTGGGGCCATTGTGATTCTATATTACTGGATGCAAGAGCTGGAGAATAATATGTTTGAATAGGAATCCATGTTGTTGATTTAGGAAGTAATGATTCAGAATGATCGCCCCATATTGCGTTTGGCATATATGTTTGTTCTTCACATGTTTTCGCAAATGAATTTATGATTGCTACATTTTTATCTTTCAAGTATTGAGTCCATCGTAAACTAGGCTTTACATAATATGGTTCTAAATTACGCAATAATATCTTCTTTCTATTTTTATTTATACTATCAAGAATAGTTTGTTCGGTCATTTTTAAAGGTTCATACCATCCTTCTGCCATTACATCAGTATTTGTTAATGCACTTAAATATTCAGAACAAAAACTATGGACTTCACTTTGAGGAAATATGCCAGCATGTAATTCTAACTTTTGTTTATAGTTATCGTATATTTCTTTTTGAAAATAGTAACGAATTATAACTTCAAGTTCAATTGTTCCATTTCTTCCAATTAAAAATGGTTTGTTAGATTTGAATAAATCACATAATATTTTAGCATTTTCTTCCATCTAAGATACATTAGGTTTAAAATCTTTATTCCGCCAAGGATTGAAACGCACGATTGGATTCTGTGGCTGTATCTCTGGCTCTGCAAGAGGAGCAGATGGTTCTAAAAGCGCCGGCATTTCATCAAATGGATACGGAGTTGGTGCTCTAGTTATTTCATCAATAGATTCTTCAAATTCAAGCGTAACTTCATCGCCTTGGCACATAACTACGCTAGCAGGTTCAATACTTTTTACAATAAACTGTACATCAAGTTCTTGAATTTTCACTTTGATAGTTGTATCTTTCTGAAGAACTGCTAACTTTGTCAATTCATACGAAAGAATATCTTGAATTTCTGCACAATGGAATGTAGTATCGTGTGGCTGAAGAACAATTTTAGTAGATTCGTCAAAGACTTCTGATGGAAGCCACTCAACTTCTAACTCTTCTCCTTCTCCATTACAATCAATCTGGCCTAGCATCCACTGAGGGATAAATATAGAATTGACTGAATCAATCTCTGTACGTACAGGTGACCCGAGAGCACACACCCAAAATTTATCACCTTTTATCACACGAGCAAACATACGGTTTGTTGGAATCTCATTTGTAATTCTCTTCCATGCGTTTTCATTTAGATAACAATTATAATCTTCAACATCTTGTCCAAGATATACTGTAGACCACACAGAATACATTTTTGATACAAATTATAGTATAATAAACTTTTCAATTTTTAATATTATATAGTAGGTACTATGGTTCGCCATACTCGAAAAATAAAAAACTCTAAAAATCTGAAAGAAACAAGAAAGACTATAGATAAAAATTCCTTTCAAGTTCAAAAGACAGGAAACAAATATCAATGCCAATGTACATCTTCTTGTAAGAATAAAGTTGTAAATAATGCGTATTTTTGTCAAGAGCATAAAAATACTTGTCCTAGAGTTAGTCCATTGAGTGGTTACGAACCAGATTATGACCCAGCATTTTGGAATAACAATTTTAAGATAAAAGAAACCCATAATTGTTTTGCATATTCATTTAATATTAATGATCCAAAGCAAATTGCAAAATGTAAAAATAAAAATTGTGATATTCCTTTTCATCAACCCGGAAGCGCATCAGGCCATGAGAAATTTAAATCTTCAAACCCAAAAACATGTCCAAATTTAATGATGCGTAATTTTGGAGATAACCCAAATATTACAATGGCGCACTTTACAGATAAATGCCCAGCAGGTACTTCAAAGATAGCACTTATAATTGATGAAGATGAAGACTATCATTATTTGCGCCAGGATTCAAATGGACTGTGGAGTCACAAGCCTGGAGCAAGAAATGTAACAAATCGTGATGCTTCTGGTAAACGTATATATGACCCGGCACTTGCTGACTATAACTATAAGAAAAATGCCGATGGATATTTGAATTATGATTTATTCTGCTCTTACATGTGTGTTCCAAGAATAACACCAGTGCGAGCAAAGGTTGGGGGAACTAGGAAGAACGTTTAACTCTGCGTTGTCGTTGACGAGCTTCTACCCAATCAACACCGTATTCCATATATATTTCATTGACTGGGTCAAGCATGCTTAATGCTTCGACGCAATCAATTCGTTCTTTAGGATTTGTACTTAACATTTTTTTCAATATATCAGTTACAATACTTTTTTTAAGTTTCCATTCAGAACTTTCAATAAATTCATAGGAAAATATTAAAGTGTTTAATGTATCAAGTAACAAAACACCAATCGCCCAACTATCAAAGCCAGGATAATAGAGTTTCCAAATTTTGACAATATCTCTATCTCTGTACGCTTGTGAAGTTCTAAAGAATGTTGCAAGGTCTTTTAATTGTGTTCTTAAAGAAACACCTAGTAATTTTTCAATCTTATGTAACACTTTCTTTTGTGGCATTAATTCGAGTAGTGCTTCTTCAAAACTATAATTATTATTGTCATCAATTGCTGTTAAAAATGTAACTTCTGGTGGCTCTGCCGAATACTCTGGTGTTAAAACTTTCCAGCGTTCGCTAATACTTTCTAACGATATATCGTTTTTATTAAATGCTTGACCAAAATCAATAATACGAGCAATATTTTTCTTATCAATCAAAATATTTCCACCATGAATATCATAATGAATAAACCCATGTAACACCATTAATGAGCCGGCTTCAAGAAGATGTCTCATAAGTGTAAAAAAAGAAATACTATCTTTTGATTTTAGATTATATTTATATAAATCATTTCCTCCAAATGGCATTGACATTTGTTTTAATGTATCCGGCTCTACACGTTGTATAAATTTACATTTGTCAAGGTCTTTTTCTTCTTGATTGTCAATTATTTTTGGACTACATGAAGCATCTGGAAGTAAAAAATAGTATTCATAGTTTTTGATAGAACTAAGAGTCTTATATGCGGCTTCTTCTCTTATAACATCATTCTTTGTTGTTAATTTTCCAACATGGGTTTCTTCTAGTTGTTTTTTTTTACATAGTAACGGTGGATTAAATACACACCCATAGGAACCTTGTCCAATAAGTTTTCCACCTTCCATTCTACTACATCTGCGAAGCAAATTCTTATAAGAAAAGCATACAAAATCATTAGATGGAACTACCCGGGGCAATCTGGATAGCGTTATTTTTATTAATAACATTTATAACGATTGAAGTTTTACATCCTACATTTATCAATGAAGGTTTTGCTTTAGTTTCAGCATTTGATGCATCTGGAGATAAGAATAACTTTTTTGCGCCATTTGCTATGAGACGTGGAGATATTGGTGTAAACGAAGAGGAAAAAGGTTATATTCAAGACCCAAGATATTATCGTGGATATGTTGATGTACAAAACTTTGGATTCAAACATGATTTCTGTAGATTGGTTGTGCCAGAAGAGGTATCAAGTAGTTTAGAAAAGAATTCTTTGAAGAAACTTGATTCCGATAAAAAGAAATTTGGCAATTTAATGAATGCGTTTTTCGCATGCGCTCTCGCTGGAACAAATGGGTTATCATCCGTATCTTATAAGTCAAAGTCTGTAAAAGACGGACTTAGACTATCGCGTGACGATTATATGAGAGATATTTATAATGAAAATAAATATGCTTATTGCCGTATTCTAAAAGCGGACGATGGCACATTTCAACCATTGTGTTTACGAGCAAAAGATATTGGATTCAATAATTACGACGAAGTGGATTCTGACCCTCCAGAAAATATTAAAGCGCTTTTACAATTCTATGATGGTTGTGTCGGTTGGTTACGATTTAGAGATGATATGTCGGATTATGTAAATAATCTTACAATTCAAAAAGCGGGTGGTATAAGTATTCCCGAAGACCCAAATCCTTCCGTAACACAAGGTGTAAGCTTTAACGGTGTAGATCAATATTTAAGATTAAGTGACGCTCCCGATTTAACACTTGGTCGTAAAATCAATATGAGAAGTGTTCGTGCTTTCAGTGTATGGGTCTATTTCGACGCGTTCACCAATAACGCTCATATATTTGATTTCGGTGATGGTCCGGGTAATAATAATACAGTATTAAGTATTGTTGGTAAAGGTGATGCTACAAGCGATACAAATGAGTTAAGACCAATACTATGTGGCAATCAGCAAAATACATTACCAGAATATCCATCCGGCCCTCATCCATGTGCAGAAACAACTCCTCAAAATCTTATGTTACTAAAAGCAAATGTAAATGAATATGAATGTAAATTGTTTGATGTGCTACCAAATAAAATGCAAGAATCTACAAATACTATTCAACAAATAGCTACTCGTGCTTCACTTCTTTATGAAGTCTGGGATTCAAAGCAGCGAAAGCAGCGTATTCTTGTAAATGGTGTAATACCATTAAAGAAGTGGTGTAATATTGTTATAACCGCTAAAACAAATGATTCTTTCAGACCAGATGTTGCTGTCTATATCAACGGAACACAAGTATTTGTACAGCCATCAGGGCATTTGCCGCAAGCACAGAGCACAACAAATAATTATATTGGGAAATCAAATTGGGCCAATGCGACAAGTCAGTATGAAATGAAAGATGAATTATTTAGTGGTAAAATATTTGATTTTAGAATGTATAATTCAGTAATGTCTGAAGAAAAGATTAAGAAGTCAATCGTCTGGGCCCAGAATATGTTAGGAATATAGTTTCGTCTTTTTTCACTATAAGTTTATATACAGGATATTCTGATTTACAACTGTTACAATTGACAAGTCCTTTTAAATTTAAAGATACATATCCATTTTTATCCATACGATTATTACATAGATAGCATAAGTAAATATCACTTAGATATTCTATCTTATTCATAATAGATGGATTCAAAAAAAATTGGAAAAAATAACTCAAAGAATGTAACTAGAAAACGAATGAAATCCTTTGAAAAACTTTCCAAAGACCCTATTCCATATCTTGAATCCCATGATATAGAAAAGGCTGTAAAACTTTTAAAACAAGCATCCTTTGAATACTACAAAGGCTCTCCGGTTATTACAGATGATATATTTGATATTGTAAAAAACTATATTCAGAATAAAGACCCTAAAAATCCTGTATTAAATGAAATTGGAGCGGAAGCACCGGGTGAAAAAGTGAAGTTACCATTTTGGATGGGTTCATTAGACAAGATTCGTGAAGAAGCTGATGAGAAAGCTGGGTTTGAAAAAGCAATTGAATCATGGAAAGCAAAGCATATTGGCAATGTAGTAATATCAGATAAACTAGACGGTAACTCCGCTTTACTTGTTTATACACCAAAAGGAATCAAAATGTATTCCCGTGGAGATGGTTATCAAGGCCAAGATATTTCACACTTAATTCCGTTAATACAAGGAATTCCTAAAAAAGTATCATTCCCGAATTATGCACTGCGTGGCGAGCTGATTATGTCAAAAGATAACTGGAAAACGAAAGGGAAAGGAGCAAATGCTCGTAATGCGGTTGCTGGTGTAATGCATTCCAAACATCCCGATAAAGAACTTGCTTCAATTGTTGAGTTTGTTGCGTATGAACAATTACAACCTCGTGCTTCTGCTTCCGATGGGCTTGAAGTAATGGAAGAATTTGGTTTCAAAATAGTATATAATATAAAAGCGACAACAAAAAGTTTAACAGTTGAAAATCTTTCTAAAATATTGATACAGCGCCGTAAAGATTCTCCATATGAAGTCGATGGAATTGTTATATTTCATGATGATGACCATAATCAAGTATCTGGTAAAAATCCATCTTATGCGTTTGCTTTCAAATCTATATTGACACATGAAGAAGCAGAAGTGATTGTAAAAGAAGTTACTTGGGCGGCATCAAAAGATGGGTATTTGAAACCACTGATTCATTTCGACCCAGTAGTATTAGCGGGTGCTTCTATTCAAAAAGCGACAGGTTTTAATGCGCAGTATATAGAAACGAATACAATTGGACCAGGGTCACGTATTGTTATTATTCGTTCTGGTGATGTAATTCCACATGTAGTAAGAATTCTTTCAAAATCTGCTACAGGAAAACCAAGTTTTCCCGAGAACTGTAAATTTAAATGGAATGATACTCATGTAGATATTGTATTAGAAGATTCATCAAGTACAGAAGATGTTATTGTAAAACGAATGACATATTTTGCAAAAACTCTTGATATGAAAGGTGTTGGAGAAGGTATCGTCCAGAGACTATATACAAATGGTATAACTTCTATTAAGAAATTACTCAATGTTAGCACAGAAGAGCTTCTAAAAATGGAAGGATTCCAAAAGAAATCTGCTGAGAAAGTTGTAAATGAAATTAAAGAAGCAGTTGGAAAAGCAGATTGTTTAACATTTATGGATGCTTCTAATTTATTTGGACGGGCAATTGGTGAAAAGAAACTAAAACTTATTGTGTCAAAGTTTCCAAAGATTCTTGAAGGAATTAGCCCAAAAGAATCAGAGTTGTCAAGTGTTGATGGCATTGGCCCATTAACTGCAAAACAATTCTTAGATGGACTCCCAGCGTTCTTCGAGTTTATGAAAGATATTGGTATTCTATGTAATAAAGTAACTACAGTAGTCGCACCCAACAAACCTTCATTAAGTAATCTAACTGTAGTATTTACTGGAATGCGGGATAAAAATTTGGAGACTGAGATCGAATCTAGACAAGGAAAGATTGGTTCGAGTGTATCTAAGAAAACAACAGTAGTTGTTGCAAAAGACCCTAGTGATGAATCAGGCAAGGTAAAAACAGCAAAAGAACTAGGTGTTGAAGTATTAGATTTTGAAAGCTTTAAAAAAAAGTATATGTAAGCCTAGTAACGAATTCTATTCGCCACAACAGAATATAAGCCTCTTTTATAATTAAAAAATTCCATATTGTTTTTAGGAGCATAAGCAATTAAATTATTATCTTTAATTGCATATGAATATAACCAATCTGCTGGCAGAAACTTTTTCGATTTAGCATATTTCTCAAATGTTTTTATTATAGCGTGAGCTGCTTTTGCTTTCACAAGCAAAGCATGCGTTCCCCAGAATCTGAATATTTGTACATATTTATTATCTACTAGTTTAGACTCCACTGTTTCACTTGTTCCTAGACATAATATATCAAAGTCTGGAGCATTTTTAATAAAGTTATTTAGCTCTACTAAATCTCCATGAAATGTACAATCATCTTCAAAAATTACAATAGCATCAGTATTCATATTTTTTAGAATCTCTAAATGAGAAAGACTACATCCAATTATCCCAGCATTTATACTTTGACCCTTCAGAATATGACTATAATCCATGTATTTATCCTTATGTTTTGTTCCATCAATTGCATTAAAAATATATATAGGTTGTTGAATATTTTTTTCGAGTGTTTTTATAATTTCATATCTTTCAATAAGAGATGGTAACCAAATAGATGTACAATTCTCCATAATTTACTTCTTTACTTCTGCCTTAGATGCTATTTCTTTTTCGATTCTGATACGCTCTACAGAAGCAGGGGGCTGCCAACGCCATGAAGAGTCAAATTGAGGCACAGCACAACTTGCCGTCTCCCCAAGTTTCTCAAAACTCTCATTAATATATTTCTTTAGTTCATTAAACTGAAGAATAATCTTTGTAGGCTCAATTATCTCTGTATCGTTCACTACATATTTTGGGTCAACAACCTTCTTACGCTGCATATCAGCAATAAGAACTGCGAGATTTCGCATCATATCTGCGCCAGCATTATAGAATGTCTGGATGACTTGACCAATCATTTGTTTCTTCTCAAAGTTATTCTCCTTGAGATAAATACTCTGACTCCACTTATCTTCATCTATTTCGTTTAGTAAGAAATCTACATGTAGCTCTTTTAGCATATCAGCGTGTCGAGGCGTGTTATAATGAGGCATACGAACATACTCTAAGTCTGTTAGACACGCGTGAATCTGCGCAATCATAGCAACATGCTGAGTGTATATAGGTTTAGGGTTTGTGGCAGTTGCTATTAGACCAAGAGTGCGAAATGGAATTAAGAAAGCATGATGATACTGAGGAAGACCGCCGCAAAGAATCTCTCCAGGATTGCGAGGAGCCTCTCCATTATTGTTGCGGCGGAGCCACTCATAATAATGAGGATTGTGAATCACACCAGAGATAACTTTGCCATTCATCCAACTAAACGCTGTGCCGCAATCTGCTGCTGTGCACCACATCTGATCGCAGCCATCAATCTTTGAAATACGAATGCCGCACTTAGGACATGGTCGAGTTTCTTTACGAATGAGAGACACAGTATCTACATCATCCTTCTTACATACGTGCGTCTCATCATTCTTTTCTTTCTTAGGAATCATACAATCCTTACACACATAAGTAGAGCAAAGCTCGCATTTATAACTCTGTGAGAGAAATCCGCGACAACCGTCTTTCACACACTTCATAATAAACTCTTTCTTTTCAACATCTTTCTTTGACTCAGTATTATTGTAGATATTATTTTGTCTTTGGAATTCATTTGTAATACGATTTGATTGTAGGCGTGCTTTTGTATGATCCATTATAATCTTTGAGAGATTCTCGGCATCTTGCTCTTGCTCTTCCATTAAAGTAGCTTCAGTTTCAGGATTCGCATTAATCATTCTTGTAGCTCTCACATAAATGTTATTATTAAGAGTATTCTTCTTGTTTTCAATTTCATTAAGAAGTTTCTGTGCTTCTATCATATTTGGCGAGATTTCAGCCATACTCTTCTTTGCTGCCGCATATCTCTGAAAATTTGGAAGAATTGCTTTCTCACGATTTACAATCATCTTCTTGCGATGCTCTTTCCAGGCTCCAGTACGAAATGCCTTTGTCATGTGGATATCAAGAAACTCTCGATTCCAACCAGTGCGACAATTCATACAATGCGCATCTATTGCTTGAGAAAGCAAATAGCGAGTTACGCAAGTTTTACATGCATTGTAAGAGCAATATCCGCAACAAATCTTGGTGCGGACAACACTCGTATACTTCTCAGCACAGACGGAACAATCTTCTGAAGCCATTTTTGTGATACTAACATTATAACGTTTTAAAAATCAATTTTTTATTTTAATATAAAAGGTTAGCACTCGATAATGGAGCAACAGTTTCAACATATTCTGGCATTCTTTCTTTATATAAATTTATATCTGGTGTTTCAACATGCATTGTTATAGCAGTTGGTTTAGGAAATCCATTAAATTCATTTGCCGTCGCATTCGTATAAGAACCCATTTTTGGAAACCATAACCAGTCACCAACTTCTAACTCTTCCATACATATCGACTTCGCAATTACATCTACAGAGTCACATGTGCGACCCATTAAGAGTCCTCGCGTTTTTGCTCTTGGAGGGTCATCTTCTAACGGAATTCGCATCCATGTAGGTGTTGCGTGATCGAACGGAATACAAGAAAACTGCCCATAAAGACTGTCATCGATAGTATATCTCCAACCATTTGACCAAGGCTTTTTACCAATGACTTTTACAAAGAAATCTTGAGAAACAGATGAAAAGAATCTTCCAGGCTCAGCTATATACTCAAATTTTGGATCATACGCATCTTTAATATATTTTACTTTTTTCACGAAATCATCTGCATTTGAAAGAAACCCACCACCAATATCAATTGTATTAGCACTATGCCCTTGTGCTTGTAGCACATTATTTAAGGCTTTTGCAACACTAATCGATTTATAATATACTTTCCCATCATTTCCTCCAGAGCCAACATGAAAACTAATTCCTTTTAAATGAATACCTTTCTTTTTCGCATAATATCCTAAATCCTTTACTTTTTCTGGTGATAGACCAAATTTACCTGAAAAAGGAATCTTTGAATCTTTATCTTCTGTAGTAATACGCACATACGCTCCTCCTTCATACCCTATTTCGACCAACTTATTTAGCTCTTCTCTACTATCTACAACAGTAGTTGGCGAGTTAATTTCTAGCTTAGCATATTCTAAGTCAACGAGTGATTTACAGGGATTTGCATATATAATGGAATCCTGAAGATTTATAGTTGGTGGTAAAATATCTTTGATTAGTTTGAGTTCTTGTAAACTAGCGCAGTCAAATTTTATTCCACGTAAATATAATGTTTGAATTAATAAGGATTCTGGATTTGATTTTACTGCATAATGAGGTGTTATAAAAGGCAAATGTTTCATCCATAAAGCATGTTGATTCCATACTTTATGAGGGTAGAAGGCATAAAACGAGTGTTTTACAAACTGATGTTTGTTGAGTATATTGCGTAGTTCTTTCAACGTGACTGTATAATACCATAAAAGAAAATATTTTTAGGCCGGGGTTATTTTCAAAAAATTGAAAATATTGTATCCTAAAAATACTATAGACAAATGAAAAGAGTAATTCGAAAGAAAAAAATCAAAATATCTGAAATAAATAGTTTAGCAAATATACTATGTAATATGAAAAAGATGTCATCTTATATAGTAACAAAATCTCCAAGAATTAAATATATAGAAACAATTCTTAATACGCGTAGTTAAGATATATTTATAAAAATTAATAATTTTTTAGAATTTATTCTAAAAAAGTTATTTCATATATTTGTAAAATCTATGATTTAATAATTTTTTTGGAGTTTACTCCAAAAAAGTTATTTCCAACATCAAAGTAAACTCTTTATTTTGGGTATCAAGTAATCTATAAAACTCATCTCTTAATGAAATTTCTAGAAGACTTAATCTCGACAATGGAGCTGGACTAAACTCCAATACCGGATAATCAGTTTCTTTGTTTAAATATTTATTTCCATCTTTAGTATCATCTAGATATATAACTGTATAAGGGTCATGAGTACCACGAGCAACTTCAACTCTATTTAATTCTAACGCAGTATCCACATTAATGTGTAGAAAAATCTTGTTTAAAAACCAAGCAGTATCAATAGGACTTGGAGCAACAATAATACCAGCACTAGATGGATAATCATTGGTTACAAATCCTAATAAACGAGCCGGTGTTCTTATTTCACTCAAATAGTCATTACTTAGATTATCGGGTGCGCCGGCATAATCATCAAATTGGTCAGTGTACTCACCAGTTTGAAATAATAGTGAAAAATTATATGTTCCAGAAGTTCTTTTAATTGTTAGTTTAAGAGTTGTTGCTGAATATGTTACTCCATATACATTTGCTAATCCAGAATTATTTAGTGCACGAGCCAATTCAATGGCTATTGTAGTTCCATCATAAATACCAAGATTTAGAGTAATTGTATAAGGAATATAATTCTCTAAAAATGTAAATTTATTCCAACCAGTATTAATGTTATAAAAATTTGCTGGAACATTACCTCCAATTAAACGGATGCTTGTTATATCTTTTAAATCTCTACGCAATCTCCAACGGAATTGATTAGGATTTGGAAAGCTTACAACATTACGTTCTCGACTATTACATAAAACAGTAATAGCCTTTTCTTTTCTTATTCTTGGTGTAACAATCGGTTTTATAATTTGTTGCGGCAACAATACTTGCTGACCGGATGATTTACCATTTCTCTGAGATTCTATTTCTTTTGTCCCTATACTTTGTGAATTAGTATATGCTTTCGCCTTATCCATTACTTACTTTATGTATCTTTCTTTTTTGCTTTATATTCTTGAAACCCATGACTTTTCCAAACGAAATAAGAAGAGCCGAGTTTTTCAACAGCAGCATTATGTAGTGCTAGTTCTCTGGGACTCAATGATTTAAGATATGCTTTTTCTTCATCATTGAGTGAATGTACTGTAGGTGGTGTATAAGTCTCCATTTTGTATAACTTATACTATAAAATAAAATATTCAATTTTATTACTGTAATTTTTGTAATATTGTAAAAACAATTGCGAATAAGGTTCCTCCCCAAATAGAATCCATTATTGCGAATTGTAGAGTATAATTTGTTAGTGTAGCAAGATTTGTAAAATCATATACGGCGTATGTACATAAACCGAGTAAGAAAGCAGATAATACGTTTTTAGGAATTGTAATTAAATACGCAAGAGCGATATATACTACGAGCGAAGGTAGTATTTGTATAACCATTGGTGAACCCTGAATCTTTTCAATCATGGCTCTTGAACCTTTGCTATTCAGCATTAACCACGGTAAATCAACTAATAATATAAGAAATGGTAAAGCAATATATAAATACTTGTTCATAGTGTGCGTTTCTTTTAGAATCTAAGAAAATTAATAAAGATTAATGAGTGAATCTACTATCGCACTAGAAGCATATTCCATCCCGATTCGGAAACAGAAAATATTTTGTGTTGGAGATTTATATAATTTAGATAAATCTTATAACTCTTTATTGCATTTATACTCTGAAGAAGTTTTACGAAGAAATAAAATTGTAGTAATCTTTTCAGACACTTTTTTAAAACATCAACCGAAGTATTTAAAAAATACATATATTGATGCTATATTTCGTATACGTGAAACACAAGATTTACGTCTTGCTTACACGTATATTCAGAATTGCTCGAAACCGTTAATTGTTCTTTGGTATGGTTACGATATTCCAGCCGCTATTTTTCAAAGTAAAGATGATATAACATTAATTGCTGGTGGGACATTTCCTAAAAACGAGTTTAATAGTATTTTCTGGAATACTAAGTCATCATACGATGAAGTTATATCAATCCTTAGTTCTAAAATGAAAGATATTGATATCAAAACAATATTGAATGAAACGAAAGCGTCGGATGTTTCACTTACATGGTCTTCAGTGGGCGAATCAGAAAAACGAGGGTCGTTATATTGGTTCGACTTTAATAGTATTAAAAGTTCTCAGCCGAATATTAATTATGCTCAGGCTTCGGAGTACTTAAGAACCTTAGCGGACGCTTTGGAAACGAGAGAGAGTTAATTCAATAATGAATAAAGCAATAAAAGGCATGATTCCTGTCAAAAAATATACTGTCAAAAATTTTGTTGAACTAAAATCATCATTCATAATAGGAGTACTATACGCGAAACCTTTAGTTATTGGCGTTGACATATCATAATAATATTTATTTAATAAATAATATGTAAGTACTCCTACTCCAATCATTGCAGCAAGTTTTCCTAGAGTTAACACTATTATCATAGTAAATGTTTTTGGTTTTGTATTCATAATATCTAATTATGATATTATAAATATAAATTATTCATAAAACTTTTTACTTCTTAAATAACTTGTTTCGCTTTGCTCAAGTCGTTATTTACTTCTTAAATAACTTGTTTCGCTTTGCTCAAGTCGTTATTTACTTCTTAAATAACTTGAATGTTCCCTTTTTCGCCTTGTAGCCAGCCTTGACTAAATTCTTCAGCGCCTTCTTGCCCGCGGCATGCTTCTTGCGGCTTACAATACGCCCTTTCTTTGTCTTCATTAAATCCTTCTTGGTTAAACCGCCGGAAGTGTGGCGAGCATTGCCGTGCCACACTTGAGCCTTTGTACCCTTCGCGGGCATCTTCGCGCCGCCAGACATATTATTGCTATTATTGCTATTGCTATTGTTGCTATTATTGCCATTCTTGCGAGTGGTGTTCATGCCGCTATTATTGCTATTCATTCTATATAACAACTATATTTTATTCAAACATACCCTTTCTAGGAATCTTTCCCGCATCAATATCTTCAATATATTTATTCATTTTATTCACATCGTAGATTCCTGCAAAATGAACGAGAAAATCGCCAGGCTGCCATAAAGGTGCGTTCGGAAGACCTTGAATATACGCATTAAACAAACGGCATTGATTCGTAATCTCTGTTTTTGCAAAGTCGGAACTATTCAACTCAATAAGTTTAATAACAGCAGCATTCTCCCACCAAGGGTGATACAATAAGTCTGTTTGCTCGTAAACACGTGACCAGAAATCACGTGACCAAGGGCTATTACGAATTAATATATTACCATCATTAATATGGCCGCAAGAATCAATAGTCATCAGTAAGTCTTTTCCTTCAGATAACAAAGGAGCAATACTTTCTTCAATCTTAGTATCCATATTTGTAATATATACATCAGCATCACTCATAAAAATTAGCTCTCCATCGACAGATTTCTTCATTACATCTAGTAAAAATGGAATCTTAGACCAAGGAATAGGTCGCTCTCTATCCCAGAAATTCTCTCCACCAAGAATATATTCATATCCATGTTTAATACAGTAGGTATTCTTAGAATCAAGTGCCTTCTTGAGACTTTTACGAAAATCTTCTCCGATTGCGAGTGTTAGAAGTTTCATTAATTAAAAATATTATAATATCTTTAGATAGATATTAACAACATACTGTTGGTTTTTCTAACATGTATCTACTACACGGTCCATCGTATTTATATTTATTTTTTAAAAATGTGTAAATTTCATTATATACATCAGTAATTCTACGACTTTTTAATCTGACTGTAATATTCAAATGTTTTCTTAACCACATATGCTCTTCTTTTGTAAGAAATGCATCCTTTCCTTGAAGTACAGCTCTAAACATAATAGAATTCCAAAATTCATTATCAATACAACTTTCAAGATGCTCTAGCACAACAGAATGATCTAATAAATAAACTAAAAACTCTAAGACTTCTTGTAAATTCTCAATTGGAAATAAATCAAAGAATCGTAATTCTATTCCATGATTTTTAAACTTATTAAAATTAATATCAAATCCTATTAAATCATTTTTTTCATAATTGATTTGCTCATATAATTCATTGTACCAATCTCTTTCATATATTCTACGCATGCCTTGTAAGACTTTACCAGTTTGTATTCTATTTGTATCAAAGGTTCCAGCACTAATATATCTTGATGCTGCGACCCGTTGAGAACCTCTTGGATATCTTTTTCTGTATTTTTCACTTAGTGATAATATATCACCAGAGCCATATTTAGCAATGAAAAACGGCTCCATCGCTTGAATTACGCGTATAGCCATAGCATGTCTTCTATCAAACGCACTTCGATTTTTGATATCACCATTTTCATTTAACATAGTTGGTAATGTAAAATTAAAATGATATGTTCCGTTGTTAAATATAGCAAGATTATTCATATTTGTAGTAAATCTTGCAAACCCATAGTTGCCTGTTGGATAAGCAAATTTAGTATCTTTTACTATTGGCAGATTCAGTTTGTTTAAATTTTCTAAAAATGTTTTTTTAGTATGCTTCAGTTCATCAATCACATGTTGTATTGTTGTTTTGTAAAAATCAAGAGTCATAAACTCTATAGTATCTCCATCAAAACAATAACTCATATTATATTCTTTTTGAAAATATTCATTATTTTCTTTCATATATTCAATTACAGTCTTACCAGAAAAATTTTTATTCAGAGTTGCGCCTTTATCATAATTTGTCATTGGTTGGCCGGATAAATCATTTTTTGTTAACTCATGCCCATTCATTAGAATTGGTAAATCATATTCTTTGTCTTTATCAATAATAGTATCAAGTGCTTTATTAAATTCTCCGTTGCGATATGTTTTATAATAATTTACACTATAACGTTCTTGTTTTTGGTTCTTAAAGAAAGCGCCAGATACTTTTTTGTTTGTTAAAATTTCAAGATATGTTTCATTTTCTATTCCTATTCCCCAAAAGAGTTCATTTGGTTTATAAGATAAAAAATATTTTTGATGTTTCTCATCAGATGGCAGCTTATCCATTAATAACACAAAATATATAAAATTGAAAAAAATCTAAGGATATTTTATGTAGCCCATAATGTCTTCAAAGTATATTAAGAATGAACAAGGTTGGTTCGTTTGTCCAAATTGTAATGTTGTAAAAGAGAATCAGAATACAATGTATTACCATATGAAGAAGCATGAAGGGAAACTACCTTTTGAATGTGACATTTGCAAGAAAGATTTTATTCAAAAAACCTCTCTTGAACTTCATAAGTTGTCAAAACATAAGGATAAAGATAGCAACAAAATGGAGACATTCAAGTGTTGTTTTGATGGGTGTAAATTTGAAGCAATTACAAAAGCAAATCGTAGAATTCATTGTATGCGAAAGCATTTTAAAAATGAAACGGATAGTATTCTTGGTGAAGATAATAGTTGTGAATCTTGTAAAATTAAATTTTCATCCACTACAGCGTTTTATTATCATTCAGTAAATTGTGTGCGTCTAGCTATACCAGAAAGACAGAAGATTCTTGAAAGTATTATTTAATCCTCGTCTTTTATAAGTTGTGTAAGAAGAACTAATGAATATAAGTGATAGCCAAGAGCGGCAAATGTAATAAGACCTAGTAACTCATATGCCGACCGTGGTGTTTTTTTACTCATATAGCCAACATATATCATAAGAGGAGCAAACAGAAGAACATGTATTAAACTTATCCATAACATTGATGAGCCACTCTTAATACGTAGCACAGCTTTGTAAGCGTGATATACTAGAACAAAAATACCAACAAAGAATAATATATTATATAAATATTCTGGTGTAGCAGCACGATTTATAAATATATAACCAAGAAATGGAACGACAATAAAAAGATGAAATAAAGCAATAATAAAATGTGCGTCCATTTATAATCTATAAGTGTCAAACAATTTTTTTCCTTGCTCGACAGAACCTTCCATCCATGCTTGTTTTAAACTAAATGATTCACTCACAACATATACTTCAGAATCAAATGGTTTTAATGACTTTTTTGATTCTTCCTCTGGATCATAATTGCCAGGTAGCCAGTAGGTTGCTCCGTGTTTCCAATAATGGCTTTTGAAAAATTTGTAATTTGGAACTTTGCCAAATAATTCATTTAATTTATTTTGAATATGTTTTCCAAGAGATTCTTCACCGTATTTTTTTAGTATGTTATGAAAGTTAGTAGTATCTCTAGAATCAGTATAGCTTACCATAGCGATACCTTTTTCGTAATTAATAGGGAGAAAATACCGTATAGGACCTTTTGATACAACTCTAGAATAGTTAGAAAACCATGATGTATCGTATACAGCATAGTTACGCATAAGCGGCTCCATACGTAAATGTTGTAGAACCTTAAAGTTTCTAAAGAAAGGTATTTTCTTAAATGCCTCAGATTCCATTGCGCAAATTACTTTCTCCGATTGTAGTATAACACTTTTAGAATCCACTAAAAATTCACTTTCAATCAATTCTTTTTTATCAACAATATTTATTAATGTATGATTTGTTAAAACTTTACCACCTTTTTTAATAAAATCATTTTCCATTGCTTCAATAAGTTTATGTAAACCATTTGCAGCAACAAAATATCCTTCGTGGGAAGCCATTTCAGCACCTTTTTTAAATACTTCTAACCCTAAATCTGCTCTTAACACTTCTATCTCAGCTCTATAAGGGAATCTATCAAGATATTCTTCTGCTTTTTCTTTTCCATGTATTTTTACACATAATTCTTTTAATGTAGAATTCGCAAGCACTTTAGAATCTAGATTATTCAATGGCGCAAAAAATGCTTGAATATTACTTTCAAATATATTTGGCTCAATACATGATTCGCCATCTTTTTTATAACTTGCCTCTTTTGATATTGGAACAACGGGCTGTTTATATTTTTTCATGAGTCCTAATATAATAGTATGGGCTTTTGAAATACGTCCAGCACCAGATTCCCATTGATACCCGTTCTTAGCATATGTATCAATTCTTCCACCAACCGTTTTATACTTTTCACATAATGTTACAGTTTTATTGCGTTTTAGTAATTCTAAAGCACAATAAAATCCAGCAATACCACCGCCTACTACTAGCATACCTATTTAGGTATTAGACTTCTTAGCCATTCTGAAATTTCAAGTGTACTTGATGAGCCTTTTGACCCAAGAATCTTTTTATTCTTTATTACCATGAATGTCGGAACAGAACGAATGCCACAATAACCGGCCGTATAGTTATTCATATCCACATCGCATTTGAGCCAGTTTACATCAAACTCTGATATTAGTTGACTAATACCAATTCTCTTACAAGGACCGCACCATTCAGCACTAAACCAAATAATAGTGATAGGTGGTAATTCGAGATCATTACTGCTACTACGACCAATTAATTCTTCAAATTGTTCTTGTGTTTCTAGATACTTCATCTTTTTTGATTAATTCTTTATTTTTTGTTAGTATGTACGCGGCAAATCCAGATAATGGTAAGACTAGCAGAATTAATCCAAAATATAGATGTTCTTTTGAAACTTTAGGAACTTCAAATGCTCTTTTTGTTGTTTCTATCATTTCATCAAATTCATGTCCTCCACCTTGCATTTGTCCACCGATCCCTCTTAATGCAGAAGCTTCCGCAATTCTAGATGCTAATGAACCGACACCCGTCTTTTTTGAACCAGAAAGTGGTATACCGTATGGATTCAACTGAGCACGAGCAGTGGCCGAACTGGGTGCCATGTATTTACTAAAAAAGAAATACAATGTATATGCTGATAATAATAGTCCTGCATAGAATGAAATTGTTGCTACTGTAAATAAAATCGTACTAACTATACCAGAATCAGTTGTTATAAAGAATCCAGTAAAATAATATAATATACCAAATATACCAATACCCAATAGACATAACCATAACTGAGTATTAGAACTCATATTGCTAATATCTTCATTATCAAAACTTCCTTTTCCAATGCCATCGATAAATCCAAATGGAGACTGTAATCCTCCTACTTGTATGCTTATACCATCTTCTCTTATTCCAGACCATACTTGTACTACATCATATGCGTACCATGAACCTAGTGTTAATAAATTTACCATCAATTTGGCAATACCAGTAGATTTAGAGCCAAATGCCCAATGGTCAAGTCCAAATAAACCAAATACTAATGTTATCCATTTAAAACACCATGTAGGTATTCTTAATTTTGGAATACTATGTGGCACCACCATAACCTAATTTTGTAATACTTTTAAATTGTAAATAGTAACCCGCCAAATCCATTGATAATTCTCAGCACATTGTGATTTGTCGCATAAACTCGCGTATAAGCATTATCTCTTGGAGGAGTAGCACCGGTCGTCGAATCGGGAGCAATATTCATTTGTAAAACAAAACTATCAATTCTACTAGCGTTCAAAGAACCAGATGGTTGTAATTCTTCTGGTCTCAACGCAAAACAATAGTTATATAAAAATAAGTTATTTGGCACTACTGTGTGATGATAATAAGGCTGTACTAAACGGAAATAACCAGCATCTCTGCGGTCAAATCGGTCATATCCATCAAGTTGTATATTTGCATCTTGTAGTAAATCTGTACGAGCACCAGTCTCTAATATGCTTGTACTACTGTAATTGAAGTATTCATGACGAGAAACCATTTTAGACCTTTGAATAAACCACAATAATTCACGAATTGGGTGGTTGAACTCGAGACGTACCGTAGAAGATGTTGCACCAACTGGAATAGATATTTGAGAAGTATATTGAACTTGTTCAATTAAATATTCATGCGTGTTGCTAACAAATCTTCTACGTTCTTCTACATCAAGATATACATAATCACCAAATAAGCGTAAATCAGTTATTTTTACAGGATTTACTGCAAGTGTATCACATACTGCTGTATCGACAGATGATGGGCTGAAAAATAAATCTTGTAAAGGTTTTAGTTTGAGATTAATACGTATAGGGTGATATTGAAGAGCAAGTAGTGGTAAATACTGGCCAGGATTTTTACAAAACCAAAAACGTAATGGAATATACAGCTTTAAAGGTCCAAAACTCTGAGGAGCTATATAATCATCGACTTTGCCAATCATATCATTAAATCCTTGTCTCTGTGTAGCGGTTGTAGTCATGTTCGACCATATTTCCATCCATTCACCGGTTTGTGTATCAATTAGTTGCTCTCCAATTTCAAGTGTAATTTCATCAATTAGTGCATGACCGATTGCATTTACATAGGATACGGGCGTTCCATCTGTAAGAGTTAATGGTGGTAATGTAACCTCTAATATAAGGGGACCGAGTAAATCACCTCGCCTTGGCACTAAACATGACAGTCGTTTTCCAAAGTCTGGGTCACCATCAAAAAATAAGGCTTGAGATTCAACTGCAAAATTTGTATAACGTCTATATACCATTTTAAACCATGTAATCTGTGGATTTCCGGTTAAGAATATATCTTGTTTTCCCATTGCGACAAGTTGTAATAATCCTCCATTCCCTGTCATCTGTTCGCTACTTATAAAGAGTATTGATTCTTTTTCTTTATTAGACGGAGTATGGAACAATTATACAGAAGTTTATTAGCAATAGATCCTAATACGAATTTACCAATTTCAACAAATTTAATTTTATCGACTGACGGAATCGGTAATATTAAATGGCAAGATGTTTTATATAATATTAGTTCATATGGTCAAAATATTGGATATTTACCTTCAACATTGAATACTTTAAATACATATATGTATAATATTTCCACTGGTGTTTTGCCGGGTTCATTAAGCACACCAAATCTCACAAGTACTGTTGTTGGGCTTGGAGCAGCGGGATATATTTCATCACAAACTTTTTATAGTACAATTAATGGTTTAGGAACTCTTGGTTATTTAAGCTCTGCTTATTTAGGAAGTACAGTAACAGGCTTAGGAACAAGCGGCTATGTTAGTTCATTAACATTATATAGTACTATTCAAGGACTTGGCAGCTATGGTTATCTAAGTACTGTAAAAAATCTTGGTTCTCTAGGTTATATTTCATCATTGTCACTACAAAGTAGTTTAGTAGGATTAGGAAATCTTGGTTATGTGAGTAGTGACACATTAGTGTATGTAACAAGAAATCTTGGTACTTATGGATATGTTTCAACCGCTTCGCTAACATCAACCACCACAGGATTAACATCAAGTCTTGTAAGCTCTGTTACAAATATTTTAAACAACCGTACCAATTACTATTTAAATGCGGCAGGCTCTTTAGTTATTGGAGCATCAAACACAAATGTTATTATTAGCACATTGACAACAGGATATTTCTATGATACTTTCAATAATTCTTCCATTACATACAAAGGGAATAATAATAATCAGTTAGCATATACGTCAAATAATGCTGATTTTTACATTTCAACATTAAATTTACAACTAGGAACTTTTTCAAATTATATTCATGGAAATACAACTGTAAGCGTTGAATTATATCCGAATATATTATTTCCCGCTTTAAATACAAGTGCAAATCCTAAAGTGTTTCATGTATCAACAATACTATCATATGGTGCTTCCACACTAAAGACAAATATTGCTGAAAGCAAATTTTTAGCAATAAATACGAACTCTTCAAATCTTTTTCAACAACCTTTACGAATTAATATTGCAGGGTCTGTTATAAATTCAAACTATGTAAGCAACTATCAATTAACACATCGATTTGTAAATGTTTATAATTATGGTGGCGCGGATGGTTTTCCATCAAGCAATGTAAATCTTTTTTTTAGCTCTACTACTTCGTATTACCTTTCCATACAAAATATAACATACTAAAAGCAGAATGGCTTCCTCAAGAAAGACACTAAATTTAGACTTATTACAATTAAAGGGACTTACATTTTATACATCGAGTAATTCACCAATACCTTCATCTTTCGTATTAACAGCTTCTGGTAACGGCCAAACCTATTTTACATCCATCAGCTCCATTGTTGGATCATTTTTTCAAACAATATCTGTACCCGGTCAAAGTAATCTAAATGCGCCTTCTACAAATGCCACTTTAACTGTTAGTACAAACACATCAGAAGTATTTTTTTCAACAAGCCCTCTAAGCACAATCCTTTATATTAATGTACCAGTTGTAAGCACTATTATAAGTACAATCAATTCTGTTCAAGCAAGTACCATGAATAATATTTTAAAATACCCTAACGTTGTATCCTCTGTATATTACAATGGTATCACTGGAAGACAAAATATGTCAACACTTGCGACAAACAACGTATTAAGTAATTCTGGAACTTCACAATTTAGTAGTTTTCAATACAATTTTTCTACATTAAGTAGTTTTATTAATCCTAATAACTCGACACGGATGTATGTAGAATACTATCCTAATTTCACATTTGGACCAGTTGTTACACCTTCTTCTATTTCCAGTTTTACAGTATATCCAGATGGAAACTCAAGTATCAAATCAGTATTATCATTATCAAGCCATTTTATGTATGTTTCTGGCAACTCAAATGTACCTATTAATAAATCTGGTATTCAGCAATATATTCCAATCACCAGTTCATACCCTTACAGTGTATCATCCTTCTTAAATCCTAGAGTTCTTTCGAATGGATTTATTCAACCATTAAAGATGGAGTTTGATGTAAGTCTTATAAACTGTAACGTGAGTCTAGTCCATTATATTTCTGATGGTGTAGGCTCTATCAAAACTCTTGGAGGCAATGATGTATTTCGAAGTGGATTAGAAACTTCTACATTTGTTATTAATAACAGTATTAATGACAAAAATAGTGTATTCGTTACTATTAATAATTCTGGGAATAGATTTTAAAGTTTGAATCCTTCTCGTTCAGCCAACTCTTTTGCAAAAGGTTGTAAAATACCTTTAATGACCGCTGTTGGTCTGTATGGCCAAGCACTCATGTAAACAGCATTTGGATATTTATGATGTCTTATATATCCTAGTATTTTTTTATCACCGAATAGACTTGTAAAAATCTTCTGCCCATCACTATTTTCTGCTATATTCATTTTCACTTCATATAAATTACGCTCTGAATCAGAAGTAAATTTTCTAGAACTCACTTCATGTTCTATAACTTTATAATATGTTAAACATTCATTTTTTCTCCATAGTGTCGCTTGAAATGTAAATAAATATGTATCATATTGAATATATTTCCAAACTTTGTTATAGTTAGGATTTATTTCAGTAGGGCCAGGGCATGGCATATATCTTATAGATATTATATCTTTTTCTTTTTCCAAAATACTGATTGATTCATAAATTGCGTTATTATCTACAAAACGTTCAAGTAAAAAATCTTCTTGCATAGGCAATACATACTTTATAGAATCTGGTAAAAGCTCTAATGCGCGTTTTCTTGAAGATATAAATGAGGAATTTTCGTTTTCTAAAACTATAATATTTACATTATAAGATTGTAAAATCTTACATATAGGATGCTCTGGCAGTTCTGTTGCAAAATAAATAGGCCATTTACATTTAGGAGCATAACGTCTTATAAGAGCGACATGTAATTCAAGTAAATAATAGTATTTTAAAGTGCTATTCAATAAATATGCTATATCATTTCTATCCATCTATAATTATTTGTTCATCTAATTTTAAATCCTCAATAGTAGCCATTTTACATTCACTGTCGAATGGCGGATATGGAGGAGTGTGAGGCGAGTAACAACGTTCATCTAGAGACATTTCTGGTAGTGGACTTTCATCTACTGCCGCACTTGTAAAAACGGGAGTTGTTGGCTCAAATACCATACCGTTGTGCGTAAATTGATTCGGGCCTAGCACAGTGTTAACACTATTTAATGATATATCTGACATGCGGGTAATTATATCATCCAAACTAATCTTTGTATCTTCTCTGTAAGATTCTCGTTTCTTCTGAAATAAAAATGGAAACTCTTTCTTCTTCACACGTTCAAAAGGAGAATGTTTCTTTTCTATTTCTTCTGATGTAAAACGTCGGAAGTTAAATCTATTATTTTCTTCTCTAAGAATCTCATCATCATCTTTTATTTGACATTCATTATTCATCTATTGATTTATATTCTTTCTTTTTAGACCTTTAGTAATAAAAACAAAAAAATAATAAAATTGTATATAAAAATGCTAGTATTTAATTAGTATCAAATGAATCTCGTCATTGTTGAATCTCCAGCAAAATGCTCAAAAATACAAGGATTCTTAGGGCATGGTTGGAAGGTTCTTGCTTCTATGGGTCATATCAGACATCTTATTGAAGACATTAAAGCACTTCATATTGAAGATGGTTTCAAACCAGAATATGAGTTTATGAAAGATAAATCTAAAACGATTATTCAATTAAAACAAGCCGCAAATGAAGCAACCAAGATTTATTTGGCGAGTGACGATGATAGAGAAGGGGAAGCAATTTCATATTCTGTCGCTATTGCTCTTAAATTAAACACAGTAACAAATCCACGAATTGTATTTCATGAGATTACTAAAACTGCTGTATTACATGCTATTCAGAATCCCAGAACTATCAATATGAATCGTGTAAATTCCCAGCAAGCACGAGCAGTATTAGATTTAATGGTTGGATTTACAATTTCTCCTTTGCTTTGGCGATTCGTTGGTTCAGCACTATCCGCAGGGCGATGCCAAACACCAGCACTAAGACTTATTGTTGAAAAAGAATCTAGTATCAGAGATTTTAAAAAAGAAGCAACGTGGGAAGTAAAAGGGAGTTGGTATTATGGTACTACAGCATTCTCTGGACGAATGATTGAAAGTCTTGAATCTCAAGAAGACGCAGAAAACTATCTAGAAAACGTTCATACCCTGGAAGTAGCAACTGTTACACATTGTATTACAAAGCCGACAATTCACAGTCCTCCACTTCCTCTTATTACGTCGTCGCTACAGCAAGAAGCATCATCTATGTATAATTCGAATCCGAAAAATACTATGCGAATTGCTCAAAAACTATATGAAGAAGGTCATATTACATATATGCGTACTGATTCAGCAGTTTTATCAGAAGAGGCTATTAGTGATGCGCGAAAAACAGTAGAAAAAACGTATGGAAAAGAGTATCTTTCAAATGGGTTTGTGAAAAAAGCCAGAAATACAGCAGAGCAGAAGAGCCAAGATGCTCATGAATGTATTAGACCAACCCACTTTGACCTAATATCACTCGATTCAAAATTCAATCAACAAGAAAAGAATATCTATAATCTAATTTATAAACGTGCGTTACAAAGTGTTATGGCGCTAGCAAAAGGCGAAGAAAAGAAGATTCAATGGATTATTGACAATGACCCCAGTGAATTTATTCATGAGAGTATTTGGAAACGTACAACATTTCAAGGATGGAAGATTGTTGGTATGAGTGAAAGTGATTTAGATGAAAAAGAACAAGAAGAAGAGCAGTCATGGAAAACATCTGAAAATCTAGTAGAAAATCTGAAAATCAAATGGAAGACTCTTCAAGCAGAAGAAAGGGTTACAAATCCTCCATCACGGTATACGGAAGCAACATTGGTGCGAGAGTTGGAAAAAAAGGGTATTGGGCGACCATCTACATTTGCTTCTCTTGTTGCATCTATTGTGGACAAAAACTATGTTGAAACAAAAAATGAAGAAGCAAAAGATGTACAAGTACATAAGCTTATACTCTCAGCGCCAAATACTTGGCCTCCAAACAAACAGCAAGAAACAAAGAAAGTTGCTGGACAAAAGCAAAAGATGTTTCCAACAATTCTTGGAAAACAGGTATATGAATTTTGTATGAAAGAATTCAAGGAGTTATTTGATTATGGATTTACAAAACAAATGGAAGATAGACTCGATTTGGTAGAATCTGGCAGTGAAGAATGGCGCAAACTATGTAGTGATACATATAACTCTTATAAAGACAAATATGAAGAACTAAAGAAAGTACCAGCAAAAGAAATATCGAACTCTAAAAAGATTGTACTTACTGATGGATATGAAGCAGTAGTAGGAAAGTTTGGGCCAGTATTAATAAAAGACAAAGCATTTCTAGGATGGCCTGAAGGAGTCAGTTTTAAAGATATTACTGATGCTCATATTAAGCAATTCATTATTGATAAGGAAAAACCAGATATCTTTGGTTATCATGAAGGTGAGATGCTTGTACGAAAAAAAGGGAAGTTTGGCGAATATATAGTATATAATGGAACAAATATATCTTTAAAGCCTGGTGATAGTGTTGAAAGCATTATTGAGCGTTCTAAAAGTAAATCAGAAACTCTACATAGTTTAGGCGAGTACGTATTCAAGAATGGACCGTATGGTATTTACATGATGAAGAAAGTTACTGCCAAAGGAAAGAAACCAATATTTGTTTCGATACCAAGTGGGCTTGATGTTAAAGCGCTTACAGAAGAAGCTGCTAAAAAGATTTATGAAACAAATATGAACAAGCCTAAACGACCATTTAAGAAGAAAGAATAGAAATGGATTTGTCAAACGATGGCCAGATTAAGTATGACGGCGATATGGGTAAAGTAATAGTGCAATATTCTCAAGATACCAGATTTAGTAAATATCTAGAAATAGGAACTTGGAACGGTGGAGGCTCTACATATTGTTTTGCAAAAGGATTTGAATCAAGAGTAGAGTTATTTAGATTTGCTTCGCTAGAAATTAATGAAGAGATGTATAATGAAGCGAAGTCTAAATATGTAAATCTACCATACATACATTTATTTAAAGCTCGCATTATCAAAGATGAGGAACTTCCTCCAATAAATGAACTTTTAGAAATGTTTGAAAGTGTTAATACAGAATGGTTAAGAGATGATATGGCATCTTTTTTTAAGACATCCTATTTTGATGTAGAATCTTATAAGCCAGAAGTAGTGCTACTAGACGGTTCTGAATATTTAACATATTTTGAATTTAAAAAACTATATAACTCTACAAAAGTTTTTATTTTAGATGATATTAATACTGAGAAATGTAAAAAGATTGTTGAAGAATTAAAAGGTAGTAGTAACTGGAGAGAAGTATATTTTGAACCGAGTCAGCGAAATGGTTGGGCGGTATATGAAAATCTAAACCTACTATAGAATGTCTTCACCAAAAAGTTCTGGTTCAAATACTCCAAGAGATTTATCAGGTAATAAACCTCGTAAATTTCAAAATGGTTGGTCAGAAGAGCAAGAAAAACTATTAGCAAAATGGTCAGATTATGCTGCATGTTATCGTTGGCTTCATGATAGAAGTGAAAAGAAATTCTCTGTATACAATAATTCTATTACAATTCCTGTAATTGTTTTATCAACAATAACGGGAACTGCGAGTGTTGGTTTAACTGGATTAGTTGGTGATATACCGAACGGACAGAAATACGGGCAAATTGCAATTGGGATTGTTGCGTTATTTACGGGCATTTTAACAACGTTAGGTAATTTTTTTAGATATGCGCAAAATTCTGAAGCCCATAAAGTTTCGGCAGTATCATGGGGGAAATTCAATCGTTTAATCGCTGTAGAGTTAGCTCAAAAGCCTGATGACCGTTTAGATAGTTTAGATTTTATTAATATATGTCGTCAGGATTTAGATAGACTTATTGAACAGTCTCCTCAAATTCCGGATGATATAATTAAATCATTCGAAAAAGAATTTGACCATGAGCAAGATTTAGCAAGACCTGATATATGCAATAATTTAGAACACACAACAGTATATAATAACTCTAAGAGCCGTATGAAAATGATGGTTGCAGAAATGGCGTTAAATCTAAAACACAAGAAACAAGTGCTGCGTGATGAATTATTGCCCGATTTAGATAGTCGTATGAAGAAAATTATTGATAAATCAATTAGAGAATATGAAGAAAAAGTAAAGCTAGAAAGTGATAAAAGAAAAGGACCTCGTGATGACTTTTTAATCAATGTGCGTAGGCGGCTTGGAGAAGTTGTTTCAAATATGGAAGAAATACATATGAGTGAAGATAATACAGTTGTAGATGTGGTTGGCAGTGATCCTTTTCCAAAGAAAATATAGATTTAATAACTAAATAACAATCCCGCTCGACCACCATAAATGCGTAAAACATTGTATGTTTCCGCCCATAAATATAAATTAAATCGATTTACATTATTTGGGTCAATAGAACCAGTATTGGAATGCAGCTTTAACTGCAACTCAATATTTAGCATTTTATCCAAATTGGCTTCGCCAGAAGGTAACGACGGTGGTAGATGGCCGTGTTGAAATCCAAACATGAATGTATAATAATAGCGATTGACCCAAGGACTTTTTCGCATTTCTAGTGAAGGTAAAATAGAACGAAATAATGAAGGAGAGTCACTAGCATAGCGCACAAGTTTTCCTTCGTATTGTAAACCGATGTATGACAGCGGCTCTGAATCACGAGTGCTAAACCCAGAACGCATAGTTCCAATGAATTGAGGATTTTCAAGACCGCTAGCATCAGGCCACCATGGCGTAGAAGCTGTACCACTCAAATCTCGTGTTGCTAAAAAGGGCGCATTATAACGAATTGCGTTATAATGATTGAGATAAAAAAATAGATTACGTGTTGGATTTGGCACACTGAATTTATAGTTAATCGCATTCATATTTTGACTATCAACAGGGTCAAATGGATAATGTTGGACAATCGGAAGTTTTATATCTGATAAACGAAATCTGTTTGCCTCGGGTTTATCTAGATAAACATATTCGGCGAGAACATATGTATCGCCGATTAAAAGTCTGTTCGGCATTGTGATATTTGGGATTGCACTTACTAGAGTCGATTGGCTGGGGTTACCATTTAATCCAAAAACTGGTTTCCCTGCTGGGTTTGTTATATAAAATGGTGAACTCGTGATAGGAAAATATGCGTCTCCAGCAACCGGATTTGTGGCCGGTAGACTAACGTTGGCGGAGCTGACATATAATGAATTAATCGGATTAAATGTAACACTTAATCTTACTAAATCGGATTGTATAGCATCAATTGGAAGTGCAAGACCACTGTCGCCACAACTGAACCAAAAAGGAAGTGGTGTTACGATAATGGATGGCGTTTCATCTACAGTTCCATAACTATCGACTGTAAATCCATTGTCTTTTCTATGGATTAATTTGTTCATTGATATTTGTTTTTCAAGAGGATTGTAAAATTCATCTAATACTTCTAACAGTCGCCCATCTAAACGTTCAACTCTTGCTCCTCCGATTTCAATGCTTGTTTCATTAATAAGAGCATGTCCTAAACTATTCGTCCAGCCGAATTTAGGACCGGCAAAGTTAGCACCCCCAGCAACTCTTGCTTTTAATTGTTGGGTTGCTATATCCGGCATTGTTGTTACAAGATACAATCGTGTTACCAAATGACCTTTTCTCGGAATTGTCATTGTACATGTATTTCCGAAAGAAGGAATTGTATCAAAATCAAGTCTTACCCATTGAGTTGTAAAACGACCACTACGAACAAATGCTTTTGTAAACATTTTAATATCAGGCTGTCCTTTCGGACTTAATAATCGTCCATCTTGAACCCCACTATGAAGAATTCTAAGTAGTGAGGCTACCATCTAATAAACCAAATAGGGTTTTTTTATGTCTTTTTTTAGATTGCTAATTCCAGATGCAAACTTCTCAGCAGCCAAAACTAGTAACTACCCGTAAAAGAACATTAAAACGTTCTCATAACCTACAAAGACTCTATACTACCGATAAATATTCGAACGAAGAGATTTTAGAAGAGAGTATTATAGTATTATACGAAATCTTTAATAAATATGCTCCATTATCTAAAATTGCACCGCCTTATAGAAACTTCTATGATATTGGTTCTGGTTTAGGAAAAGTCGTGATTGGTATTGCGAAACAATATGCTTTTCTAAAATCAATAGGGATTGAAATAGATTCTGAAAAAGTAGTACATGCCAATACGGCATTAAATAAATTAAAAGATGAATCTTTGAAACGTCGTATAGAAATGTTTTGTATTTCAATGAATGATTCTAGTATTAACTATTCTAACGGATGTTGGTTTTTCATTTCGAATTTAGATTTCAGTGAAGAAGATAATAATACTTTAATTAACAAGTTAGGCAATGAAGTAAAAACCGGCTCTATAATTGTAAGTTTAAAACAAATATATAGTGATAAATTCAAACAAATGAATTATATTTCTTTACCAATGAGTTGGTCGCAAGATTCAAAAGTTTATATTTATATGAAACAATAAGTAGATGGAACTGGGAATAGATTCGAAAGATAAAGAAATTAATGATTTATTATGTCTCTTAAGTCGAAGTGATTTTCATCATGATTTTGCTAAAATTAAAATGAATACTATATATGGTAAATTATTATCTTCAGAAAATATAAAATCAAAAACAAAAGATTATATTAAACGTGTAACAGAATTTAAATCAAAATCAGAAAATAAAAGTATATATGACTATTTTGAAAAAACAAATCTTTTATTACCTTCAGAGAATAAGGAATATTTAAGTGAAATTAATATTTTAGAAAAAATTATTGGATTAAATATGAGCGGTATTAAAAGAGAATTAATTAATAAAGAAGATTCTTATGGCTTACAAAAGGAAATGAATAAATATAAAGTTGAAGATATTCAAATGCCTCCAACTAATAAACCCTTTGATATAAATTATAAAAATAAAATTTTACGTAAATATCAATATTCTTGTTATCCTGCGAAAGTGCGTGGAGAATATTTTAATTTACCATTTGCTTTTCGTAAATTAGCAAATAACAGAAATTTCGTTTTATTAATTGACTCATCTTATTTTTCTATCAAAAAGATGAAACGACGTGAAATTGTTAAAACTATATTAGGAGATAATTATGATGAAAAACAAACATATACATTTTATATTATTAAAAATAATGAAACAATGTCAGATTCTGCAGTAAAACTTGAAACCTTTGATAAAGGAAATGAAAAGATAAAGATTAAAATATTAAAAGATTTAGCAACGAATGAAAGTATATATCCAGAATTTAGTAATGTTAGTCAAGCCGCAAATTTATATTCAAGCATTTTAATGAGAACAAAAAAAGATTTACATACAGACAAAATAAATGGTACTATAAAATATAAAGATGGCAAATTAGAATTTTTAGAAGATTTAGGAAATATTAGTGAAAAAGAAACCAGCTCTTTCTTAGCATTACAGAAAAATCTTACGAAACCTTTCGATTCAGATGATGTATTAGTTCATTTTTTTTTAAAACGTTCTGGAGATTGGTGTCAAGCATTAAGTTTATTAGATGGAACTCGTGAATATGAAATATATGATTATGATACAAATGTCGTTGAAAGTAAAACAACATTAGATACTTTAAAAAGAAAATTAAATTGCGAAGTCGCACTTATTACCCATGATTCAGTTCTTCTTGCTTATTCTTTATTATTAGGTATTAACGTATTTTATTCTATACGCGTAGTATCACAAGGAGTTAGTAAAAATTCGAATGAAGAAGATTCCAAAAGTATTATATGGATGACTTATTTTAAAAATGTATCTGATTCAGCAGCTTTAGACGCGAGTATATTAGAAGAAATAAATGATGAATATCTAAACAAAATAAAAAATGATGCAGAATTTATTAATACTTTGAAAAATACTGCTATAAAAGAATTAAAAGAATTAGCACTGCCTGAAGTTCCACAAAATGTATTTTATAATGCATTAAGAGCAAATAACACTAAGAAGAGAAAACGTATGAATGTAAATTCTAATTCTAACTCTACAAATTACAATACACATTTTACTAATTTTTACATTACATATTTTACGAATTTTATAATTACTATGCGAAAAAATTTATTATTATTAGCAAATTTAATTTCTAAAGAAACAATTCTAGAGCAACTAGACGAGCTAGAGAAGTCTACAACTCGTTTAAAATCGAAAACTAAAACTGATAAAGATATGTTAGCAAATTTATTTAATTTAAGTGATATGAAAAACAAAATAGATGAATATGTAAATATTAATAATAGTTTAAAAAATATATATACTGATTTAGAGAAAGATAAAGTTACTATAAAAAATTTTATTAAATCAGAAGCGAATAAAAAAGAGTTTGAAGAAATACTTAATAAATTACATGAAGATTATAAAGCATCTGTATATTTATTTACAGAAAAATCAAGAGAAAAAAATTACATTCAATATGATATAGATTTTTTTGATATTATTCCATTTATTTTAGAATTAAAGATGGCAGGATATTCAATACCTACACGTCGCAGTGAATCAATTAAGTTATGTAAAGCAATACTTATGTTACGCAATAGTGTTTTAGCAGTAGGTCTTCCACAACATCCTATTAATAATAATGCATGTAGTGTAATTGATGATAGAAGAACAAGAGCTGCTGTTGGTGCTTATGAAGGAGGTTCTAAAAAAATATTAAAAGGTGGCAATAGAGAAATGTATAATTCTTTATTTATTAATAATGTAGGTGAAAGAACAACACCATATATAAATGACGATAACGGCCATTTCTATTCTGTTGTTAATAATACAATTATTATAAGAGAACAAAAACCTCTATTAGAAGAACTATTAAATAGTATAGATTCAATAACTACAAAAGAAGATAAATATGTAGTGCTAAGATTTCTCTTATGTTATTTAGACGAATTGTATACAGCTATATTTAGTATATCTGCTAATAAAGAAGACCGTGATGATGATACGTATTTAAATTATTTATATATACAAGCACAAGTATTTAATATACAGATGTATTTATATAAAGATGAAAGTTTTAGTCTAAAACATGTTAAATCCATACAAGATATCTTTTTTACAGATAGATATAAATGGACACCATTATATATTGAAAATTTTATTCTAAAACTGCGAGGTAATTATTATGATATTGAACAAAGAATCAATACTCGCATTCAAATTCTAAAAGAAAAGATTGTAAAAGAGATTGATATGCTAGAAATTAGTAATAGCAATAGCAATAATGAGAATACCAATAACAATATAAGAAATAAAACTAAAAAATTGAAACGTAATACCAATATGAATTTAGTATAGAAATGTGGCTTGATAAAGTACAAATCGCATATAGGCAACTATGCGCGAAACATCTTGTAGTTTCTAAAGATGACCATACTCCAATTTTATTTGAAGAGTATAATACAGATGATTATTATTATATACTAAATAATAATAAAAATTTGATTTATTCTGTTGACGAACTATATGAAATTATTAAGAAAGGTTGGATTGAACCGTTTACAAGAGTTCCAATTGTAAGTTATAGATTTGTGAAGGTTAGTATTAATCTGTAAATAGAGTAAACTCTATTTAGTTCCTTTAATAAACAGTAGACTGTTTATTAATCTGTAAACAACTTATTACATATACCATTCTCAAACTTTAGCCAATTTAATCCTATACAAAAGACTTTCACTTCCCATGTTACATCATATTGACTCGAAGGTTGTTGAATTTCTAATGTAAGTCTTAAATTCTGAACACGACTTGCATTCAATGAACCAGAAGGTTGATGCTCTTCTGATGGATGATTCGCAAAGGGGTATCCATATATGTATTTTTTGTATGAGATATATCCCCCTTTGTGATGATTGCTAATGAGTTGTCTATAATATGCTTCTGGAGCATCGCATATTGTTTGACCATTCACTTGTAACACCGCTTTTTTCAACATCGGTACAAACGGATTATATGTAGCATCGTATTCTCGCTCCAGAATTGCACTATAATTCGTCCATTCATTATTATTTGCTACTTCTTTGCGTCTTACAAACCATACTATTTCTTCTAAAGGGTGATTTGCTTCTATTGGCAGCTGAATAGTTACAGTATCATTTGAGGATTTCGATATAGAATATTTTAGTGGCTCGCCAAAACTAAATGTTTGTACTTCACGAATTAAATGTTCAAATGGGTCACGTAACATTTTATTACGCTCCATACCATCTAGATACGCTCCATATGTAATAAGTTTTACTTGTTGAAAATCTGGTACCACTTGTGTAATGGTTTTTGTTCCAATATTCAATTGTACATTCGTTCCTAAAGGTGTGCTAGTACATGTATCTCTATAACCTCTTCGCTGACGTATTACTTGGTCGAAGGGTCGAAATGTAACATGAATTTTAGCAGAGCCTTCTTTTAAAGCAACCATTGGCAATCCTTCTCGCATACGATTTCTCATAAAGAAAAAAGGAAGTAAGCAAAAAATGTTTCCATCTTCTATTGGATAATTTCTCTTTGGATTCCATGCCAGTAAATCTGGTATAGATACCAATCCTAACGAATCTGTTGCTAAACCAAATTGGCTATTTAATTCTGCATTGAGATTTGTAAATACATTTATAAAGTCTCCATCAATTGTTTCAATTGTTACGCCATCAATTTCTAGCTCTGCCTTTTCAATTAAACATGAACCGAGAGAATTTGCAAAGAAAAAAGCAGTATCTGGATTTGTATATGTATATTTACCGGATGCAATATTTAGTTGGGTTGTTAAATCTAACCAATGAGATAACTGAATCTGAATAGCAGTACTCAGCATTAAATCTCCACAAGGGAGTGAACCTACATCAAATGTAAATCTCTGACCATAAGAAGCAGGGCCTCTAAATGGAAAGTCTTGTATTACTGGAACGAATGGTATTGTTCTGCGTTCTGGATTTCTTGTAAACCAAGTGACTTGTGTATCCAGAGGAAAAAAGTCATTCTCTTCTTCATCTCTATCTGTTAAATCAAGTAGTGTAGATATATCTCCACCGGGCCTTTTAAAACTCATTTGAGATAACGAGGTATCCATCTGCTTTTCTTAGTTCATATTATTCGTCATCATTTTCTACGATTGCGGTCTTTTTAATAGCAGCAGTTTCTCTTCTTGTTCTACCCATTTTCCTAATATTTGGCATAGCAGAAGCAACTATCTCAGCATTTGCCTTTCTTCTACGCTTTGTTTTCTTTTCATTCTTCATAGCGTTATGGGCCGCTTTTAGTCTTATGCTTTGCTTCTTTTTGTTACGTCTTGTTCTTTTAGGATTTACTCTAGTTTCGTTGCGTGTTAAGCCTTCTAGACTTCTGCGAGAGTGCTTCTTAACAACAGCTTTAGAAGCAGCAGTCGCCCGTTTTACAGCATTTACCCAAGAACCTTTACGATTTGCAGATTCTCGTTCAGCAGCAATAACTTTAGCCTCTTCTTCTCTTTCTTTCTTTTCAGCGGCACGTTGTGCGGAAGTTTTAGGAGTTCCAACAGTAATTTTATCTAACTTTGCAGCAAGACTATTAATATTATTATTAGACATCTAATAAAGAACAATAAAAAATGTTGTTTTTTGTTTTTATGTTTTAATAGCTTCTAACATTTACGCAGATGTAGTCACCTTCGAGGCCTGCTCCTTCCAGTGAGCCTCATCGTAGTCACCATTCATCTTACGCTTCTTCGCCTCCGCAACAAAGTCGGGAAGCTTGAACTTGGTATCAGGACTCGCCTTCTTCATCTCACTGCTTACATGCTTGAAGAAGAGACTCCAGCCGGTTGGGCCACGAGCAGTCTTCTCCTTAGGAGCCTTGCGCTTCGAAGAAGTACTAGTCGTAGAGATAGGAGCAGCAGCACTCTTCTCTAGAGCATCAACACGAGCAGTGAGAGCGGCAACGAGAGACTCAAGAGCACTAATCTTAGCGGAAGCGGAAGTGGAAGACATTTTTTGAATACATAGTTTTGGTCGACGGAGGAATCAATTTTTTGATTTTTATGTAAAAAATTTTTTTGGAAAAAGTATTTCACTCTTTGTCTTCTTTAATAGAAGCACTCCATAAGTATCGGAATGAACCACTCAATAGGTGTAGTGAGCGCGTACATCTTATATTTTAACGACATCCCAATCCATCTCGCGTATTCGTAAATACAGAGCTCTTCACAGCGAAATTGTACATCCCCCATTTCATTCCACTTGTTTGCCACAAACAGAACAGATAACCCTGGAGATGCTTGTTGAATCTCAGCATACCAATTATGTGCGTTTATTAGACTATTCTCATTCTGCGCATCGTACATCACGATAACACCATGTGCGTTATCATAATGGAAATTGCGATTATTTTTATCTGACAAGAATTTATAATGCTTCTCATTATTACAAATGTCCCAGACATTGATGTCGTTTCCATAAATCTTAATGGGATGAATGTAGCTTTTAGAACTAATACTACCAGAATGCTTCTCACTTACTTTATTAATCCACGTTGTCTTACCAACGCCGCTGTCACCCACAAGAACGATATTAATAGAGCTCATCTTGTAGTTTGATACTTGGACGTTTAAAAAATTTGGTTCAATTTTTTTTATAGTGTAATTAAAAAGAGCATTTCACTCTTCACCTTCTCTTTATTTGTATTATTTAGTTGTTAAGCACGTCATTGTAGATGAAGAGGTTGAGATTTCTGTTCAAATCCCAACGAGCATAAGACCTCATGTTTGCTATCTTCTCTAGAAACTCTTCCGTGCTAGAGTTCTCCTCGATATGTAGCATAATGGCATTTTCATATCCATTTCCAAAGCCACTCTCAAAGAGATAAGTGAAATAGCGGGCCATTGCATCACGAGATGCAAAGTGAAGAGTAGATGTCATCCATGCCTCATAATCCTCTTCATCCACCTCGTCGTCTGACGAGCCGTAGCCACGCATCTCAATCTTCATACACACAATAGAAGTAGTGGATGAAGGAATAGCGACAATAGTAGCAGTGCGTGCGGGTGCTGGGGGGCAGATAGGAGCACGTTGGACACGAGGAGGAGTCTGGGGGATTGCAGAGCGAGCACTAGCGGCACTGGCACGAGTGGTACTAGGCATCTTGAACACTTGTTTTTGATACTGGATTGGTGGGATTGTACGATTCAATTTTTTAAACGCTCTGCATTAAAAAAAGAGGGTTGCTCTTTTTCTTTTTTATTTTGTCTTTTAGTGCTTAATCAGATAGAGTGTTACATTTTTGTGACGGGGAACAACTCTCTTATTTGCGTCTTCAACATGTTTCTTCACGATTTCAAAGTCCATGTCTTGGCCCTTGAGATACCATTTTCCAGAACCATCCTTCACAATGATGCAACACTTATTTTCAATTGCTATCTTAAGCATTTCATCATAGCTCTTATTCTTGTCGAATCCGAGTTGACTCACATCATTCTTATTGCGAAACACGTCTGTTGCTCTGTATTTGGTGACCTCAGGCATCTTAGTTTCAATGACATGGGCTGGCATTGTGGCTCCTTGCGCCTTCAAGAGCTCAGCCTCGGCCTTCTCAGCGCGAGCCAGCAGCTTCTTCTCTAGCTCGGCCCACTCTTTCGTCATGTCCTCATACTCGGCCTTCTCACACTCGTAATCCCCCTCAGCACTGAGAGCGCGGATTTCCATCGCATCACAGCGCTTGCGCCAGCCCACAGCGGCAGAGCGGGCCTTCGCCAGGCTCACCTTCAGAGCGGCAACCTCTTGCTCTACGTGGGCGGTGACAGCGGCGTTGATAGCGTCCATCCCTCTTGCTTTTTGATACCACGATTTGGCGGCGGCTTGGAATCAATTTTTTTTTTTGCTCTTAAAAAAATGCTCTTTTTTTTTGTTTTTTGTTTTTTGTTTTTTGTTTTTGTCTTTTACCACGTAATTTTCTCGAGGTTGAAGAACCCCTCCATGCTGCGGCCTTGCGTGTAGGTCGGCTTCATCTTTATGTCGAACTCGATGTTGAGGTGGTTAAGAACCTCCACCAGGTCGCTGTCGTTCTTGCTCTTCCAGTGAAAGGCCGCCTTTGAGATACGGAAGCGAGTCCTTGCACTCTGAATGCAGCGAGATACCGTAAGAGGTGAGGTCTTCCAAAGTTTGAGATAGATTCGCAGCCCCTCTTCAAGAGCAGCAGGATTCTCCAAGTTGGTCGCGTTGATGCCGACGATGCCGCCAGCGACGAGAGGCTTGTCAGTCTGCTCATCTTGGTAGCTGAAATTGGAGTTGCGGTTGGTGGTCCCGATGCGTGAGTTGAGATGTACACTCTCGATCCCAGGGTTCACCCCACTGGAAGATTGTGTGTGAAAGATCACGTAGATGTGCTTGGGGTTGGCACCAGGCATCATGACACGGCTCGCGCGCATGAAGATAAAAGTCATCTCAGCACCATCGTAGATGTTGTCAGAGGTGGCGGTCTTGTTGTGGTAGGCCTCGATCACACCCTTGAGACGGAGCCCCTCCTCGCCAGAAGGGTCAAAGTGGCGGATGTGCGGCGTGGCAGTCTGCGCATTGGAGATAATTTCCCCCTTCTGCTCCTCAGAGTAGTTGGGGCTCGAGCGGATTTGCTCGATGTTCTTGAGGAGGAGATCGCGGCAGAAATGCTTCTTTGCCTCGCCGATATCGTTATCGGCAAAGGGTGAGTACTCATCATCGTCGTAGTCGGGGACGAGACGCAGCGGCACGCACTGAGTCTTCCCGTTGGTGGGGATGTTCGCCACACGGGGCTTCTTGATGTTGGTCGCCTTCGTGGGGAGCATGTAGGGGTACTCCATGATGGCCCTCTCAATCTCAGAGGCCTTGACCACCTTGTTCTTGAAGTTCTTGAGAGAAGATGGAGGGATGAAGATGAGCGGCTTGGTCTCGCCAAACTCATAGCCGCACATGCGACCAGGGAGGCCCTGAACAAGAGAGTCGGTCTTGGACTGGTGAGCACCCTCCCAAACGAAGGCGATGTGCTGCTTGGGGACCACCTTGCCAGCACGGAGGCGGCCACGGATGATGACGACAGTGTGCTTCTTGGGCGGGTAGTTGAGACGGTCGATGGTAACTTGCTTCTTAGAAGAGGTGTCGAAGTAGCGGACTTTGATACCGTGAGCATAGGCAGCAGCGTTGATGGCAGCCTCTTGGCGGTTTCCCGCTGCGCTGCTCATCAAGCGGACGAGAGCCCACTTGGGAGACTCGGGGGGGCCAAAGAGATCGGTGAACTGGGTGAAGTTCTCGGCGATGTTGAAGGTGGGGCGCATGAGGTTGTTGTACTTGTACTCGGCGAGGCCAAAGTAGCCGTCGCCGGGCTCTAGGTTCTCGACGTGCTTCTCGAAAGGGGTCTCCTTGTGGGCGATGGCGGCGAGCTCGGAGTAGGGGGTTGCCGATACAGAGAGGATGAAGGCATTCTCCTTCTCGAGCGTCTTGGGGTTGCCGTCCATGCTGAGTCCGTGCTGCGACAGAAAGACATGAAGCTCTTGCTTCTGCGTCTGATCGAGGTGCGACTCGTCGACCACGATGAGACAGTTGGTCAGCTCCATTTTGGACTTAACGAAGTCCTGGCGAAAGATTACCTTGATTTCCCCCGCCTCATAGGCGGCGGGATTGGCCTCCTCGGTGTCTTTCTTGGCTTGGGCGTAGAGCTCGGTTTCGTTAGAGCCACAGAGGATGTAGGCACGCTGGATGTCGCCGGTGGCGAGCATGCGGCGGATCAGCTCTTGGAAGGCACCGGTCTTGCCCGACTGGCAGCGGGCGGCGAGAATGGCGTAGCGCAGGCGCTTCTCAAGGAAAGCACGGTGGATGCTCTTGGCGGCGGTGAGCTGCTGCACGTGGGGCATGGTGAAAACGCAGATTTTACGTTTTCGGATACCGTCCCTAGCAGCATTTCGCCTATTCAATTTTTTTTTTAAATTGAATCCAGAGCCCCTACAAGAGTACCCCTCACAGCCCTCTTTTAGCCCATTTTTCAATCTTATAAAAAAATTGAATATAGCGCAAGAGCGTGCGAGAGCGCATCTTTGCACGCCGATTCAATTTCAAAAAAAAATTGAATTTGCCGACCCCCCAAAAGCCAGTATCAAAAAGCAAGAGCAAGACCACAAGCCAAGATGTCTATCGCCATCAACGCCAAGCTGTTCAGCAAGTTCGAGACCTACATGGAGGACCTTCACGAGGAGATTGACGGCGGCTGCATGGAGAGCATCCAGAAGCAGGCCGCCCGCCTGACGAAGACTCTCGCCGAGATGCGCGGCACCGCTGCGCCCGCCAAGAAGGGCCGCAAGAGCGAGGTCAACGCCGACGGTACTGTGAAGGAGAAGAAGGCCGGCAAGCCGCGTGACCCGAACTCCCCGTACATGAAGCTCCAGACCGCCGTGAAGCTGCTCTACGCTGGCATCAGCGCAGAGGACAAGAAGACGCTGACCTCCCTCGGCTTCGGCTATCTCAAGCTCTGCGGTTACTTCAACGCTCTCGGCAAGATGGAGCCGACAGAGCACGACATGGCGGCCGCCGTCGCCTATCTCAAGGAGCACCCTGAGTACACCAGCAAGACTCAGGTCCAGCGCTCTGCCACCGCCAGCCAAGCATCTGGTGAGGCGGGTGAGAAGAAGCCCCGCGGCCGCCGTCCAAAGAAGGCATCTGCTGCACAGGCAGCGGATGCGCCGGCTTCCCATGTGAGCGAGATTGTCGCCCAGATTGAGAAGCACATCGCAGAGGAGGATGAGAGCGATGACGAGAGCGACGATGACGAGGAGGAGGATTCTGAGCGCGTCCCTCTCGAGCCTTTCGAGTACAAGAGCCAGAACTATCTGAAGGACCCCTATCAAGAGGTCTACACCTCAGAGGGCAAGATGGAGTGGGTGGGCACCTTCAATGGTAAGAAGATCGTCATGGGTCAGATGCCTATCCGCGTGAAGAAGTTCCTCGAGTCGACGGATTAAAAAGATAAAAGAAGAAGAAAAAATAACTAAAAGACAAAAAACAAAGAAAAGAGCCTTTTTTCATGGATTTTTAACGCAATGCGTTAAAAATTGATTCATCAGCGCAGGCATTTTTAGTATTACAACCGAGAATGAGTTCTATCAGTTACCAGAGTATCTTCTTGCCGCGCATGAGCAGAGCGCTGATTGTGAGTCGCACAAATCTTAAGCCTAATACTGTCTCACTAGATGCTCATGCTACGATTCGTAACCTAACGATTCGTGTCTCATTGCCTAGACTGCCTGAGGTAATGACGAACTATGAGATGGGAGACTGGAAGACTCGGACCAAGACTGTGTTCCATATGACAAATGAGCGCAGGGAGCAGCAAGAGAAACTAATGAATCGTCTACGCTTTTATCTCAGTATTCGTGACACGATTAAGGCACAGACATACATAGATGAGAAGTACGTGTCAATCCCTACAATGCCAGATGGTCTTTATCTTTACTATATTCTCAGTGCTCTCGTGCGTTGCCCAGAGTTGATGGCATCGAGCCGTGAACGCCTTCTTTGGATACAGTGCTGGACCGCAGTGTCTTCTTGTGATGAGAATGCTAAGGCGCTAAAGAAGATTCACCCTTCTCTTTATGAGAACACTGTTAAGCGGATTGACTGTTATAAGAAGGCTCTAAAGGAGTATCTGTCAATTCTCGAGAGTCGTTCAGACTATTGCTTGTAAACAAAAATTCATAAAATTAAAAATCAAAAACCTTTTTTTATTGTATCAAACAAATAAGATGAAGGCTCTTATTCGTATCTTTCTTGACGATTACGAGACGACCGTTAAGAATCTCAAGGGAATTGAAATTGCAGCAATTAAAGAGTCAATCCATGATTACATGATATCTGAAAAGACAGCCTTTAATATCGATTTGACATCTTACATGGACCCCGTTGCTCTTAATGTAGCGCCAGAATTCATGGAGAAGATTAATAGTAAACGATTTCAGTTGTACCCATATGGATTTAGTAAGAATTTGAAGATTCAGATGGATTACTTGAATACTGACAACTTTGTCTGTCACTGTTATGACCTACACTGCTATGGTAAATGCGGTACTCTTAATTGCGGATGTATTGATGTGTGTCGCAATAAATGCGGGATGAATGAGTATGATAGTTATTAGAGAAGAAATAAAATTGAGAGCCTCTAGCCCATAAAATACAATTGAGAGCTTCTCGCCCATAATTTTATTTCTTGTAGAAATAAAATCGAAAAACAAAAACCCACAATTTTTAGTTATTCAACAAAGATGGAGCAGTATTCTAACAGCACCGAGCGTTACATTGAGACTCTTCGTGACATTGCTGATGAGATGGAAATGAATATTGATATGGGTGAGGACCCTGAGCGTTGTAACTACTTCATTCGTGCAACAGAGATTCAGCCTTTCTCTGGGACGAAGAAGAAGTCTGTAGTAGAGTTATGTTCAAACCTTATTGACCAACATGAGATTGTCAAAAAGTCTGGCGGTAGTATACTCGAGCAGATTGTGTCTATTGAGAAGGTATATATGACATTTGGAGAGTATCCAGAGTTGCTTTCACAGTATCCTAGGTTCCGAAAGACTGTTTATTCTAAGATTGACGAGCACACCGAGTCATGCACTAAGAAGAATATTCAGGTCCCTCAAATTCTCAAAGACATGCCTTATATCCTAAAGATGCTTGAAGCTCGTTCTGATTATGTATCAGAAGTCACTGTGCCTTCTCTACCCACTCCTCTTCCTCTTGCAGTCGATTCATCGCCATTATCAACACCATCTGTAAGACAGGTTGCATGCGAAAAGACTTGTCATCATTACAATCTGAGGTCAAAGAGCTGCCGCGCCAATTAAAATACAAAGCATTTTAAAAAATTGATTCAGATGCTTCTGAAAGAAGCCATCTCTCATTAATTTTTTTAAATGCTTTGGATTTAAAAAAATTGATTCAGATGCTTCTGAAAGAAGCCATCTCTCATTAATTTTTTTAAATGCTTTGGATTTAAAAAAATTGATTCAGA